TGATTTTCCTCCGCAGATAGTGGCACTTAATGGTCCTTACCAACAACTCTTACAGAAACTCTCATTGAATCACGGAATGCTTAAAAGTCACTTTGAGGAAGTACTTTTCAAGAGTTTGTTATTACAGGTTTGTTTTACACAAGCTTATGAGTATATTAAATATGTAACAAGAGGTGAACAGTTAAAAAATGGTCGCAGCGCGGCTAGCATCATTAGAGAAACAGATCAATGGAAGGAGGATCTAAGTAAACTTTAAATCGGATGAATTGTTACATATAATACAGGTCCAGTACAGTGTATCTGAATGCTGTATACCAAGTAATTTTTCACATTGTGGAGGTAGTCTTTCGTGATAGAACTGATTAATAAACGGGTTAGTGACATTACAAGTACTTTTGCGTCAAGTTTAAGAAATGGGATGTTAAATAACATCGGTTCCAAGGTATTGGAAACGCCAGCAGGATTCAAACACGAATTGTTGGATAATACCTTATGGTTGTACGTGAATGATATGGAGGGGGCACAGCACTCCATTGATATCCCGTTACCATTCACAGAGAATGGAGTGTTGCTGATAAAGCACAATGATGTTAAACGTAGTTTAGGAAACCACCTGCTGGAACCAGCAGGAGAGATCCTGGATTATTTGAGTATTATTTCCAAAATAATATTTGAAGTATGTCCAGAGTTCATTCCACAATACTTGCAAAAACAAGTGCCTTTTATTTATCAGTTAGCCACCGGGGTAAAATGGGGCACAGTAGCTATAACCATCAAGAATCTGCAAAGTACAATAAACAACCTCATAAATGACTATCCGTTGCATGAGACTTATATGAATAGCTTTGCTATGAATCAAAGACTCATAATTGTTGACCCAGAGTTTGCCGGTTCAAACCCAAAAGTACGTCATGCTTACCAAATGGCAAAAGCAGATAAATATTTTCCCAAAGGCTGGTCCACCATGGGCTTATCTGACGGCGTGCTGTCCTCGAAAAACTACATATTGACCGTGGATTTACGGAGGCTTACACCTTTCGGTTTAAGCTATCATAACCCCCAAAGGAATCTTTATTCCACTTTGGGCATGCGAGGAGATGAATCCCCGTTAATTATGACTGATTCAAACAAGTATCTGGCCGACCACGGTATTACACGCTCTGGCTGGAATCTGTTCACTGTATTCGTTGACATTCCTGATGTATGGGAAGATCAATTGATGATGGATATTTCTCACGCAAACAAAAGTGTGACTTACAACAAGAGGTACCAGCTGTTTGGAACACTGTCTGTAAAACAAGGGGATTCATTGAAAGTGGGCGCCGTGCTTTCTGTGGCAACAGATGGTGAAGTAACCACATTCAAAGAGATAGCTGATAAAGCAGTGGTCTCTGAAATAAACAACATTGTAACGAATGTAGGTGGAAAGAAAGTTCCCTCATTCAGTGTTATAGTGGCACTAACCCGTAAATTAAAGGATGGGGTCAAACTCACTAATTTATCCGCAAACAAAGGGGTAATTCGATTAAAAGATCTTGGTTATGCGGTTGATCCCAGAACCGGGGAAAAGCGTAAAATTGATGTGATCGTTTCTTCACGAGCAGTACAAAAGAGGAAGAATTACGGACAGGTTATTGAGGCCCTGTCTAATAATTTAAATGACGAAAAGCCCACCATAGTAGCTGATAACGTTACTGTGGACATAGCAGCATTGCCGGCAGCCCTTAAAGAAAAGGGATTCAAAGAGGATGGCACATGGGAATGTGACACTTATGCCGGAAAGTTCAATTGTGTGGCAGGAAAAGTATTTTGGGGGGTCACACATGATGTAGAGGACATGCTTTGGACCAAAGCGGATACCAACATGACCAACGGTAGGGGGTTAAGAACCGCCGGGTTGAAGTTCTCCACAGTAGAACTGCGTGCGTTAACAACACGCTTTGGAAAAGATAATGCCATTGTTGATGAGGTAATGTCTTACGCACAAGGGGCGGATGATTTGCAAGAGAAGCTGGACATACTTAAAGCAAAACGCGGCGAGCTGCCAGAAGGTAAATATGTTGTACCGTTCAGCAAAGTATTACCAGTAGATGTATCCAAGTCTACAATTGTACCAAAAGAAAATATAGTTGGTACGGTGGTAGATGAGAATTTTTATAAAGAAGGTTTCGTTCTTCAATTACCCATTACTTTTGAAGTGCGCATACAAGAAAATGGTGAGATTGCATATGAAGGGGGTCCTTTACCTTCGGAAGTTGCAGCAGCGGCAGGCCAAATTGTTGTACAAAGTGACAAGATTTACATACCGTCTGCGCCATTAAGAAAATCATGGCGGCACGATACTGGTAATTACGGCCTAAGTGATACAGCCACCCTCATAAATAATGTCCTGTTGTTAAGTTACCGCTACGCCGCGGCCCCAACTGTGGATATAAACCACAAACTGCTGATGAATTCAATATTCGCTTACTTTGGCAGAACAGCTTTATCGTTATCAACGAAGAAAGGGGATTTGAGTGTTTACGGAATGGCCGTCCGCTACCCGTTCTCTGCAAAAGCGGTGGCTACTTTGAGTAATAGCCTTCCAAAGAATACCATTGAGATACACAGATCAATGGCGGATGTACTGGAAGTGAATAATGACGACATTGTACTTGTGGAGAGATTCCCTTGCTTAGGCTTCATGTCTATTCGCCCGCAAAAGGTAAAAATCACCGACGATGAGCTGTGTCGTTATACCATCCGTGCAAGTGGTAACAGTTTGGGATCGTTGGGTTTGGATTTCGATGGTGATGTTATTTATTTAGCCTCGTTTCATACGCCTGAAGCTAAGGAGGCTTTAAGGAGAGAATGGACCAACCCAAATAAAACTTGCTATGATAACATTTCGCTGTTAAATAACAAGATGGGTCGGCCGAGCACAAAAGCGTATTCTTTACAGGATTATGCGATTAAAGCATTTGCCCCATTGACAATGGAATCACATAATGATATAGTGGATAAAGCCACAGGTGTAAAGAGCTATACAGGCCCTGTAATATCATTGGCCTACAATATCATGCGCATCATGGAAAACTCCGAAGTGAAAGACGATCAAAAGACCAATTGCGCAGTGGAAATGTTTTTAGACAGGGTAGCCAACTCCATATTCAAACAGAAACATGGCGCTGTCCCGTTAAGAGACATAGTTGTAGACGCAGTATGCACTGCAGATATAGAGACGCTGGTGCAACATGGTTTTGAAAGAAGTACCTCTACCATGATTTGTGATACCATAAAAAAGAAGGCTCTGTTACGGGGAGTTACTAACCTTGTAGAACACCATGAATTCATCAAAGCAAATAATCGAAGTAACATAATAAACACTATTATGCGAAACGAAAACTTGGTGTACTTTGCAAGCAGGTCGGCGCTTGAACCCTGCGAGCTTTTGTACCATTTGGAGCAGGAGGTAGTTGATATACCAAGCAAGTTACTGGCTTGGATTATGTCAGTGAAATCCGAGAATGTGAGGAACATCCTAACTATTCGAAAAGAGGAGGCACCATTTAAAGCAATAAAGAATCATGCGTTCAGAGAAGCAGGACAAGAACTTGCACAGTACGTAGAAGATCTTTTAACCGCAAATGTAACTGCCAAAGAAAACACCCTCCCCACCGAGGAGGAGATAGGTGAATTAGTGGCTACAACAAAAACATTTTTAAGGAGCATAAACTATGGCAAACGAGAAATCAACAACGCCCTACATGGGCATATCAATAAATGAATCCGAGTTCATCGGTAAGGTAGCCAGCGAGCCGGAGTACTTCAAGGTCGGTGAAGGGCAAGGTGCTTTTGTCAAGTTGTTGACCCGCTTCAGGAAATTGGATACCAATGGCCAGTGGGTTGATGCCGAACAGATTATTCCGTTGGTATGCATGGATACCACAAAAGTGGAAAATACCATCAAAAAGTATGTTCCGGTCGGCCGTCAGCTCCGAGTAACTGCCTATTACAGCACCTGGGGTAATAACAACGAAAATCACGGTTTTTTCATCACAGGCATCATTCTTGGTGATAAGCCCTTCACTCCGAAGGATACCACCAAAGACACTGGCCCTGCTTTACCGATGTAAAGCAAGCACATGAAACAAGGGGCCTACCTGGTGTAAAGGTAGGCCCCGATTTGCTTTAAGGAGTGACTCATGGGTATACATTTGATGCTTGGTGGACATTCAGCCGGTTCTGCCGAGTTGTTACAACCAAATACGGTTTTAGATCGAGTAGCTCTTCTTGAAAAGAAGTTGGATGCTATGACCAAAGCATTTTTGGCGGCGAGAAGGAGCTTATTAAAAAAGAACACCGAAGAAGAAGTTGGGGAAGATATAATTAATCCGAATGAAAACAAGGACGGTCTACCGTATAATACTTGTTATATTGGAATATCAAGAGGCATTCCCTACATATTAACTATAAATGCTGTCGGGCAATATATTGTTGCAGATAAAGTATTTAATACATTATCCGCCGCAGCAGAAGCAGTAAGTGGTGTACGAAGGAGTGGTTGGGCATTCTGGAAGTTGCTTGATGGAAGATCCATTAAAGACGTTTACAGGAAATAACATGGGCAAGAAAAAAAAGAAGTACAGAGACAACACCTCAAAGAAGTGCAGAGGTAACACCTCATCTATTATGAGTAAGTCGGAGTTCATTGCCAAATACTGCCGAAAGTGTGGTATATGCACCATTGCAACAAATGCCACATTTTGCTATGACATTATGTATAAGCAATCCCCGCAAGAATTTGTGGGTTGCGCTTACAATGTTTTAAATAACACTTTGGAATGGCCCACCAGAGAAGATGCACAAGAAACATTCATAGAAGACACTTTCTGTAGATCTGGTGCCTGTGATGTTATGGTAAATCCTTTTGATTATAGAAGTACCTGTGAGTATATAAAAGAGTGTAGGCAAGCATTTGAAGCACAGGTGGCTGATGATTATTCACAAGATTACAACGACTTTGCAAGTAACGGTTGGGATTGTGCTCATGGGACTACCAACAAAGAAAAGAAAGCGAACAAAACAAAAGTAAAACAAGCGGCAGTAGCAGTCAATAGAACAATGCAAGCAACTTTTTTTACGAACGGCGATGACGCATGGAGAGAAAGCATGAAGCAGGCAATAATTGATGAAGATAACAATAGCAAATAGAATCAGGGTTAGAGACCCTGGGGTGTTGAAAGAGGTCATAATGAATGAGTTAAGGATGGAGAATCCTAAGTACGAAAGTGCCGTCAGTAATGGACGCAGTACCTTTAAAATTCCTCCAACCTTATTTAATTTTTCAATACTTCCTGATGATAGTCTGAGTGTACCAAGGGGGTACCTTAAACGATTACAGCAGCTACTTGTAGACTTTAATATAAAAGATTACACCATTGAAGATGAGCGGTTCATGGGCCCGTTTAATTTTGATATAGACTCCTCTAACATAAAGTTACGAGACTATCAAATGAAGGCTATAACTAACTTAATTTCAAATGGCACTGAGGGGCTATTGTTAGCGCCAGCAGGTAGTGGAAAGACAGTTATGGGGGTAAGCCTGATACCTATGTTAGGTCAGCAAATGCTGTGGCTTACCCATACAAAACCTCTAATGAACCAAGTCATTGAACGTGTCCAGAGCTTCTTACCTTGTTTAGGCAAAGAAGATATAGGTACAATAGGTAGTGGTAAATGGGATGTAGGAAAAGTATTTACTGCTGCAATGGTTCAAACATTGGTTCGTAATCCAATAGAAACGTATAAATTAAAGAACCAATTTGGTATAGTTGTATTGGATGAATGCCACCATTTGCCTTGCACTACATTTACACAGGTGGTAGGATCTTTAAATCCATATTATTTGTATGGTTTAACTGCTACCCATCTAAGAAGAGACGGGATGCATAAGTTGATGTTTCAAACTATGGGGCCTATTCTACACACTGTGCCATTAGCAGATGTTAAAAAGGGTGGTAATATTATAGTACCACAAATACACTGTCGTCATATAAACTGTGTAAGTATCCACGCCCCCGACTTTGGTAACATCTTAACCGAATTAGCAAATGATGAGTGTAGAAACAACCTTATTGTAAAAGATATAGTAAACGAAGCAACACAAGGAAACATCTGTGTAGTAATTACAGAACGAAGAAATCACGCGGATATATTATTTAATAAAATTAGTAAACAATGGCCAAAAACAGGGATAGCCACAGGAAGTTACTCATCAAAAGACAACAAAACAACTTTGGAACTACTACGTGATGCTAAGATATCTGTCTTAGTAACTACTTCTGCCTTATTGGGAGAAGGTTTTGATCATGCCCCAATAAACAGGGGATTTATTTGCCTACCTTTTAGAAATATGGTTAAAACAGAACAAGTAATAGGCAGAATACAGCGTAGTGCAAAAGATAAAGATGATGCCATCATTTATGATTATATAGATAAGCATTCTTTATTAGAGCACCAATTCAAAAATAATGGTAGTTATGGATGCAGACATAATATATACATTAAGTTGGGATGTCGCATACGAGTAGCTTGATGGGGTAGTGAAGTAAGGTGTGTAAAATAGGTAAAGGACAAACATGAAATTAAATTTGAAATGTTCTTATGTTATGGATCTCAAAGCTACATTTCTCGAAGACCGTACCATAAGAATGCCTCAAAAGTATAGAGAACTTTTAGGCTGTGATATAGGACAATTTATTGGACTAAAAACTGTTGATAATGACATTTTAAGTCTACAAGTTATGCAGGCGTTCAAAGAGGATGTAGAACAAGATGAAAACAGCGCCTATGTAACATCAGCACTATTTAACGTTTTAAATGTTGGCAATCAACATGAATATGATTTAAAAGTTGTAGACGACATTACATTAGGCTGTGACCCAGAATTTTTTCTACTTTCAGATAAAAAAGTGGTACCAGCTAATAGATACTTCAATAAGCATAATCCTGTTGGTAGTGACGGCATGTTAGCAGAGATAAGACCTGCCCCAAGTATAGATGAACATGTGGTTGTAAACAACATAAGAAAGCAATTGATAGAAGCCAGATCACATATAAACAAAAGAGGACATGAGCATATAAAACTATATGCAGCCTCAGGTTATGGCGGTTTAACTGCTGGGTTTCATTTACATTTTGGTTTACCAAACAGTTTATTAGGAAATACTGATATAAAAAAACCTGTTATTGAACAAATAGTTAGGGTACTTGATTACTATGTAGGTATGCCTTGTGTTTTACAAGAAGGTATAGAAGATAGTCAAAGAAGGTGTGCCACGTTTGTGCCCTATGGTAAAGCAGGTGATTACCGTTTAGATTACAGAACTTTGGAATATAGAGTTGTTGGCGGTGCTATGTTGAAACATCCAATATTAACAACTGGTTTATTATCTTTGGGTGCCGTTGTTATAGAAGACATAGTAAGCAGAATAAAATTATGTACTGACGATTTTGCAAACTTTTCTTTCATCAATAATGATTTAAATTTAAATAAATTATATCCAAACGTACCATCAAACCACGAGTTAATTGAGTTGGTAGGTGTTCCTGGTACAGAAGGGGTCACCAGACACATAGATAAAATAGTTACCGACGTGGGTAAGATGGTGGGTTTTCATAAAAGAAGTGCGGCAATTGAGCAATTTTTAATAAACCTACAAAATAAGTTTAGTCACAGTATAGATGATAATTGGTTACTTAACAGTAATAAATTATACTATAATGGGCTATAATATTTAGTTATATGATCATGTGTTACGGAGGAATTAATGAATAACAATAAGTGGCTGTTCTTTAACAATGGTAGTAAACCAGCACTGTCAGCACAAGATGTGCGGTACTGGAAATCTATGCTCGGCAAGATTATCAAAGTGGGCACGGAATTTGAGTTTAACTTACCGGAGAGTAAAGGGGACTGCCGTGGGGATAATAAGCTCTGTCCCTGCTCCAAATTACAGAACAGCACATGTTGGAACTGGTGTATGAACTACGAGAAATGTTCAGATAAACCAGATATTTCTCGTTGTGAATATAATGTTGAAGGCACGTGCGACAAAGGAATTAAGACCTGCACAAATTGTGGTGATTACAAATTCCATTGCCCAAAAGAGTTCTGTTCTGGTTTTGTAAGCGCTTGTACAAACTGCGGCGGCTTTACAAAAACATGTGGCACTTGTGAATACAAGTTCGATCCGAAACACAATCCTGATCATATAAGGTCCATCGTTGATCAGGAATTAAAACCATCACATAGTTATGGTTCAATAAGTAAATCTGGTGTCCATAGCATAACCACTGACGGTAGTTTACTCGGTAACAAAGGCATGGAGGTAATAACAATTGGCCGGAGGGTGGATTATTTCGAGTTTTATAAAATGACCAACGATATAATAGTATCAGCAGTCAAAAAGGGCGCATATGTAAATGAAAGATGCAGTATTCATATGCATATTCTTGCAGCATACTATGCAAACTTGGTTACTGATAAAAGCGGCTCCATGGGTATACCAAACGCAGTAAGTGAACTGGAACGACCACTTCCGCAAGTGATACTGGCCAATTTTCATCAATTATGCAGAAGATACCAAAATGCAATTACCTGGATGACTATGGGCCTTACGGAAAAAGACAGATTAACCAGATGGGAGAAGTACAGAGTGTCTATTTTAGACATCAGTGCCGTTCCCCACAGCATGTACACTGTTCAGAGAATGGTCTCTGAAAATGCGGGTGGCAATAAGTATGGCTGGGTTAATTATAATTATACCAGGTTTAACAATTCCGGAGATGTAAGGCAATTACATCTTGAAATGCGCGTGTGTGACGGCCTATTATCACCAAGCGCTGTATCAGCAATAGCCTGTATGTTTTACGCCTTGATGATAAAAGCGGTAGAGATCTCCAGATACGGCGTATTGGAAGTAGGCAGCGACGAGTGGTTGGTTAATGCCAACAGAATTAAAGAAACACTCTTGAATAACAAGAAAGGTTGGAAGGATGGTGACAGGTTCTGTAACACATCCAAGCTACACAAGTATTATGATGTCTTAATCAAAGAGTCGTTGGAGCTTGTACGTCAGCTTAAACATATATTGCTGGACATTGGGCCGGCATACGGTATTCTGGAGCAACTGGCAGAACGTCCAGCAGCTCTGAGACTAAGTAAAGGCGAAACATGGGAAGATATAGAACAAAGTTTGGTTGTTGCAGTACCGGATGAATCCGCCATAGAAGGGGCTCTCAGTATGTATATTGATTTACGCCTCGTGAATGGAGCCAAAACCATAGAGGAGTGGGTTACTGAGGTGAGTAAAACACTTGGTAACGAGCCGGTGGAATTACCAGAGAATATAACCGCCTTTATTAAAGGCTACATAGACAATAAGTTGAAGAACGGTGAAGTACTATGGTCCGATTCTTTGGGCGCTGTTGTGCGGATATCATAAAGGAGTGAGACGATGGGTTCAATTTTCGGACTGGCACTAACAAAAAATAATCACGTAAGGAATAAAACACTCGTAAGAAGTATTCTTTACTCGCTAATGTTGTCAGCCAAACAGGCTAAGGCGGAATCAGTCGGTTTGGCTTTGACAACAGACACTGGTGTAACTTTGATAAGAAAAGCTTGTGACGCAAAGGCTTTTTTTGACGATCCTTCAATTTCAAAGATTATCGATGAGTCGTTGTGTGTAGACGCTTCTTCAAAAAAATTACTTTCCGTGTTGGGGCATTGCCACACAGGTAAAGGAAATGAATCTATTGAATTGGAAGATATACATCCCGTACATCGAGATCGTGTTGTGGGAGCTTATTCCGGGTATATTTTTAATCCGGACGAAATTACACGACCATTCAGTATAAAACGTAACGGCACGTATTCAGGTGAATTATTTTTCAGTTTAATATCCAGTTTATATAAAAAATATAAGCCCACTGTAAAATCACCATTTACCATGGCCATGGAAGAAGCAGCTGAGACAGCGGTAGGCCCCTTAGCTGCAGCCTGTATGTGTACTGACAACCCACACATGTTGTGGCTTGCAAAAACAAATTTATCCATATCGGTAAGAAATTACTATGAAACTGGTATGATATTATTTGCTGAATCAGATCTTTACTTGACCAGCGCGACTGTGGCATGGAGTTTAGGTGCCTATGAAATAATTCCTTTTGTACCTGACTCAATTTTAGGTATTGATTTGTTCTACAATGCCGTAGTTAGAAAAAAAGTGAATGCCAGAATCATCTAGTATAAGGAGAGTCCATGTTAACCACAAGACAGATATATGAATTGAATCAGCTGTCTGATCAAGAAGATTTTAGCAGAGTAATTACTAAGATTAATTGTAACGGATTGCCTGTGGGTACGCCGTTTATAATGAGAAACTCAGATTTGGCAGTAACAACAGCAGAAAGGGATTATGGCATTATAATCATGAATCCTTGTCCAGTGGGGCAAGACTATCGATGCAATACTCTTGCAGAGGTAGCAGCAGAGGCAGTGACGGTAACCTCAGAGCCGTCTTTTCTGCATCTACACTATACAAAAGTGTCTAGCGACGCCAGTGTAACGGAGGATTTTACTGAGGCCTTTAATCACGCCTTAGCTGGAGGCGCGGCGACTGTATTTTTCAAAGATGTTCCAGCCGCTAACAAGGTTTTGTGTAATTTAATACCAGAATTCGCCGTGAAGTTTAAATATAATGGTATGCTTAGAACAAACGCTTTATCCTCTTCCGAAAAAACAGAAAAAACAGTGCTTATGGTACAGTACTTTCATCCTAAACACTGTTGTGCAATATACTACACAGATAAAGTGGATGGTGTAATAATGAGCATATCCATGATAATGCCAGAAATATCGGCAGCAAAAAATGCAGTCATACGGCCTATGTATATGTCGTTGTTTATAAGTAATTACCTCGACAATATAGTGTCTCTTGATGGTACAAAAATAACCTCGATCACCCCACTCATTTGCAATTATTACCATAAGTTTGTAAATGACTGTGGTTCTTCTATGGTAAGTGCGGCCAAACCAATAAAAAAGCAAACTCCAATTGCCGAAAAACGGCGAGCTATGGATGCGCTTGCTGATAGGATAGGTGTGTCAAGAACACCTAACCTAACTAAAACAGGCACAATAGATGCCGCCGACGTGCATTCTCTAAGTGGTAAAAAGTCTGTTTTCACTGTCAGCACGTCTGGCGCCTCATTGGATACCTTGAATACTTCATTTGCCGCAGCAGGAATTGATACAAACATCAACGCTGAATCAGTGGATAATACACATAAACCAGCTTATTCGCAATTTAAAGATGAGGTAAAAGGCAGTAGAGATGCTACAGGCATTACTTACTATAAGGATGTCGTAGACGCGCCGGCACCTGAAATGGACATGGACTGGGAGTACATCAGAAAAAAAAGTACTCGTTGGGCTATGGAAGCGTTTTCTTTGCCCACCTCCAAAAGTGCCGTAGAAGAGGTGGCTAATTTTTTCGATGGTGATGATGATAGCGCCTACCCCACCAGCCCATCACTGAAAAAACCAAAAGTAAAAGGGAAAAAAGAGACTTACACTGTGGCGGTACCACCGCCAAAGGTTGTAAATGACTTAGATATTTAAGAATAAAGGGTACTTCAAGATTAACCACTAATGTGGAGGATAATATATTTATGTGCGGTATTATAGGTGCGGCCATTTTCGGCCCTAAAGCAGATAAAAATGAGGAAACAGCCAGACAGAAATCAATGATCTATCTGGTAACTCAATTGCTGCAAGAAACCAAAGTACGTGGTGAGGACGCAACTGGCATCGCCACATTATTCAGAAATGGCCTCTATACCGGCTTGAAAATGGGAGTAGATTCTGAAGTATTTACGACACGGTATGGCAACGGGGAGGAAAACTACGAAGGCTACCTTCGCAGATGGCAATTAAACGCCAATCCAGCAGTAATGTGCCTTGGACATTGCCGTAAATCGTCCGTAGGTGGTAATTGGGATAATAAAAACAATCATCCCATACGTGTGCGAGACACAATAGGTGTGCATAATGGTACACTGAAAAACCATAATCAAATTTTTCAACAATTACAGTCTGGAAGAGACGGTACGGTGGACAGTGAAGCAATCATTCGTCTTCTTGGGCATTATTCCCAGAATGGGGCAGAGCCATTTACCACAAAAATGATTGATGAAGTAACCAGAAGACTGGATGGTACCTTTGCGGTGCTGGCATTTAACGGTAATAATCCGTTCCAATTGGTTACTTTTAGAGATGGTAGACCAATGGAGTATGCTTTAATCAAGCCATTGAATATGCTGCTGGTTGCTTCGGAGCAAAAGTTCCTCAAGAGAGTCTTGATGGAATATAATAATATGGCCCGGTTGTACTCATTCAAAGAGTTTAAACCAATAATCGCCTCTGATGTAGAATTTGAGATGTTAAGACATAATGGCCAGGCCATTTTTGATCTTACGCGGGAAGTAACAGACAAGACAAAAATCTTTGACTTATGTGAACTGGAAAATTTGCCGGTAGCAAAAATATGGAAGGTAGGTACAAAACCGCCGGAACATAACGTAAGTAGCGGCAATTTAACGACCAAATATAACGATGCGGTTAAACAGACACATCATCACAGTGGACATACAGAACAAAAGGCAAAGCCGGCAATCAGCTTGAAGGGTAAAGCAGGCTTTATCTGGATAAAGTCTTTAAAAGAATACAGGTGCGCTACCGAATTTGGTAGCAGTGATCCGACTGTCGAAGAGGATAAAAAAACATTCGATCTGGATGTAGAGATTGAGACTTCTAAGGCTACTATTACAGTAGAGCCATCGCCAGTGCTTGGTGGAAATGTAGCGTTTACCGGCAAATTGAAGGAAACTGACAACGTGGAGAATCTGGTAAGTAATCCAGTGAAAGTACAGGATTTGTCTCCCGCAGCTGCCGGAAAAGCCGCCGATAAGGACAAAAATACCAAAACTGTTGATATGACAGTAGATCCCACGGCATTAGAAGAGGCAAACGAGGCGAGTAAAAACCTACCAACTCTGGAAAGTGATGAGGATGTTGGCGCAGCCTTGGAAATAGCTGATTTAAGGTCTTTACAAGCCTTACCGCTTCCGGCATTATGCAACAGGGTACGAAGGAGTGCCTTTAAAAAGGGCTACTATGATGGCATGTTAAAAGCATATGAGTTGTTGGAGGTCTATACTGCACCTGTAAACCCGGTGGAAGAGCATACTAAAGATAAAATGGAACAAAAGCTTTTAAAAGCGCAGAAGCAGATAAGACTTTTAAAAGTAGTAATCCATTTGTTTTCAAAACTGGTAGACTCTTTGAAAAAGAATACCACCGGCACTATGTTTATGCGTATGACACAAGCAACGAACAAATTAGGCCTCGTAGCAGCGAAACAAGGGCTTACTCAGGAAGGGTTTGACAAATTGTTTACGCAGGGAGATTTACGAAGCAACGATAATCTTATAGCATTGAAAAATGCCATTGGCGATGAGGAGGAGTAGGTCGAATGGTAAATAAAAGTAGCCTAGTACTCATGGTGTCGCCCCAAATGGATAACAACAAGAAGGAAGACCGTAACGAGCACGGCCTTGTAAGAATGACTGCAAAAACACGAGCGTTGATGGGATTCAAGGAAGATACTGTTGAGCTCTGGAATGGAGAGTCAGATCTTACGAGAATAAAGTCCTCAACTGTGTTATCTATCTTTAAAGCTTTCTCCGCCGATATAGCGGCAGCGAAAGCTCTTGTAGAGAAGGGGGAACTTGACAAAGAGGCCATTTATAACGTAGCCTTTGTTACCACAAGAACATATCAACGTATAATGGCTGACCACAAAAATGACAAGAACATATGGGTTACCGATGGTGTTGCTGACACCGTAATAGGTGCCGACCCAGAGTTTTTGTTGTTTACCAAAGAAGGGCTTGTAAGACATGCCAACAGTATAGCCCATCTCAAAAAAGATGGTTTAATAGGATTTGATGGGGCAATGGCAGAAATACGCCCTGATCCTGCTGTAACACCAGAGGGTTTGGTAAAGAGTATAAGTAGCATATTCCATAATGATGCATACACCAAACCCATCATGGACTTTGATTGGAAAAGTGGCGTTTATCATAAGGACAAAAACCGCGATTACCCAATAGGTGGACACATCCATATTGGCAATCCCGCAAAGGTTGCAAGAATTTCTGCAGACGAAAGAGAGTTGTTTTTCAGAGTATTGAATAAAATTCTTGATGAGTTGTTGTCGTTGCCGATGATGCGCCTTGATGGGGAGGCTGGAACCCAACGCAGAACCAAATGCCAAATGGGTAACTACGGCTACTTTGGGGCCTATCGAGTACATGATGGTCGGTTGGAGTATCGAACTCTTTCCGGTTTATGGTTGGCCCACCCAACGCTTACAAAAATAGTCATGGGCGTGGCCAAAGCAATAATTGATGACGTATATTACAAGGTTTATGAAAATCAGTTTGCAATGTCGTATATGTGCCCTAACAAATTTAAAGGGGTAAATGTATTAAAAGCAGACTTTGATTCATGGGATGGTATCCCCTTAGCCAAGGATATTGGCTGTGTAAGAACCTCCAAAGTAATGTTTGATTTAATCAATAAATCAGACGCAAAAATTGTTGACAAAGCATTTGTTACCGACTGGTATACTACCATGCGAGGCCTATCTTCTTACGAAAAATATCGAAGATATATAGATGATTTAAAAACACTGCTTTCTCGTCCTCTAAAAGAGCTGCAAAATATCAATACAGATATTAAAGCAGGTTGGCTGGACGGTGAAGAATTTTCAATTAAACTTTAACAAGAGGTAAAAAACATGCCCAAAAATGTATTCTTATTCCATTCCCCCGCAACAAACGTTACCGGTGCAAAACTCGCTGCAGCTCTCGACATTTTTTCCGGTGAGAAGTTGCCGCCGGCCGCCAAAAAAGTTGTTATTGGTTGGGGCTGCAAAACAAAAGATAACGTGACATTCCCGGCCGGAACTGTTATACTGAATCATCCCAATCATGTGCGGGATAATCGCAACAAGTTCGCCAGCCTCGAAAAACTGCGCCAGGGCGGTGTGAAGGTGGCCGACTTCATTAAGGACGATAAAGTGATCGCCGCGATTGATGCAAACACCGTCAAGCTGCCCCTGGTCGGCCGGACGAGTTTCCATCAGGCCGGAAAAGGCTTCTGGCTGTGCCTCACGAAAGCGCATGTGGTTAACGCCATCAAGGAGGGGGCGCAGTACTTCCAGGATTATATGGACATCAAAGACGAGTACCGGCTGCATGTTTTCAAAGGCCAGCTGATCTGCGCTCAGAAAAAAGTGCAGCGTGACGATGTTCCCGCCGCCTTCGCCGAGCTGCACGAGGAGAAGATAAAAGAGGCCGCCGTTAAGGGCAAGGTCGCTCTTGATGATGCCACGCTCAAATACGTGCTTGAACGGATGGGGAAAAACAATGCCTTTGCGGATATGATCATCAGGTCCAACATGCGGGGATGGAAGTTTTCTCAGCTGAATCTGAACAACATTAACCAGGATCTGAAAGCCATCGCTATCGCTGCCCTGGCCGCCTCAAAACTGGATTTCGGTGCTGTTGATTGTTGTGTTCTGAATGACGGCACTGTGGCCGTAATTGAGATCAACTCCGGGCCCGGCCTCAAGGAAACTTCCTTTGATGCCTATGTGGCGGCTTTTGCGCAGGCCATTGACGCGGCCTTGGCTCCGGCCGTGGTAGAGGTGGAGGTTGTTCCGGTAATGAAGAAAGCAGCAGCACCGAAAGTGGCAGCAAAAGGGGTCGCGGAAGTGAAAGCTCCCCTGAACAACGCAAACGGTGCCGCGCCGGCCGGCCTCGGTGTAAAGGATGCCATGAAAGCAAAAGTGGCCATGATCAGCCAAATGCTCGATGTGGCTTCAGAGGATGAAGCGGCGGTACTCAGCAACCTTCTCGCAAAATTGGGCTAAGGGGGTAAATGCTTATGGCAAGATTTATATCAACGTTGTCTGAATCTGATATTGCTATGCAAATAGCGATCTTGCTAAATAAGCATAACAGACTGATCAGGCAACACAACCTAAACACCATAATGGCCTCAACCACAGATTACTACGTGGAATTGGCAGGTCAAGTTGTAGTAGGTTGTGTTGGCCTGGTTAGACAAGATCCAGCGTTAAGTCTAATTAAGCATCTGAGTGTGCATGAAGAGCACCGCCGACGTGGCTTAGCTGAAAGGCTGTTACGAACGGCAATAAGTTGCTGCGGAACTCAGTATAGTTACATGACCGTTCGAGAAGACAACAATGCTTGCTTAGCATTAGCAAACAAACTGCAATTTATGGCAGTGACAAAAAATTGGTCGAAAGATCATAATGTGGTGGTGCTTGGGAGGAAAAACACATGATAATGCAGATCGCAGCGAAAGCTGCCGGCACATTGGCGTACGTGCTTGTGGAAATGGTGAACAAAGACAAAGCAAGAAACAGGGAAGTAAAGACCGCCAAAGATATTGAAAAAGGGCTATTTGAAGGCATTATGGTCCATTTGTACCCAAACAACAGCACAAGGGTATACGTGGTCTTAAGCACTGCTCCGAATAAGACAGTGTTGTTGGATACGGAATTTTACAATGTTTTATCCATAGAAGCGTATGAAGGCACGACACGTGAATACCTGTTTTGGCGTGACACTGAGGAAGATCAGAAAGCAGCTTTCTCTGAATTGAGTGACTTACTCAATGTGCTAATTAACTCAGGGAAAACAATACCCGGTTTTGATGTAGTAGATCTTACTTGCTATACAGATCTGCCAAAACATTTTATGGCTGAAACAACTAATAACACGACGAAAGTACATAGTAGCACCAATGTGTCAAATGTATCCAGCACCCCAGCGTATTCAAACACTGTCTACAATAAGGGTACTGTCGTCAGTGTTTCAGGAACAAAGACTCCGACATTTTTCACCAGAAAATCAAAACCCCCTCATTGGAAAACGCTGGAGCAGATAAAAAGTAAGTTAAAGGATCTGGCAGGGGGCAAAAAACTTGATATACCTATACCAAGTACAGACGCAACAGCCGAGGTTTTTTGTAGTGGTGCTGTGAGTGTAGGATCGTATAGGGATATTTACAACGAGTGGGATTAAATAATGATAGGGCACGTCAACACTAAAAAAAGGATTGCCCATGCGTTAGCTTCGGCTAAAAAAAGAAATGAGGCATTGCCACATATGCTATTCTCTGGGCATCCTGGTTGTGGGAAGACCAGTATGGCCAGAGAGATAGCTAAAATATCTGGCGGGGATTTTATCTCGGTAGTACCAGAGACATTAAATGACATGAAGGCAATAAAAGCTTTAATGGAGTCCCTAAATTATACCGGTTATAATGATAGAGGAGATAGAGTAGACACCATAAAACCAAGCATAGTATTTATGGATGAAATCCATAGACTCCCAATCTTCGGCCAAGAAAAGCTTGGTATAATAATGGAAAATTTTATTATGGACACGGGTAGACCAAATAAATACTATTGGGCACCATATTTTACAGTTGTTGGTGCAACAACATTGGTTGGTGAATTATCCCGTCCATTTTTAAACAGGTTTAAACTTAATTTTTTATTTGAACCTTATTCACTGGAAGAGTCTATATATATAATTGTAGCTCATGCCAAAAGATTAAATATAGCACTTGACCCTGCAGCCATAGAAGATATAGCTGTACGTGGTAGAGGGGTACCAAGAATCTTAATAAGATATCTTGAATGTTGTAGAGATACAGCATTGTTTTACAACGCAAATGTCGTAACTAAGAAAATAACAACCGCAACTTTTGATGATTTAAATATTGATGCGTCTGGATTTTCAAAAACCGAAATTAAAATATTGGAGACGTTGTATAACTCTGAGCGCCCTGTTGGTCTGGAAACTTTGGCAATAATAACCAATGAGTCTTCAAAAACAATTAAAAATGAATTGGAACCCTACCTAATGCAACAAGGATTGCTGTTGCGTAGTGGGGCTGGGCGTGTAATAACGGCAAGAGGTAGAAATTACTTAGATGAAAAAGGATATGTGGGTACAAAATCAGGTAGAATAGAAATAACAGCCGACTATCAACGTCGTTAAAGGCAACATAACTTATGGGAAAACTATTAAAAGCTTTCTTAGCCGACAGCAAAGAAGAAGCAGAAGAACTATATAATGAGTATAAACCCTTATTATGTTCTATCGTTAATTCATACGTCAAATCAACAGGACTTGATAGTAATGACTTGTTTAGCGAAGCTTTGTTAGGCTTAGCAATAGCAAAAAAAGATTTTGATCCGACAAGAAATGACAATTTTAAACAATTTGCGTTGCGTAAAATAAAAGATTCTTTACATGAATACATAAGAAAGTTTTCTTCTATTGTTGTTATACCATCATATATTAAGAAAACAAGTAGTTTGTTAAACAGGCTAAATGTTTGTTTACTATCTAATGGCATAGCAGAGGATAAAGTAACAAACCTTCTTTTCTACGGAAAAGAAAGTGTTTTTTATACTGAAAATATGCCATGCTCCGATTTATTTTTAAAACTAAGTAATGCTGCAGAGAGGGCTACTATCCCTTATTCAGAATTGGTACAAAGGGCTTACACATTACCAACAGATATAACTGTAAATGAATACTGCTCAGTCCATGAGGTCGAAGATCCTATGGACCTCATGGATATACAACAGCTTTTAACAGAGGAAGAAGCTATCGTGGTCGAAGGTCTTAACAACGGAAAAAGTTTTAAGGAAATTAGCATAGAAAACGGATATAGCTCAGCAAGTTGGGCGCACAACATAATAAAGAAAGTCAGAATAAAGTTACAGGCCTGGCGGTAAAGAGGTACTTACTATGGAGAAATGTGTGGAATGTGGTGCACCTGCCACAAAAAATTATAAACTTCGTATGGAAATTTCCATCGACGACCTCCGCGAGGAAATCGCGGGTACTGTTAATGTTTGTGCCTCTTGCTATAATGAAGCCTATGATTCATTTGGCCACTTTATGGCAGACATACGAAAAGGACTAAAAATCGAATAAGGTTCCGGTTATGTCACCAACAATAGACATATTAAAATTGTTACAAAAAAGTACTGCCGCCTACGTGTATATTGTAGGCGGTTTTGTGAGAGATTTGTTGCGAGGTAAAACAAACAATGATTTAGATATTGTTGTTCTGGGATTACCTGTAAAGGATCTTAAAAGTTTCTTATCAAAATATGGTGTATTTAAAGAGGTGACCCTGGCACAAACAAATGAATCTCTTAGAACAGCCATTTATCTATTTAAGGCACATAATGATGACTTAACAGCACAAATATCATTCCCAAGAAGGGGGAAGCTGGAAATAGCACATCATGAGAATACTTTAAAACAAGATGTTAAGGTGAGAGATTTCACTATCAACTCTTTATATTTACCCATAGACTATAAGTCTGTCACCGACGTGATAGATTTGAGTGGCGGGGTTGTGGATATACAGCGGAAGATCATCAAAGCAAATGGTGATCCTTATGCAGTTATAGAAGCATCCCCAATACGTATGTTAAGGGCAGTGTCACTGGCTTGTAGATCAGGTTACGTGATACACAAAGGTTTAAAAATAGCTATATCCGAAAGAACAGCTTTGATAAATAAGTGTCCACCAGACACCATACGATTGGAACTGAATAAGATATTGCTGTCTGAAAACCCATCAAGAGGATTTAAATTGTTGTATAATTTAGGCCTCTTAAAAGTAGTAATGCCTCAGTTACACGCTTGTTATGGTGTAACTCAAAGCAGTAAACATCATAAGTACGATGTCTTTGGACATTGTATTAAAGCATGCGATCATACAGCTGCAAATTTAACTCTTAGGTTAGCCGCGCTGTTACATGACATAGGAAAACCACGCGCCAGAAGAATACATGAAAACGGTAACATTACCTTTCATAATCATGAGATCATAGGCGCTGGGTTGGCTGAAACTTTATTAAGTAAGCTAAATTATGACATCAATCTCAAAAAACAAGTATGTGATCTTATTCGGTTGCACATGTATTACTACACGCATGATTTCACAGACGCAGCTGTTCGTAGATTTGTAGTATCAATCGGTATTACAGAAGAGGATATAGACAACATTTCAATGTATCCCCTGTTTCAATTACGAATGGCAGATAGGCTTGGTAACGGTTTCAAAAAACAGGCAGTAACACCACGCCAACTTGAGCTTGAAGCTAGGATAGTTAAGTGCTTTGGGGACCGCAACACATTCACGGTTAAGGAATTGGCTATAAATGGAAGTGACATAATGCGCTTTTGTAGTGTTAGTCCAGGACCATTAGTAGGAAAAACCTTAAATTATCTGTTGGATAAAGTACTTGAAGATCCAAGTGTAAATAACAAGGAAGACTTGATAAATTTGGCATGGAACAAAGTCAAAGGAGGCCGACGATTAGATTGTGAGTAGTTTGTGTGAGTAGCATACTGTTCGTGTATGTGTTAAACAATGGCTATGTAAGACCTAACGGTGCTGAAAAGGATTGGATTAACACACGGCATCAGTAAATAGTATAATAGTATAGATAAGGCTAATGCACCTTAAACCCTCTCCTGACGGTTTTTGCCGGAAATTTTTACGTCAGAATCTTTCCCGTTCCAAAGATTTCGGTAACTGTGACGAGAAAGCTTAATTCAATCACGCTGGTGATGAGCTGTAAGTTACACATAATATTTGCAGATTTGATTATGTAATCCTGATACATCAGGCGAGATAAATCTGTCAAGAGTCTATGGTTTTTATTTGATTACTTTCTTTTTCCATATATGAAAACTCTTGTAGGCCATAAAATGAAATTGTAACGATATAGAGAGGCTTTATAGGTTAAGTCCAGTTCGAATCCGGGCTTATACTAAACTGATGTGATCTATCATTAAGATCGACAGTCAGGGGATAGCTATACGTAAAGAGCATGTCCAGCAAAGACAGGCAGGCGCAAATCCTGCGTATCCCCACAATTATTTTTGTATGGTCGTGTTGTGTGAACAATAACGGTTGACCCTTCCGTTATAGCACCTCCACAATGTTATGTTCCTTCCAGCACAGCATGACCATACATCTTTTTTAATTTTATTGCATAAATGGTGCAGTATAGAGATACTTCATACCATAACCAGTAGGCCGCGGGTTCAAACCCCGCCTAACCACATAGTGGTTAGTAGATCAGACTGGTAGATCGACTGGCACAAAAAAGACTCTTTACGCCTTTCCTTTATGCAATAATTCTTTTTAAGCTTAAAGCTGTAAATGGTGTAGTTCTCAGTTACTTCACTCGAAAATGGAAAAAATGCTGAGTACGGTTTTCCTTTATGGCTTTATTTTGTTAACCCTATGTCTGGAATGGTGTAATAGTTCAGTTACTTCACGCTTATGAAACCAAACTACTGACTATGTTTTTCCTTCCGGACATTCTTACTTTTAACTTATAAGTGTTGGAGATATACTATGGCAGATGGCTTAGGGTTGTTCGGCAAGAACAATAGAAACAAAGATCGTAAGCAATTGGGCTCCATTTTGGATGCCTTCAATCAAATGAAAATGGATCTCGCCTCCTTTGTTGAAGAAAAAACAGGCCACATTTCCAGACTTGACAAAGAGCTTGCCCAGCTGGCCGGCGAAAAACACCATGCGACCAAAGACATGGAAAAAGCGATGGTCACGAAAACAAACATCGAAAAACTCATGGGTGAAAGTGGTAATTCCCTTTAACAGCAACGGAGGCTTTTAAGATGGCCAGAGTAAACAAAAAACCTCAGCCCTTATTTACACATGAAGGGGCCAAGGCAAAACACATAACACCGGAGCAGGCCCTACGCAGATCAACCATGTGCTGCCTTCTATGGGAAAGAGAGTTTTATGAAAGCGGTGAAGCTATCGCTGACCGTATCTCGGAGCTGGTCGGTAAATGTGATCCAAAGTTTGTGGCACAATTGGCGGTGGGCCTTCGTAATGATATGAAGTTGCGCCATGCCCCCTTGTGGGTGGCAAACAGCATGCTCAAATACACCGCCACAAAAAACTACGTGGCAGACGTGCTGCACGAAGTAATTCAACGACCGGACGAGCTGTGTGAGTTTCTGTCCCTGTATTGGAAGAAGGGCAAGACCCCCATCGCTGCCCAGGTAAAACGCGGTTTGGCAAAAGCGGTAACAAAATTCAACGAGTATCAAATGGCCAAATGGAACAGGAAAACTGAAATAAAGTTACGTGATGTATTTCAGTTGATACATCCAAAACCGTTGAATGAGGAACAGGGGGCCATGTGGGGCAGGTTGATGGAGGGCACATTGGCCACACCGGATACACGGGAGACTGCTTTGTCTTCTGGTAGAGATCAGAAAACGGAATGGACACGCCTGCTTCAGGAAAATAAACTTGGAGCTATTGCCTTGTTGGGTAGTCTCCGTCATATGACTGACTGTGGTGTTGACGAAGGCCTCATGCGGACAGCAATTCAAAAGATGTCTACGGATAAGGTATTGCCTTTCCGTTTCATATCCGCCGCCAGACATGCACCACATCTTGAAGACGTTTTGGAACAGAGTATGTTTAAATGTCTTGAAAGTCAGCCCAAGATTCCTGGTCGAACGGTTTTATTGTTGGACCACAGTGGCAGTATGGATCAACCCCTGTCTGCAAAGTCAGAACTGACAAGAAGTGACGCAGCAATTGGTCTGGCATTATTGATGCGTGAAGTTTGTGAAGAAGTGCTTATTTACACTTTTAGCAGACAATTGGTGCGTATTCCACCAAGGCATGGATTCGCCTTACGGGACGCCATAATGAAAAGCCAGGTTATGAGAGCCACGTTTCTTGGCACCGCCATAAATGCGATTTATTCCAAATCTGCTGTGACGTTGTCTAATAAACATATGATGACGGAGGTAGTATTCCCAGGACAAGGGCTAAATCCGGACAGGCTTGTAATTTTGACCGACGAGCAATCGAATGACCCAGTACCTGCTCCGCAAGGGGTTGGCTACATGATAAATGTAGCCTCCAATGTAAATGGTGTTGGTTACCAGCCATGGGTACACATTGATGGTTGGAGTGAAGCAGTGGTGGCATGGTTACGCGAGTACGAGGCGGCCGGCTTCACCAAAGAAACAGGATAAAGGTCTTCGTTCCTTTATTAGTTCTCATAAACTATATGACGAAATAGAGGCATCGCGCTTCTTATTTCTCATATAGTGAGAACAAAAAGCAAACAAACGAGTGGGTTGGTGCGGTGGGATAGCGGTAAAAGTACTTAAAGGTGGTTTCATTGAATGAATTGCCTCCCTTTAAGTACTTAACCAGGTGGTGGTTATAGTTAACACTAGTCTTTTGCAAGAGAAAGTGTCTTGAAAAATACTCTGTATACTATAATCGCTGCCTGGTTTATAAGTTTGATCTTTTGTTAGTAACAAAATATATCTGACATGTATCATTAATATGAAAAGCACACCTTACTTCACATATGAATGGTATAGCAACAAATTACTACGTAAGCTGTAGCTCAGATAGGGGAATTCACGGTTTTTTCGCAATCAACGGGAATGAAAACAATCCTTCGCCTTATGGAGGCGGGTTCAGCCGTATCCGTTATAGAATTCCCCGCCTTTTTAATTTATAATGGTGGGGTATTTATTTATGAGTAAAGAGTTCGATATTGACGACTTTATGTTTGGTCTGGGATTTGGTTACGACCTCTCCTGCGGTGAAAACGGAAGAGACTCGTTTGATTATGACCCAGAAGTTGATGATGTTCTTGAAATCTCTGCTGCTGATAGAGCAGATCTTATAGAAGATCTCGTCGAAATGACCGCTAACATGGAAGCAGGTGTTTCAAGTGCATCAACAGAGTTCGAGAAGGTGAGATTTTCAGATAGTATAATGGATCGAAGAAAACCTTTCGAGGTTTTTGTAGATCATTACATTCAGGATCTTAACGATGGCCGAAGATAACAGTAGAATGCTTAGATTGATTGCTAAACCAGGTTCAAAAGCGAGAAAAGATATCACAGCTGCTACTGGTATAGGCCGGTATACCGGAGACAAAAACAACTCTGTTGTAGCCATCATAAATTATGGTGTATGTGGGGATCATCTTAGCACTTTTCTGAAAAAATATCCAGTCGCGGCAAAAGTACCTATGCTAAACAAGGGCATAGGCTGTGCTAAATACACAGCAGTTAAGGCCGCAGAGAAAGAAGGTATTGTTGTACCTGAAACACGCCTAAGTCTTTCAAAAGAACACAAATTAACAGACTGGATAATTAAAAGACAGCATTCTATTGGTGGTATCGGGATAAAATATGCCCAGAATAAAAATCAAAACCCAGGGCACTATTATCAAAAGTTTGTATCAAACAGGAAGTATGAATTGCGTGTACATGCGTTTACTTGGACCAAATGTACGGTGCAAAAGCGCATTGGAAAGTCAGACATTATAGCTTGGAACTTCAAAAATGGTGGACATTTCTTAAATGTACAGCAGCCAGAAAAGTACAAGCTATTCCGAGAAGCAGTACAAGTAGCATTGAAAATTCTTGAAATAAGAGCCATGGCTTTTGGTGCCGTGGATTTTATTGTGGATACTGAGGGAAAGTTATACTTTATTGAGGTGAATTCCTCCCCTGGTTTTACTGACTTCAGTAAACACATATATGTTGATGCTTTCACAGCATTGACTAAATGTAGTAAAGCACAGATACTCGGTCTGTGTGCGTAAATGCGCACCTTTGGTGCACATTGGTAAAAGACTTGCTGTATAAAGTGTTTTTGCTCGTAGCTAATGATTAGAGTGACGATTTATAATATAGAATATGAATAGCTCTAAAAGTTAAGTTGTTGTTCGAGCATAAAATACTGGCAGAGAGTTGTTTTACTGAGGACGAGTGGGATGATGGGTGGGTTGTCACCCTTTCTATGTAAAACTGTGTTGGCCTGTTCTTAGTGGAGTAGTTTACACGAAACGCGGAGACCGCCATGAATCATTTTGCTTGAAAGGGTGACTGTTTTTTATCCACAAAAACTTAGACAATAGGTAATAACGTGAATAAAGCACTGATCATTATAGATATGCTTAATGACTTCATCATGGAAAACGGCGCTTTATATTGTGGCAAAGCAGCTTCGGATATAGTAGCGCGGATAAAGGATAAATTGGAGTTGGCAAGAAAAAATAATGATGTGGTTATTTTTCTGTGCGATGCTCATAAATCGTACGATAAGGAATTTCAACGTTTTCCAAAGCACGCTGTAATACATACAGTAGGTGCTCAAATAATTAACGATCTTTCCCCGGTGGAAAGAGGCCGCGAGTATGTTATTAAGAAAACGCGTTATAGTGGTTTCTATAATACCAATTTGAATGTGGTATTAAAATTAAATAATATAACACATGCGGAAGTTGTTGGTGTTTGTACCCACATCTGTGTGATGGACACGGTAGGGGGATTAGCCAACCGGGACATAGCTACTTTTATTGATAAGTCAGCTGTTGCTGATTTTGACAAGGCTGCTGCAGACGCCGCTCTCCTGCGTATGCAGTCTATATACGGAACAGTCGTGGTTCCGTAGTTGTTTCTCCAATGATGGGCGGGGTGGGAGACTACCCTGCCCATCTCTTACGAGGACCATAATGAAAAAGATAAGCACTTTATCTGTTGTAACCGGCACCAATAGCTGCAATGCAAAATGCCCATTTTGTATAGCCAGAATGACTCCGCAACAAAGTGCTATGAACAACATCAATTATCGTAATTTGGACATAGCCTGTCGCTTGGCGGAAAAAGCCGGCGCTGTAACCGCACTAATAACTGGTAAAGGTGAACCTACCTTATACCCAGATACCATCTCTTTCTACCTCACAAACCTCTCCAAGTACTTTCCAATCCTTGAATTACAAACCAACGGTTTGATACTCCCCGATGATAAATATAATAAGTTTTTAAAAAGTTGGTACGGTCTTGGCCTTACAACAATATCCTTATCCATCGTACATTATAATGACTCCCGAAATAAGGAAATATACACTGGTAATAGGGATTATATCAACTTACAATTGTTAATAAACAAGTTGCATAATTACGGATTTAGTGTTAGACTAAGTGTAATCGCGCTGAAAAATTATATAGATTCACCGATGGAAATCGCCCGTATGATTAAATTTGCTAAGGATAATAAAGTTGCACAACTAACCATAAGACCTATGGTAGTTTATGAAGCAACGGCCAATAAAAAAGTTTTAAACTGGGCATTATCCCACACCATCGGCCCTAATTGGGAAGACATTGTTGCTAAAACACTAAGTAAAATAAAAAATACCTTCTTAATGAATCTTACTCATGGTGGTAAAGTATACGATGTCTCCGGACAAAATGTGTGTTTCAATACTTGTTTAACTTTAAACCCAAACGAGGATGAATTGAGGCAATTAATTTATTTTCCTGATGGAAAAATAACCTATGATTGGAGATATAAGGGAGCTAGAATAATATGAAATCAACGGCAGACTTTCACATGAGACCATTAATAAACAGTTTATTGGATAATGACGCGTATACATTTTATATGTGCCAATTCATACTAAGCAGATTTAAAGGTACCATTGCTAAATATAAATACAAATGCCGTAATGGTAACGGTTTTCCTGCTGACATTAGTTATGATCAAAAACACTCATTCGTAGCAATGATGAATAGTCAAATAGACTCTTTCTGTAAATTACGATTTAATGAAACGGAAATTCGATTTTTACGGGGGACAGGAAAATTTAAAGAGTACTTCTTAGATTTTCTTAGAACACTTACTTTGGATAGATCTCATATAAAAGCTACACTTGTAGGTGGTGCTTTATATATTGAGATAGAAGGCCCAATAGAACAGGTAATCTGGTATGAAACACCGGTGCTTGCTTTAAATAGCGAGCTGTATTATCGTTTTTATGATATCACACTGGACAAATATATTGACAATCAAGCCAACTTTAAACCAGCGTATTTATTTACAATAAAAAATAGTGAGAGACATGCAAATAGTTTAAATGTGGCTAGGAAAAAGTTGCTCGCTAAAATAGAGAAGATACGTAAAACCAATCTACCCGGTTTCAATATCATTGATTTTGGAACAAGAAGGAGGGCTGCATTTGATTGGCATGAGAAGGTAGTGGCCACACTTCACAAGGAAATACCTGATGTTTTAAAAGGTACCTCTAACTGTTATTTGGCCATGAAATATGGTTTGCCTATGATCGGTACTATGGCACATCAAATGTTTCAAATGTATCAACAAATTACTTCTGCCTATGATAGCCAGATAGACTTGCTGACTGCTTGGCGAGAGGAGTATGGGGATAAATTATTAATTGCTTTAAGTGATATATTTGGCTTTGAAGCCTTCCTATCCGATTTTAGGCACTTTGCTGATCAATACTCTGGGGTTCGCCATGACAGCGGTAACCCTTATATTTGGTGTGACAAATTGTTGCAGCTTTATAATAAGCGGAATATTGACGCAAAGAGTAAGACTGCTGTTTTTAGTGACGGCTTAGATGTGGATAAAGCCCTCAATCTTTACGCCACTTTTTACAACAAAATAAATGTAGCCATTGCTATTGGCACCAACCTTACAAATGATACAGATGTCGAAGCATTACAAATTGTAATTAAACTCGTTGAGTTTAACCACGGCCCGGTAGCAAAAGTGAGTGACTCTCCTGGAAAAGGGATGTGCGAGAGTAAAGAGTATGAGGAATACATAAGCTACATTGTAAGCCGAAAAGAAAAGGAGTACAAAGAATGGCTAGAAAACAAGTAGCCTTATTTGGTGGGGCATTTGATCCTGTAACATTAGGACATATATTGGTAGCAAAGATGATGCTCGGGGTAGCAAATTTTGATAAGATATGGTTCTTGCCGAGCTATCATTCCTGGAATGATAAAAATATGCAGGACGCCAATCACCGTTTAAACATGTTAAAGTTAACATGTAATGACATTTCTGATAAACGTATAAATGTTTGTTCCTACGAGATAGCCAACAAGTTGATAGAACCAACAGTTGTTGTTTTAGATCGCTTGGCCTCATATATCGATGCGGATTTTTTCTTTTGTATCGGAACAGATCAAGCCGCAGAGATTGAAACTTGGCATGAGTGGGAACGTTTGATAAGTCAGTACTCATTTGTAGTTATGGAGCGTCCAGGTAGCCCGTATGTAGAGGGCAGTTGGTATACTATCGGAAAACATAAATTTGTTAAATGTACCTCCGGCATAGGCAACGTGTCTTCTACTGAGGTACGTAAGGAAATTGCCAGAGAGGGTATATCATACAATGTGACACAATCTGTAATGCAATATATTAAAGATAATAACCTTTATAAGGGGGCTTTGAAAATAAATGCTTAGTATTAGTGCAGAGTACAATAAAATGTATAACAACATTTTGGCCGAGGGTATGGAGTACGTGCGAAGGAGCCGTCTGGAATCTTTGGTGATTGGTATTTCAGGTGGTATAGATAGTGCCTTAGTGGCTGCCTTGGCACGCGTTATTTGTGACGAGACGGGTATTACCCTTATAGGCAGAAGTATGCCTATTGTAACAAATAAACCGGATGAAATAGCACGCGCTTCCGCCATTGGTAAATGCTTTTGTGATGACTTTGAGACAGTATCCTTGGATGATGTCTACAATAATCTGTATAAATCCATATCAAATCCGGCCAGGCATGATATCACTACAAAAGCAGAGAGGATTCGCCGTGGTAATGTAAAAGCAAGAACTCGCATGATACTACTGTATGATTTGGCCCATCTTAATAACGGTCTTGTTTTGTCAACAGATAATTATACGGAGCTGCTGCTTGGCTTTTGGACAATGCATGGTGATGTTGGCGACTATGGCATGATACAGAATCTGTGGAAAACTGAAGTGTACGGGCTGGCGGCTTGGCTCTGTAAAAAGTATGCCATGAACGACGCCGTGGATAAAGCAGAAGCACTTAACGCGTGTATAACAGCGGTACCGACTGATGGTCTGGGTGTAACCGACAGTGATTTCGATCAACTCGGCCTTCGTCGCTACACAGACATCGACAACGTCCTACTCAAATACATCACAGATGGTGTGGAAGAGGATGATAGTCCGGTTGTGCTTCGCTACAAAAATACGCATTACAAAAGGAATAACCCAATAAATCTTACACGAAATAAGATTTTGGGAATAATGTAATAAGACAAAACACTGACTAAAAGGAGTTACTATGGGCTCTTTCAATGTAGCTTGCTCAATTAGTAATGTAAGTATTAATGCTGGCCAACGTATAGCATTTATTCCGTTGGTAATAAAGCGGCATTTAGCCAAAGATGGTAAACTACCAATACCCAACCAGATGCTCATTGAGCCCGACTCATTATTAACTCCTTTTTGTTTACCAATCTTTGGTAAATATAATGATTATGGTTCGATAGAACACATAGAAAAGGATGCAAACACCGAGGCCATTGAAGCATATATGGGTATGCCCATAGAATCCTTTGTTGATTGCATTACTTGTGGTAGAGAGCCTCATGATTATTTCGGCGATTTATTTAAACATTTTGCCACCAATGGAACTCGTGGTGTAGTTAGAGATTATCGAGTTCATTTTGATGGTAAATACCTGGAACAAGTGGGTTTTAAACGACTTGACATACCGGGAGAAGCCTGGTATGATTATATTTATGAGGACTTTCCTTACCTGGTTAAACTCATAGCTGGCTATGATCAACGACCTATTTACCCTAATAATGGACATCGTATTATGGGTATAGGCTTTGAAGTATACGATCATACTGGAAGTGTGGTTTATACGGGCAGTCATTACGACGCAAAGTCGGCCCTACCCAAAGCATTCTTAGCGCTTACTGACTACTTTATTTACGTTAATAAAGAAGACCAGGAAAAAGTTAAGTTGCTTAAAAGTATGTCTGGTATGTTTATACATAGTGACATCTGGGATTATATGATAAACATGCCAGGGCGTGAAAAAGAGCTGTTTAACCTAAGCTTTGACGAATTACAACAAAAGATAATAGCCTATGATAACGGTGAGGAGGACTACTTTACACATACTGTGCCGTCTGTTGAGAAACAGCTTACAGAGCATAACATGTTATGTGCAATACTGGAAAAGGTGGAAGACTTTGTACCGAATCAACCTGGAAGCACACTTAAAATATCTCAACCATTCTTTGTAGATCCTATAAAGGCGGTTGTTACTGAAAACTATTTTCATAGATTCTTTAACAATTGGCCGTACTTTGCCCCAGTCTATCGCGCGGCAATAAAGGATGACAGTATAAAGGAATACTTCATGAATTATTGTAGCTTTTATTGGGAGATGTATTCCACCAACAGATTCTTCTTTCCTGGTATGAATGGTGAACAGTCTGGTAATACAGAAGCGTCATTGCGTCTTGCAAGGCAAACAGTTAAACTTTTAGAGGAGAGGCAAAAAGAAGAAAATGAGTGACAAAAATAAAAAACCTAACTGGACTAATTGTAAAGACTGCGTGTGCCCCAAGTGTAAGGGCGGCAGAACACAGTGCAGAGAGAATGACCGCGGCGACTTTGAACACAGGTGTTTAGACTGTAAAAATACCTGGTGGATTGATGGAGCTGATTATTAATGTGACTTGTAAAGGGTGGGGGTTTATTTATGACAACATTTAAAGATATTAAACTAAAAGTCCTACCCTTACCAAGCTTCTTTTATTTTTATAGAAGGCTGTTGGGGGAAGAAATCACATTAACTGAGTGTGTTGAAAACTATTCCGGTTATGTCCATGAGATCAGGCCAATGGTTGGAAGAGACGGTTGGTACTATGATAGAGTAAACAACTTTGCTTGGTTCGAGGTGGATAAAAGAGCTTTTGTAGATTTAACACCTGAAAGTTTTGTATATGAATTGAAAATGCTTAATCATATACCACTGCCGGCCAAAGTAAAACGTGCTATAACAGTGTTGAAGAATTACAATGCGTGCCCTGCTGATCTTAAAGAGCTTATCTATACGGATGAGTGCTTCTTAATGGGACAACAGGCATATAGAAGTGCCACACTCGCCAGGTTGAGGGTACGAAGACGTTTTAGGAAATAGGGGGCTTAAGCAATGCTGGGAATTAACTACACCTATATAGACTGTGATAAGCGCAGCTGTAAATATAACAAACACGGCGCCTGCGATCCTCCAGAAGACAGGGAAGGCGATGGTCGTATAAAGCTTGTTAATGGTAAATGTATTACGTATCAAAGTAAAACAAGGTAAGTGAGCGCCATGAAATATTACAAGTACCCAAGAACTCTACACCTTCCTTGGAGTCCTGGCAAAACAAATGATGACAAAGTATTAAAAGACGCCTCCCATTTTCTTGGAAAAGAAATAGTCATGTCATTGAAAATGGACGGGGAGGCGACAACTTTATATAATAATCACATGCATGCCAGATCTATTGATTCTAAGGACCATCCATCCAGGCACTGGTTAAAAGCCCTTCATAGTGCCATTAGCGGCTTAATACCCGATGGCCATAGGGTATGTGGTGAGAACCTCTACGCATGCCACAGCATACCTTACAATGCGTTATTGAGCTATTTCCAGGTATACTCTGTGTGGAATGATAAAAATATATGTTTACCTTGGGATATAACCGTTGATGTTTGTAAGCACATGGGTTTAATTACAGTACCTGTTATTTGGAGGGGCACAGTAAACGATAACCTTGAAACACTCTTACAGGATTTATTTAAACCTTACGCAAATGAGCATGAAGGTTACGTCATACGTACTGCCGACTCTTTTCCATATGATGAATTTGGTACGCATGTTGCTAAGTATGTAAGGAAAAATCATGTACAGACCGACGGACACTGGTTGAATCAATCAGTAGTTAAGAACAAACTTAAACTGTGAGGCACTGCTAGCATGTCCAGCAAAAAGCTTAATGTGTTTGTGTACACACTACTATATGGTGACTTACATGAGGTACCACTCAGTGTACTTGGTGAACACTGCCCCAGCGAAGAAGTATACCGCTCTTTTGATGAGGAGCAGAAGCTACGACTACATGCCGCGGCGACGCTACAAAAACGTTTTGATGAAGTAATACCAAATAAACTATTAAAATAGGAAAGAAACATTAATATGAGGCCAAGAAAAGGAAGTCCGGCTGAAAAGTTAGGTATAAAATTTACTGGTAATCCAGATGCATTAGATCAGCCGAAGAGAAAAGTTACATACGAAATACTTGAAAGGCCTGGAAAATATACAGTAGGGCCGTTGTCTGATAGAGTCGTTATGAACGATACTTGGTACGTTTGGTACGTTGATTTAGACGGTGTTTTATGTAACTTTCTTAAAGGTGCCAGTATAGCGACAGGTAAACAACTTACCTCACATGCTGTTTGGGCTGCCAATAGAAATGAATACTGGGAAGATATACGTAAGCTAGGCCCAAACTTTTGGAGAAATTTAGAGTGGTTGCCAGAAGCAGAAAAGCTGTGGACAATATTAAAAAAGTTCCATACAAAAATATTAACCGCATACCCCACAGTACCTCAATTGCAACTTGACGCTATTATAGGAAAAGCTGATTGGATAGATGTCAATTTAGGTAGCAGGTTTTGTTGGGAGGCTATTATATGCCCAGTTGACTCTAAACAAAAATATGCCGGGTTGAACACAATACTTATAGATGATAATGAGTTAACGATTAAGCAATGGAGTGCAAAAGGTGGCATTGGTATTTTACATAATAATGTAGCGGACACTTTGGAGGAGATAAAGAAGTATGCCAATTTATGAGTATATATGTGAGTCTTGTGGCAAAAGATTCGAGAAAACAAGAGGTATAAAAGAAGACAGCTCTATGGCTGTTTGTTTAAGATGCCAAGGTATTGGAAGAAAGGTACCATCACTTTCATCATTCCATCTTAAAGGTGGTGGTTGGTATAGTGATTCTTATTCCAATAAAAGCTGTGATATAAAACAAAAGAAAGGTTGAGGTTAAATATATTCAAGAGGTTCTTGAAAGGAGCTAGAACATGTGTACAGTAGCAATAGCCTGGATCAACGCCAAATATAGAACAGGTTACAAGTACCTATTTATAGGTGCAATCATGGTAGACATTGCACTTTTTGAAACATTAACTGCTATGTTGGATAAGTGTGGTTAATTATGACAACGCTGACAGCCGAAGAGGCAAAAAAGTTACGATGTTGTAAAGATGTTACGTTGCTTTGTGTGGCAGAAGAGTGCATGGCGTGGCAAATATATTATGAATATGAATTCCCGTCACGGTCTAACACATGTAAACACCCGCCACAGCAACCACAGCCTTCTATACGCAAGGACACTAATAAAGGTTACTGCGGTTGGCTTTGTAAAGAGTAAAATAAAAATAATTGTCCTATCTGAAAATAACTAGGGAGCCGCAAACTCCCTAGTACACCCATCCTAGACGCCCGGTTTTTCGCAGGGCATTCACTAGCTTACTAGAGCCTTTGAAGCTTGTGACCAATTCCTACCACACCTAAGCCTAGCCCCGCATCCATCACCGCCTTGGCCGCCGTATGGCTACCCATCAAGTCAATGACTACACTTCCGATAATCAAGAAGCCTCCTGTAATAGTTTTCCAATTAGTCCCTAAAACTTTTTCTAACCAAAAGGCAACAACTTGTTGTGTTTGTACTAGGTTTACTACACTTTCAGAGTTCATAATAATAGTCCCCCTATCTTTTTAATGAATTCTTTTTAATTAGTAACTATAAATTTTTTTTATCTGCCCGTAAAAACTGGTCTATGAACCGAGTTAAAAATGGTTCATGGTGCCACCTCACTAACTACTTTTATATTGTTGTATTTATTCATATATAGTATAATGAGGACAGTTAATTTTTTACTTTAATTTTTTTTATTCGCCGCCAAAAGTATCTTATGAACCGCGATAAAAAGTGTACCCCAAAATACTTGACATAGTAATGTGTGCATGTTATATTAGCAAAGTTACTAAATATAAATTCTAACAATGAGGTTATTATGGGCTTGAAACTTAATTTAGGTGGCGGTTACAAAGAGTACGATAATTATATAAACATAGATATAGATCCTAATTGTAAACCAGACTATGTCATAGATTTAGAAAGGGACATACTACCTTTTAAAGAAAATACTGTAAGTGAGGTAAGAGCATATCACATATTAGAACATCTTGGAAATGGTTTCTTTCATTGTTTACAAGAATTATATAGAGTATGTGAGCATGGAGCTATTATAGATATACAAGTACCACACCATTTCCACGAAGTATTTATTAACGATCCAACACATAAAAGACCGATTACCGTTGAAGGCATGAGGCTGTTCAGTAAAAAATATAATGCGCTGGAAATAGAACGAGGTGGTAGCTCTTCTTGTTTAGGTATTAGATTTAATGTAGACTTTGAAATAGTACAATATAACTTTATACCTGATTTATTCTATAAAGATATATTAGCAAGTAATTCATTTGAACAAAATGTTAGACTTACAAGAGAATGTGTTAATGTGGTAATTGAAACTCATATGAAATTGGTGGTGGTAAAATGCTAAATGAAACTATATTATTCCTTAAAGAACGTAACGAGAACAGGGTGGCTGCGGAGCTTCTAATGACCTTTGGTAAGTATGCTCATTCAGTAGAAGAGTATGATTCAATAGCAAAAGGTTACTGTGATATTAAACGTTATAAAGAGTCTATTAAGTGGGCGGAGAAGGCCCTTTCTGTGGCCGCCGGCAACGAAATGCTTTACGTTGTACGGGCTAACCTAGCTAAGGTATGTAATCACGCCAACATGCCAGTCAAAGCCTTATTTTATTTGAAGCTTAATGAGGCCCTGACACCAGAAGACCCAGAACTTCTTTTAGAAAAAGCTTTTAGTTTGTTCTTAATGAACCGACAAAAAGAATCTGAATCTATACTTAGAGGGTTAAACACAAGACCGGGTTTAGATGAGCAGTTAGCCACCAGAGTTAAGTTTAACCTGGGAACTTATGATCTATATAATGATAAGTTTCAAGAAGGGCTAAGAGGCTTCTTATTAGAAGGCAAGAAGTTAAATATTTGGAAAAATATAAAACTACCGCTAGAATTTTGGGAAGGTGGTATACAGCCCGGAAGAACCATAGTTATAGTGGCTGAAGGTGGTATAGGAGACGAAATTATAAACATACGTTTCTGTGACAAGCTTGTAGACTATGGTATGGTACCTCTATGGTATACTACTAGAAAGGACCTGTCAGCCATTTTTAATAGGCATGGGTACACTACCATCAATTCATTAGAAAACGTCCCTAAGGACGCTCTATGGACTTACAGCATGTCTTTACCAATCTACTTAGACCTACAACCAAAAGATTTGTGGAAAGGTAAGTATTTATATCCATCAGTAGCCCACCAAAAGAAATGGGATTGGATGAACAAAACCAATAATCTTAAAGTAGGTATAAGGTGGAGTGGTAATCCTGAGTATGAACACGATTTACATAGAAGTGTACCCTTAGATAAGTTGTATGAGGTAGTGTTCCCCTTTAATTTTGATTTATATTCTTTACAACGCGACGAAGGCGTGGAACAAATACAGGAGCACTATGATCTGGATAATCTGTCAGACGAGTTAGTGTCCTTTGAGGATACGTTGGCTGTAATAAACAACTTAGATATTGTAATATCGTCATGCACTTCTATACTACATGCTGCTGCAGCAATGGATAAAAAAACGTATGGTTTAATACCGTGTACAGCCTACTACACTTGGTGCTCATCTAATGAGTATAAAAGTAAGTGGTATGGAGATAATCTTACTTTATTAAGACAACATGAGTTGAGAAGTTGGGATGGGCCTTTGAATAAATTAAAAGAATTGCTAATGAAGGGATAATATAAAATGATATAGAGAAGCATCAAACGATGCTTCTCTATACTTAATTTGCATATGTAATAAAACCTGATGTGAAGTTAGCACAACCTATGCTCTTCCAGTTTGTTCTAGAACTAATTTGGGTGGGAGTAGGCTTATCTACTATGTCACCCAAAGCTAGTGTTCCAGTCGTATTATAACCCCAGCCCCATAGTGTACCATCAGTTCTAATTGCTAATACATGGCTATAACCTAAGGCCACCGTTTTCCAGTCTGTCATAGCGCCCACTTGTATAGGAGATGATTTATCCTCAAAAGTACCGATACCTAAATTACCACGAAGATTTCGTCCCCAAGACCACAAGCTACCATCAGTTTTAATTGCAACCGTAAAATTGAAACCACCCAATACCGATTTCCAATCAGTAAGTGACCCAAGTTGCACAGGTGAACTTGTTGGTGTTGTTGTACCATCTCCAAGCTGTCCTAAGGCGTTATCACCCCATAGCCAAAGGGAACCATCATTTTTAATTGCCATGGTAGCGTAGTACCCACAATTTATCAATGCCCAATCTGTGTCAGAGCCAACTTGAATTGGGGATGATTTAGACACAACCGTCCCATCACCTAATTGACCGCTATCATTAAAACCCCAAGTCCAAATAGTTCCATCTGTTTTAAGGGCCGCAGTATGGTATGTACCACAGGAAATATGCTGCCAATTAGTGAGAGATCCTACTTGTATTGGAGATGATGTATTAACTATGCTATTGTTACCAAGTTGGCCATAACCATTATAACCCCAAGCCCATAGTGAGTTATCTTCTTTTATAGCCGCTAGATGGACACGCCCGCTAGCCAGTGTATGCCAATCAGTAAGATTTCCTACTTGTATTGGGGATGATTTATCTACCAAAGTGCTATCCCCTAATTGACCGTAATGGTTTCTACCCCATGACCACAAGGTACCATCAGCTTTAATTGCAGAAAATTGTCTGTAACCGCCTGCAATTAGTTTCCAATTATTAAAACCACCCACTTGAATTGGAGATGATTTGTGTACTTGTGTGCTATCGCCTATGGCGCCGAATTCGTTATCACCGGATGTAAATAAATTACCAAAGTCAAATAAATCTCTCCGGGTGAACAAGTCATTAAAATCTACTACCTGATCATTATAAGTAAATTTATAGCCTGTTGGATTTGACATTTTATCTCCTAATAATTTAAATCTGTTATAGCTATTACGCTGGTATTACATCCGAAAATGTTTTTCCAATTATTTAGACCCCCGACTTGGATTGGAGATGACTTATGTACATTTGTGTTGTCCCCAAGTTGCCCATCGGTATTAAAGCCCCAAGTCCAAATAGTGCCGTCCGTTTTTAAAGCTGTGGTATAACTATATCCACAAGATACTTTTTTCCAATTACTAAGGGAGCCTACTTGTACTGGTGAAGAGTAGTTTGCTGTAAGCACAGAACCCAAACCCAGCTGTCCGTAGTTATTAGCACCCCAAGTCCACAAGGTACCATCGGTTTTTATGGCTGCTGCATGATATTGCCCCGCCTCACAGCTAGCCCAGTCGGTCGAGGAGCCTATCTGTACCGGTGATGATTTACCCACACTAGTAGCATCTCCAAGTTGGCCACCATTATTATAGCCCCAGGACCATAAGGTACCATCCAATTTTAAAGCAAGGGTATATAATTGGCCACAAGAAACTTGCTTCCAATCAGTTAAACTCCCTACCTGAATTGGAGAGGATTTACTATCCAAAGTCCCATCCGCTAACTGGCCGTCTGTATTACTTCCCCACATCCAGAGTGCGCCGCTCGAATTTATAGCTGCGCCATGCCCACCCCCACTGGCTATCGATATCCAATTAGTAAGCGCCCCTATCTGAATTGGGGATGATTTAGAAATAGTTGTACCATCTGCAAGTTGTCCGACAGTATTAGATCCGCCGATAGACCATATGGTGCCATCAGTTTTTAAAGCTAACATAAAAATATGCCCAGAAGCAACACTTGCCCAATCCGTAAGAGCCCCAATTTGTTGCGGAGATATGGATCTTGTGGTTGTACCATCACCCAACTGTCCGTATACATTGTTGCCCCAAGTCCACAAAGTGTTGTCATTCTTAGTGGCTATCATTTGCTGCCACCCACCAGCAATGTTTTTCCAATCTACCAAGGAACCGAGTTGTATTGGTGAAGATTTACCAATTAAAGTACTGTCACCTAATTGCCCACTAGCATTTTGTCCCCAAGTCCATATACTAGCCCTTTTTGAGGACGGTACTAATTGTGGGTAAACACGTAACAAATAATCTTTTGTGACAAAGTTACCGCAGTCAGAACCATCTGCTCTTTTATAGTTGGTCGTTATTGTCATCTTTACACCTCGGTATTATAGTAGTACATCAAGAGAATCATCTATTGCAGTAAGAGTATTTAAATCAACCGCGTTATTTATTGATGTAACTATGCCAGATTCCCATTCAAATTGCGCTTGTATATGTGCTAATACAGCAGATACCAGAACTTGTAGATCTGCAAGAGATAATACAAGCCATGTATTACCAAACTTCCAATTAACACCAGCAACACCAAGTAGTAATGCCTGTGAGTACATATTGCGTGTCTCCCTATCAGTTGCAACTCCTATTTCTTGGTCTTGAAGTGTGATTTTTGTACCGCTAACCTCTTTCTGCCAACGAAGATTAGCCACTTTTGCTTTAAGTTCATTACGTACAGCTTCAATAGGTCTATCTACAACGGTGTAGCTGGCGATAGCCTTATCCGCTTGTATCGTCCAATTAGGCCCGGCTAGTTGCTGAATCCTGTGGTCATAATTTACAGCAGTAAATTCAACAGGAAGTATCTTTACAGTATCACTAACTGAGTATGCTGCTGAATCTTCCGTAATAGTTGGAAGTGTAAAATTTAAACCTAGCTCATCTGTTAAAACAGATTGAAACATATTCTGGTTCCACCAGGTAGGCCCTAATATCACTTTATTATTAGATACTAATACTTTCATTTATATCCTCCATTTAGTTTCCGTATGTAACAACAAGAGGTGTTGCTCCACCAGCCACCTGTTTCCAATTTGTTAATGAGCCTACTTGTATAGGAGAGGACTTATGTACAATTGTGCCATCTCCCAACTGGCCGTAGTTATTAGGGCCCCAAGACCACAAAGTGCCATCGGTCTTAGTAGCAAAAGAATTGGATGACCAAGCGGAGGTCTGTTTCCAATCAGTTAAACCCCCTACCTGAACAGGGGATGATTTATCAACAATAGTACCGTCGCCTATTTGACCGTAGTAGTTTAACCCCCATCCCCAAAGAGTGCCATCTGTCTTAATGGCTAAAACGTGTAACCAACCAGCTGAAAGATTTTTCCAATCCGTGAGTGCTCCTATCTGTACCGGGGAGGATTTACGTGTAGTAGTACCATCTCCTAATACACCTACATAAGCATATCCCCAAGCCCACAAAGTACCATCGGTCTTTATGGCATGGGAAGATAAACTACTACAAGCAACCTCTTTCCAATCGGTTAAAGTTCCAATTTGTATAGGAGATGACTTTCCTACCACAGTATCATCACCAAGCTGCCCATAAGTATTTCTACCCCAAGACCATAAAGTACCGTCGGTCTTTATAGCCAAAACGTGTGAATCGTATGTAATTACATCTTTCCAATCTGTTAAACTGCCTACTTGTATTGGAGATGATTTAGGGGCAATTGTTCCATCGCCCAACTGACCGTAGCTATTAGCACCCCAAGACCATAAGGTACCATCAGTTTTTATAGCTAGTGCATTTATAGAACCAACTTTTATAGACAACCAATCTGTTAAACTACCTACCTGTATCGGGGATGATTTAGGCGCAATTGTTCCATCACCTAGCTGTCCGTTATTATTGTAGCCCCACATCCATAACGTACCGTCAGTTTTGATACCAGCAGAGACATTACCAATAGAACTTACTTGTTTCCAATTAGTAAGTGCCCCTATCTGAATTGGGGATGATTTAGAAATAGTGGAAGAATCACCCATTTGCCCAAAGTTATTGTAACCCCAAGAAAATAAAGTATGTCCTACAAATCTATCTATCAGCTCATAATCAGTGAAGAAGAGGTTGTCTAACTCACCTTCTAATGTTCTGAATCCCATTTATTTATCCTCCAATATTTCTAGCCTCTCTCTAAGCTCTTTTATGGCCTCTACCAATATACCTATTGTAGCAATATAGTTGACAGCTTTCATGTTATGTTTATCGGTAACCACAAGCTCGGGCATTGTAATCTCCACCTCTTGTGCTATAAAACCATAAGATTTTTTACCGGTAGAGATCCAATCAAATGAACAGCCTTCTAAATTATTTAACATATCTAAAGCACCATATATTGGCTGTATGTTTGTTTTTAGTCTTTCATCGGAAGATGTTACAAAACCTACGGAAATAAAATTACCTGTGTAAGGATTATAAGATAATTTATTTGAAGACACCCCTGCGGCACTCATAGTACCGGATATTGTGCTCGTAAACATTGGATAATAAGCGGCATCAGTGGTAATGTCTGATACAGATATTTCTCCACCAGCTCCACCACCTGTACTTACGTAATCAGAATAATTTGACATTTACATCCTCCTTATTGTACTATACTTAGGATATTAGGTTTATCTCTTGTTACCTCAATCGTATGCTCAAAGTGAGCAGAGTATTTTCCTGAAGCGGTAGATATTGTCCAACCATTGGCTTCTCTAAACACCCTACAATCAGGGCCTTCTATAAGCATGGGCTCTATGGCTAATACCATACCTGCTTTTAATATAGCACCCTTATTTTTTTTACCATAGTTTGGTATTTGAGGTCTTTCATGCAAATCTTTGCCCACAGCATGACCAACAAATTCGCGTACAACTGAATAACCATTGCTTTCGGCGTGTGTTTGTATGGCATTTGATATATCCCCTATACGATTACCGCTGACAGCTTTTTCAATACCTTTATATAAACATTCTTTGGTTGTATCTATTAGCTGTTGATTTTGCTTCGTTACATTTCCTATTGGCAGTGTAATAGCGGCGTCACCATAAAAATAATCTTTACATATACCAAAATCTATACTAAGTACATCACCATCACGTAATGTAGTATTAGAAGGAAAACCATGTACTACTTGATTATTAATGGAAGCACATATCGCATACGGGTAACCTTTATAATTTTTAAAGCCTGCTATGGCTTTATGGGATACAGCTAACTCATTGGCTACTTGTTCTAAATATTGAGTAGTTACACCAGGAACGGCTAAAACTTTCAAATTACTAAGAAAAGTAGCTACTATTTTACAGCTGGTTTTTATTTTTTCTATCTGTGAGGGTGTTTTTAATATCATCATGATGAATAGCCAAGCATTAGTTATATCTCCTTAAATACATTTGAACTAAAATAGAAAATAAGGGCAACAAAATGTTGCCCTTATTCATCGCTTATTCAATCATGTATTACTCTATAATTCTCCAACCGTAAGTATCATTATAGTAAATTAACTCAAACGAAGCATCATCTACATCTATTATTAAATCCTGATCAAGCCCCATAATTAATTTACCATTCCTGCTAATTGTTACATTTACTGTACCACAATTACCGCCTCCATCAAAAATAGATACAGGTACACCAAACACTGGGTTTGGTGGCAATGAAATGGTATAGGCAGAAACTGCTTGGGTATTTACCACTATTCTATCATAAGGTAAAGCCGTATAGTTAGCTAGTTTTTCAACCCAAACTTTAAGACCGCCAGATGCGGCATAAGATGAATTCCATTCTATATTGACCCAATCATCTGTGTATGTATCAAAAGCAGGTGTAACTTGTAGTACGCCCGCGGCCACAGCAGCTGTGTAATAGTCTGCCGAGTTTTTAAATTTGACACCATTGTAGTACACTTCAAGATCGGCGGGTACAGTAGTAAAGTTACCATCATACTCCCACACACCACCATTATAAACCATATCAGCACTAGCGTGCTGAATATTTGCAGCACCACTGATTGTAACTATTTTACCGACACTATCAACTGTAACGTTAAGACCACCAGATGCTTGGAAAGTTAATGTATCCCCAGAGCTTGATGCTTCAGCGGTATTGACGCCATCAGTCATGTATAGAAAAGATTTACCACCACCAGAAACCGTGGTGTCAATCTTATCCGATAAAAATTCACCTGTGTATTTATAAATCTCGCCCCAAAGAGGGCCTGTGTAACCTAAACCAGTTGGATCAGCATCAAAGTAAACTGTACCAGCTGACGCATCGTACTCCCAGTTAAAAGCAGTCTCTGATGCTAAAATTTCAGAGGCATAATTAGGAGCTGTACCAGCACCATTATCAGCAAACACGCGAAGTTTGTACTGAGTTTCCGCGTAACGCATCCACATATCTATACGGATAGCGCCTCTTGCTGAATGGCCTGTTTCAATACAGTCACTTTCGTAACCTATCCAAGCCTTATTACCATTTACAGTAGGATCTGCTGTAAGTTTTATTGTGTGTTTTTCAACTAAACCAGCTGTGATGCCGCTAGCTACCAACGGACCGTAAGTAGCAACCACATCTATGGCTGGAATTTGATTAGCGAGTATCTGATGAGGGTTCTTTAAAGCAAATGATTCGTTAGACGCACCTTTGGCGGTTGACGTGAACCCTACATTACTCAGATGCTTGCTTTGAATACTTTCTCTATAAGTATCTGAAAAAGCCATAATTAATCTCCTTTATAATGTAGGATTAAAAGTAATCTGAGTCAATGCCGTAGGATTACCATTAGCAAATTTAATACGCATAACGATCCTATTACCAAAACTGGAAGAACTCGTGGTACCAAAGCTAAAGGCCACAGTACTTCCAGAAGAACCTGCACCTAAACAACCATTGCCGGCGTATGTCTGCTGATCAACAGCTAAATCCTGCCAAACTGCAGTATTTCCATTACCATAGTCAGAACAATTGGGTAGACGCAGATGAACTTCTACATCAGCTCCCTGGATTGTAGTCAATGCGTTAGACCAACCAGAGAATGTAATTGTGCCTTGATTGAAAGCACCAGTAGCAATAAAAATTCTGTAATAATAACAATCACCAGATACCGCAGAGTAGTTAGGTCCGGCTGGCAAGAATAGAGAATGGTTAATGGATGGATAGTCTAATGTACCATTATAAGTCTCTAAATGTCCACCGGCACTTCTATCTGTGGCTTCTACCCAAGCACTGTCTGTTGATGGAGTATCGCCCAAAGTGATGTCAGTAAAATCTTCTGTACCAACATAACGTTTGTCTTCATCATCAAAATACTCGATAGTGTTTGTACTTGTAACTCCGTAAGTATCTACTCTAAATGTGCCAGCAGCAGAACTAGCTGATGTGGCACTAGCAAATACATTCCAATAGGTGGCGGTAGCACGTGCATCTAAATCTCTAAAATTACCTGCTCCTACCGTTATTGAAGAGTTATAAGTACCTATTGTATCCGTTATAGCCAAAGGCTCCGTTAAACCCAAATTGGTAAGTGTGGGTGTCTGGTTTGCCGCATTAAATTCACTAAGATTAAGTCTAAGAGGACTTGAAACATATCCTCTATCAAATAAATCCTCAGTATCTGTAACACTGATATTAAATGTTGATCCGGTATTGTAATAGGGTACACCACTTAAATACTTATTTGATGGTGTATTTTCTGTTACTGTTGGTGCCGGGGCAGCTATGCCCTGGTCAGTAGTATCAACCCAAAAACTGGCATAAGTATAAGAAGCCGACCCGCCGACGGTGTGTTGAATTACTATTTGTCCTACATAACCAACGGCTAGTGTGAGTGTCGCACTCATACTGGCTATTTGATAGGGAGGCCAAAAACCAGCGTAGCCATCAACAGTAGTGTTCATACAACGTCTGTTTGTAAGGTTAATTATATTTGTACCGACATTTGTAGCTGTGTGATTAGGATTCGATCCCACATCTGCTTCGGTTTCTTCTAAAACACAACCATCGGCCGCAAAAGCTGCAGCTAGATCCAATGTACCAACAATAGTGCCGTCTTTAACTACTTGAAGGGTACCAGTATCTGCTGGGTAAAAACCCCCTGCTATACTAATAACCATGGTATTATCGTCAGTAAATCTTACTGTAGTTCCAGCTGTTACTGTGGCCGTATTATCAGTATACTCTTCACTAGGTGCACCACTACTAACTTTTGCCGTTTGATCTATATCATCTATGGTAAAAGTAGCTGTACCTGGTCTTATAGCATACTGTGAGGTTTCTCCAACATAATTAGGCCTCTTGGGAATTAAAAAAGCCATATTCCGAAGGTCTGTGTTAGGAGTGTCATTCCAATTATCTTCGCCAACAACCAAATTCATCATTCTACGAAGATAGTTCAAGTCATCCTCTAAATTTTCATGATTGTGTCTTCTACCGGAAACACTGGCTACCGTAGCACTTGGGGTTGGGCTTACTGTGGCGTTGGTACCAGATACCGCAGTAATCTCATAAACACCGGCCGCATCGCCGGAGTCAATAACCAAGTAGTTACCTACCTCATTTCCTGTAAAAGAAGATACATCCGCAATTGTAGGCGAACCTGATGTAACTGTAAAGGTGGCTGTAGCATAATCACGACCACACTGCTCAGCGTACTGCTGAAGCATTGCATCATAAAATGTACGAGTACCTCTAATTTTGTCAAACTGTTCCATTAGGCTGCGTGACATTATTAATCTCCTTATTAAATTATTAACGCGTTAAAAAACTAAAAACTTGTAACTAGAAAAACATTAACTCCATGACATCGTGCCCGGATGTCGATAAATAAAGATAAACCTAATATTAGTAGGAATATTAGACTTAACTTTATTACTCTATATATAGATAGGTTACTTAATTACTAATGCAATAAAAAACCCCACTTAATAATTAAATTAAGCAGGGTTTATGCTAAACTCTTGTGAGCACACAGCCGGTATCGTCTACTCTAAATGTTTCAAAATAAACCTTGCCTGCTTTTACTAAGTCCCTTACATTTTTTTGTGACTTACTTAGCTTAGATTTACCTGTTTTGATTTCAATAAAAACAATTTCATTATCGTTAATAAGTATACCATCTATCTCCCTCCCAATAAAAATAAAATCTTCAGGGGCATATGGCCAAGCATCAGTAAAAGGGGCTAAGTTTTCTCCTATTTTGCCTAGACGCACCTCAGAACTTTTCTTTTGTCCCAATAGGATGTCGTATTTATTACGCCAATCTTTTACTTCTTTTTTGGCGTCTAAAAAATTTTTTAAGCTTACTATAATTACAAACACACAAACAATAATTGTTGCTAAATCTGGCATATTAGTCTTTAATCTCCTCTATGGCTGAGGCGTAATCCACACGCTTTTGATAAACACCTTCAAGTTCTTTGGCCAGAGCGGCCCTTATTTTCTTTAAGTTACCTAGTTTGGTGTTTACATCATCAAACTGTCCGTTATCAAGCAAACCATTTATGGTTTGTTCTAATACGGCGGCAGGATCAAAATTACCAGATTGAACTAGGGACCTACTAGTGGCCTCTACTCTATCACATATAAGTAACACAGCAGCCTCTATTGACTTAGGTTTACTGCAAGGATATCTAAAAGAATCTGGATCAGCATCTTTACCTGCCCTTGAATAAAAATAAATAGCTATATCGTTACCATGATGTTGACTTATAACTTCTATAACACTTCTTGGAAATTTATGGTCACCAAGCAGTATATTTACTGAGTCAGCAACATGCCTTGTTATAATCTGAGTACTTATCCATGAGTCTAAACTATCATGTGGATTTTCATTGTCTAATTGGTTTTCTGAAAACATGTTTGGATTAACACATTTACCAATATCATGATAAACAGCACACACCTTCATAAATTGAATATCAAGTCCTAATTCCGCACTTACCGCTTCTGCCATAGAAGCCACTGATTGGCTATGTTTAAATGTGCCAGGGCACTTAGATTTAAACCATTTAGCCAAAGGGTAAGAAGAATCAAGTAATTCAGCTAATTCTATTTCTTGTGTTGAGATAGCTGTATTATTACTACTCTCGTCGTTCATTATTAAACTCCTTGAATATCATTACCAAAAAGTTGTTTTCTGGAAGCTACCTTAGATAAACGTAGTTTTTCTACATTATCAATTTTATTTTGTTGTATCGTACCGTCTCCAAAGGCCATACCCTCAGGGTCATCTCGGTAATCCCAAATACCTCCTAAGCATTCTTCACCTGTTTCATCATCAATCATAATCTCCAAGGCCAAACCCAAAGGATGAAAAAATAATCTATTGGCTTCCTGTAAAAAGCCAAATTCTCTAAATTCTTTTATGTCCATCCTATTAATAGTAGTCATTTTTATCTCCTTAAAGTTGTTTTTTATAATTACCTTTACCTGGTATTACATTCCTAACCCCGCCGATAGGATCTTCTACATCCCCGTCACGTCTTGGAATTAGGTGACAATGCGCATGCATTATCGTCTGTCCAGCAGACTCACCGCAATTCCAGCCAACATTAAAACCAGTTATAGTGGGATCTTCTCTTACCATTTCTTCTTTTAATATAGTACAAATGCTGTATATATCATCCAACTCCTCACGACTTAAATCCCAATAAGTTTTTTTATGCACAAAAGGTATGATTAGTTTGTGCCCCTTTGTTACAGCATACGAGTCATCCACAGCGTAAGCAGTTATTAATTCCAACACGCCCTGCTTTTCAAAAAATTCTTGATTACAAAATAAGCACATAATTAAACCTCCAAGCTTTTTATTGGCTCCCCTAAGGTTACCTCTTCATATAAATTACTCAAAATCTTTCTTGGTATTTTATATCCTAATGTTATATAGTTGTTATTAGGCACCTCTATTAGTGGGATATTCCTTTCTTTGGTGTAGTCTTCTACAAGTACTATGAGTGCTTGTAAATTTTTAAAAACAAATAGTTTATTATCGTTAATAAAAAAATATATAAATAGCCTACTTCCCTTTTCCCATGCCTGCCAAGGTCCCCCAGGAGATAGATTATGTTTTTTACTATAACGTTCTATAAAAAAATTAGGCGTTTTATTTATACTATATGTATCTGTTTTAACTTCGGTAGGGGTACTATTTTTTATATATACCAAGTCTGAAGCACGACTTTTAACAAACCAATCGAAATCATTTGGGTACGTATCTTTAATAAGCTGTTCACCCTTATTCCCAACCTCTAATTGTTTACTCCATTGATACATCATTATCCTCCAAATAAATCCACAGTAAGTTTTTTTATTGGGTAGTTGGTTACTATAACTTCTTCTACTTTACCTCTTCCAGCAGCATCGCTATTAATATACCTGTGGACTTCTATTACATTAATAACGTACTCTTTATATAAATCTTGTATGAATGCGGTATTTGCATTAGACAGCATCCATTTTACGCCACGTCTGTTTAATTCATCACACAAGTTTTTTACAAGCTGTTGATCCTTTTGATTAAAATCATCTTTATTATAACCTGTAAAAGAATTACCATCTAATATATCGTAAGGAGGATCACTATATACAAAGTCATCTTTCTTGACATAATCAAGTATTTTGCTGTAATGCGCACGTTCGATGTGGGTATCGGCAAGACTCTCAGCACACTCTTCTAATAAAAACACATCATCTATGGTCGGGTTATTTCTAAAACCAAAGGGGACATTAAAAAGACCCTTAGAGTTTACTCTAAACAAACCATTAAAACATGTTTTATTAAGAAATAGAAATCTTGCTGCTTTGTCTATATCTACTTCATCGCTGTACTGATCCATGCCTTTTTGATCTCTGACTGTGTAATAATAAGCCTCATCATTTACGTGTTGTTTCAACGCTTCTATTAGTTCCTGAGTATTATTTTTAAGCACCTTATAAAAATTTATTAGGTCGCTGTTGCAATCTATAAGTATAGCGTTTTTGGGACGTAAGTGAAAAAAGAATGACGCCCCTCCCGCAAAATTCTCTATGTATCTATTATAAGCGGTGGGCATATAGCTAGTTAAATCTTTTAATAACTTACCTTTCCCGCCAGCCCACCTTAATGGGGACTTAGCCATACTAATCACCTATATTTATACCCGTATTTATTAGTTAAAATAGCTCTGTACCAAGCCGTGTGCCAATCTCTATCACTATTAGCCCTAGTATTACATCCTATACATAATGTTATTAAAATGTATAGCCGGTAGCATGAAACGAATTTATTACTTCAGTGTTACTAGGCGACATTGCATTATATAGGTTTTATATTATTAAAATACTTATCATCTAAGTCAAATGTATGTTTAATTCTATACTTTGCTATCTCCACAGTTTCTAGATCCATCTCAATACCTAAAAAAGGCCTATTTAGTTTTCTACAAACAACCCCTAAACTACCAGTACCGCAATAGATATCAGCAACCAGTTGATTGGATGAGTTAGTTAGAAGTTTTACAAGCCACGAAAGAATACCTAAGGGCTTAACAGATACATGTGGGTTGTTTATAGTATTGTTTACAGTTTTCTCTTCTTTGGCCGCTCTAGGACAATACTGTATATTGGTTGGTAGTGCCCCCCTACTATTAGGCACCCATTCAGTCCTATTTAATTTACTAAATGTATTACTTTTAGTCTCTGATTGCATATGCCCCTTACCAGTTTCCTCAAATTTTCTGACTATTGAAGAATGGTCTCCTTTATACACTTGACGAGTATCCTCCAAATTAAGTAGATTGGTTCTGTATAAGGACCAATTATTTAATTCTGACCCAACAAGCTTTTTTCTATATATAAGTATAGGGTTATAGACATTACGTATCTTACTACCATATGAACCGTCTTCTGTTTTTATACCTTTAATATGTGTACCTGCAAATGCCCAAATTAATTGATCTCTAAATTCAAACTGTGTTTGACTCATCCTAGCATATAAAATAGGGAGCATTGACGGCTGACAAAAAATAGCTAAGTGGCCACCTGGTTTTAATTTATCATAGCATAAGTTCCATACTTCTACAGACGGCATATCGTTGTCCCAAGTATCCATTTTAACCCCATATGGAGGGTCTGTGATTATAGCATGGATAGAATCGTCTTGAAGTGCTTGCAATAAGTCTTCACATTTACCTGCGCGCACTTCAAAATTTGATCCTGTTCCTGTATATATATTGGATCTGGGACGCCCTTTTTCAGGTCTAACTTTACAATCAAAAATATCATAAATCATTATAAATCACCTATCTAATACATGTCTTATTAATACCGCTAAATCAGTTAATGTGAAGGGTTTATTTAAATAACCTAAAGCCCCCATAGTTTTTGTTTCCCCAATAGGTCCTGCATCTGAGTAACCACTGGCAATTATTACCTTGGCTTTAGGATCATACTCCAATAGTTTTTTCAAACAAGCTATACCACCCATACCAGGCATATTAAGATCCAATATAACTAAATCTATTTTAAAGGTTTTCTTATAGATATCCAGTGCTTCTTCACCGTTTTTAGCTAATATAACATTATAGCCTTGTGTTGTCAAGTAATTTTCAGTTAAATCAGTTAAAAACTCTTCATCATCTACCACAAGTATGGTTTCATTGCCCTCAGTATAATCTGTTACTGTGATTACCGCTGTGGGCGGTTTGATAACAGCGGTTCTATCCGCCGGTAAATAAATACAAAAGGTAGTTCCTTGATCAACTACGCTATCACACGTTATATAACCTGAATGGTTTTTTACAATACCATAAACCACATATAAACCTAAACCTGAACCACCTGTCGTTTGTTTTTTCGTAGTAAAAAAGGGATTAAAAATCTTGCTTATGTTTTCTTGTGGTATACCACACCCAGTATCACTAACCGTAAGTACTACATAGGTGCCTTCTTTAAATTCTGTATGCCCAGCACCTATATGCGTATTACATGTTATTATATTTAAATCACCACCATCTGGCATAGCATGTACAGCATTTATAGCAAGATTCATTATAACCTGCTCTATTTGTCCAACATCAGCCATAATAGGGTATAGGTCTTTTTCTAAGGAGTAGTCAATGTTTATCATCTTAGGTATAGTTCTTTTCATAAGCTCTACCGTACTTTCTACTGATCTGTTTAAGCTAATTGGTTCTTTAAAACTTCTTTCCTTTTCAGAAAAGTATCTGAGCTGCCCTGTTAAGCGGGCTCCTTTATTAGCAGCCTCTACTATTGCTTGTATATACTCTTTTTTTGGTGTTTTCTCATTATTTATTTCCAGCATAATTAAATCAGAGTAGCCTAAAATAATTTGTAGTATGTTATTAAAATCATGTGATAACCCACCAGATAAGGTGCCTATGGCCTCCATTTTTTGTGCTTCACGTAATTGTTTTTCTAATCGTAATGTTTTTATTATATTACGTTTTCGTTGTATTATACGCCAAACATTATCGGCAAGGCTGAGCAAGTGGTCAACGTCTTTATTGTTGTAGTCACCATGATTTTTATTACCTACACCAAAAATAGCTACAATATTGTTACCATCAAATACGGGTACGTTCATATGATTAGTTATAGGCACATGCCCCTCTGGTAAACCACGTTTATTTATATAATTAGGATAATCATTTATAAAAATGGCTTCTCTTGTTCTCAAACAATCTGCCCATACACCACACTTATCTAAGTTATAAGTAACATTTAATTTATCTGACCTAGAGCATTCACTCATAGCTTTGCCATTGTACGCTACTTGGGTTATTTTATCTTCATCACTATTAACCAGACTAACATAGCTTATAGAACTGTCACAAAGTTTTGAAATACTTTCGGCCACAAAAGCAAATATACTTGCCTCATCTCTTTCTTCCATCTGACTAAGTTCTAAAAGTATTTCTTTACGCTGGCTTAGTAACTTGGTTTCTTCCTCCGCCTGTTTGCGCTCAGATATGTCTGTAATAACACAATGTGTTTGTTTAAAATTACCATTGTTATCATAACCAACCCTACCACTGACACTAACCCAGACTGGAGTACCATCAGCTTTATTTAAAATATATTCTATACCAGAAAGATAACCAACTTTTTTTAATTTAGGTAGTTGCTCATTTATATAGGTATGATATCTTTTATCAACAAAATCTAATATATTACGTTTTTGTACTTCTTCTTTTTTATACCCTAATAATTCTAGCCAAGCATTATTAACATCAAGTAATTCACCGTGTATGCCTAAGGATTGATAGGCCAACGGTGCGTTCATAAACAAATCTTTATATTTTTTCTCATTTTCTATAAGGCGTATTGAGGCTTTTTGTAAGTCTTGTTGACGTAATTCATTTGATCGTAACGCAAGAAAAATACCAAACAAACCTATTATATACACTGCTGCATGGCAATATAAATCTACTATCATTTTAGAATCTGCCAAGTCATGCATATGATCCATTGGAAGGCTTACACTTAGTGCGCCTACTAATTCCCCATCCTTAAATTGTTTGTGGCATACTTTACAGCCCTCCACTGCGTAAATAGTGTGTATATACCTAAAAGTGTTATCATCCACATAGTAGCTTTCTATTTTTTTACCTTCTTTTATAGACTCTAATAATTTGTTTTCCCAAAGTTCTGGCTGATCTTTTGTATTAAAACCCAGAATGCGGGCGGAGCTGGCTGCTTTGTGGGTATCTAATGTTACTCCAGCCTCATCAAAGTTTTTTAGCGTAGTATATGAGTACCTCATTACGACGCTGGGATTGAATAAAGGATTACTAGTACTACCATTAAGACACTCTTTCACATTTGCATGTGTTTCTTTTTTATGAGTTGTCATATTAGAGTTGGGTAGCCCCCCATAGTTAGTAATCCAGGATCTAAGCAATAAATCCTTTTCAAAAATGTTTTGTGCTTCAAGCAAAGCTGTGTGTTCTATAATATTATGTATTCTAGTGTGGTTATAACCTAAGGAGCTGGCTATAAGTGCGGTCCAAATAAAGAATACTATGGAATACGCGGTTGTATTAAGTTTACCACCAAATTTAGTTGTAAACAATAACAATATGGCTACTATTGCCACAAACAACACTAAGTAAGGTATTACTTCTTTTACACCGTATTTAGGATATTTTTGTTGTATAGGTAGTTTTGAAAACCATTTATGCAATGCAACACTGTACGGTGATCCTTCATCTATTATCCAATCCTTCATATAATTGTCAATAGTGGATAGTATGTTTAAATGTTGATCTTTACGTGTAGCAAATAGTGCGGTGGAGGGAGAAAAAAATAAACCCGTTCTTTTTATATTATATGTTTTTAACGCGGCAGCATCATGGATATTGTTGGCCACAATAAATGTGGTCTCATTACTACTTATACTATTAAATAATTCAGCATAACTTTGGTAATATAACAAAGTAGGTTTAATACCAACACTATTGCAATAGTCGTAAAAAGAATTTGCAATTACTGTGTCTTTTATAACCCCTACACGCTTATTATTCAACTCCGTAAAAGTATTTATACTTGTGTTAGTGTGTGTATAAACAACACCCCAAAAAGTAAATAAAGGTATAGATGAGAAACTAAGAGTTTCTTCAAGAGAATCTGTTTTTGCAATAGCTGGTAATAGGTCTATTTTACCTGTTTTTAGTTCATCCAAGCACTCTGAAAAATTACAGCTTTTGTAAGTTATATTCCAACCCTCCATAGCTGCTATATTATCCAAAACATCTACATACAGGCCTTGTGCTTTATCTTCGTCATAGTAAGTTATAGGTTTATTTTCAAACACACCTACTACTAAATCGTTAGCAGAAGTAGCTTGTGTTAATAAAACTAGTATGATGCTAAATAATACTGCTTTTAGGGTCATATTGCCACCTCTATAATAAAGGGCTGATGCTTTAATAACATCAGCCCTTTAAGTAGCTATCAATTTTTACAGAGTTTAAAAACTCTTTTTAATAAACACAACATTTTGTTTAACCAACTTGTACTATCTCCAACACGCCGGGGGCATTTGGAGCAATAAAATCTAAAGGGACCGCAGTTGCAACACTCATGTCACTTTCATTGCCCCCACCATCGTATGCAGTTACACCTAAATTAAAAACACCCTCTTTTCCTGTGGCTATTGTAGATAAATCTACTTCCATGGCCATACCAAGATCAATTGAAGGAGAATCATAGGTTAATTCCATTGTCGCATCTACAAAATAAAGCTTATACCCAGTCACATCAGCACTACTTGAACCAGGAAACCTTAGAGTTTTACTTACAATTTTTGCCATTTTAATTTCCTCCTAAATTTATTGTATTATTATTGGTCCGGCGCCGGCTACCCAGCCCGAAATTAGTTTTGGGGCAGACACCCAAGCTACCATATTGTCTGCTTTTAAATCCACCCTATATAAACCTGTAACAGGTAACTTTATAATTATTACATTTGTATTTATTGTAGATATTATACGGTAAACCTTTTTATTAATATCATATAGCCTGAATGTGTAAGAAATCGCACCAGATACCACAGGCCAAGATACAACAATATCCTTGTCCGTGGTACCTACGTATAAGTTCCCACCCAAAAGTTGAGCATCAGGATAATTTATTAATATAGTATTAGGGTCTAATGCCCCATCAAGCACGGGTGGCTCTATAACAGGGTCAACCTGAGCAGTTGCCACAACGACTTCTTTGGAATAGTCACTTTCAAAACCATCGGTATCATAAGCGGTTGCAGCAAAGTATAGGGTAACACCGTCTGGTACACCTACTACTGTGTATGTTACCCTGCCATCTTTGGTCGCTGGTAATCCGACATCTATGCCCATTGTATAACTACGGGTTGCTGAACCGTAATAAATTTTATACCCTTTTAAGTTAGTTTCAGTATTCGGTGCCCAAGCAAAAGTTAGATCTGCCGCATACGAAGTATTACTTATACTGAGTAAACATAGAAATAAAATTAATATTGTGCTTTTAATAAAATGGCGCATTATTTATAACCCCAAGTCATTGTATATATCATCTATATTATGAATTATTTTATAAGGTATATTTAGTTTATTATATGTATTTAGTATATTAGTATTTACATCACTTCTAAATTTAGGGTCCAAATCACGTACACCATCAGCTAACTGAAAGTTAAACATATCCATATTTGGTATATAAATAGTCTTATATAAATTTAGTATATGGTCCTTTATTACACCTTCATAGGCCGACATTGTAGAATTGCTGCCATGTATAGTAAGATCGTAACAATAAGCGTCCATTACAGACCTATCAGCAATAACAAAATCAACCTTATCTTGTAATTCTAATTCCTCAGTTATTTGTTTACATGTTAACCATCTTGGAGTATGGGAACCTGCCCCCTTATTTATAATAAAGGGGCATTTCCGAGCTAACTCATCAAGTACTATGGCATTTTTACCAGACAACTTCATTTTAGTACAAAGACTATACGCTATGGTGCTTTTTCCAGAGTTTTTTAATACTGTACCATCTGCATGGAGAAATAAATTATTACCGTCAAGAGTAAATCCATAATAAGTGCCAATACCAAGAGGGGTTACATTACGTATGCCCACTCTTGATGTTGTTCTTTGAGGATTTTTTACCTGTACCGCCTTTTTATGTGCAAGTTTACATGGTATTATATCTATACCTCTTGTTAAATTTACCCTATAATAATATCCCTCTTTACCATTATTTGTGCAAACACATTTTACTTTTTTTATTGTTGTGTGTATACCGCAACTTCTAGAAATATAAAATAAATCATAGGCTAGTTGTTTAGACTTTAATTTTACTTCATATCTACCTTTACTACGTTGATCTAAGTGTCCATCGGCATCCAGTATACCGGCTATAATGGATAAACGTTGTTCTATACTTGCATTAAAATAATCTAAGGGTATATGTTTATTATTAATTAAATTATATTTCTGTAAATCAACTAAAAAACTATTCCCTTTACCTCTAACATTAGTTATTCCATAAGTATACTTAGTATTACCAACGTGTTTAAAAAACAAATTTCTGCTTTCAGCGAAACACTTAAATGTATTTAATATAATTTCATCTGTATTAGTTAATCTTGTTCCTGCTGAATGCCCATCACCAAGCCAAACACCCAGTATATATGGCGGTATTGCTAAGGTACTACTTACTGCTCTTTTAATAACAGCATTAAACTTACAAAGAATTCTTTGTTTTTGTTTACCTAATTTTAAATAATTTTTTACTGTTATTATACGTATATCACCTAATTGTTGCTTTTTTAGTGATCTTTTTGTAGCCCCACTTTTACGAGATTGTGAGTATTGTAATACTAACTCGTGACTTGCATTATAAATATGTTTTATTCCATCAATATATTCAAATTCATAAAGATCTTCCCTACCGTCTTTAAGTTCCAACACTCTTCTTGGGGTAGAGTCATCCCCCATTAAAACATCACCAACTACTATAAGTTCGACTGGTTTTATGGTACCATCATACATTCTAACTAAGGTGCCTTTACCAAAACAACCATGCGTGCCGCTAATAGCTATAATTTTCTTCATACTACATCCATACCCCAGACATATCCAAAGAGCGGCCTACCGGATTAGCAATCTGAATAAGCTTTCTTAAATTACAAGAAAAGGAGTTGCCGTAACTTCCATTTTGAAGCTTTGTAATAAAATGTGTAGATTCTGGATAGCGTTCAACATACAGTGCCAGTAGATCCCCCATAAATTCCTCACTATTTAAATTAGCGAACATTTCATTACAGGCCGTAAAATCACTGTCTTCAAAACCCCAAAAGCTACCATCAACAATGGCATAGTCATAAACAATGTCATCTTGTGTACGTCTTACGCATACCACCAATACATCTAAAATGAGGTCCTCTGCCACGCCCACTTTCATTCTGCGAGGCAGTATATCTACTGCTTTAACGTGCTCAGGATAGATAGAGGCATTTGATAACAATTTTTTACTGTTGCCTTTAACCGACTTAATTTCAATAGCTACCTTAGCGTCCAAAGACACGATATCAAAAGCACACTGAGATGGCATAACCTGCCATGTAAATTCTGGGAACATAGAAGAGATATACTTTCTAAGCCTCTCAGAATTTTTATCTACACTGCCATTAAAAGTCCATGATCTGTCAGCGGCAGACAGCCATTCAGCACACACCCTGGCTACGGCTAATTTAAGGGGGTTATTGCTAATGGTTATTCTAATATTATTTTTAGGTTCTTTGTACACCTTATTGTGGGTTGCTTCCATTCCTAATGCTGAGTTAACTAATACAAAACTATTTCCTTTTCCTTGTGCTTGTTGCATACTCATAATTAAAATCTCCTTAGTTTAAATCTAGGCCTAATGCTACTGTGGCTAATTCACCACCACAATCGCAGAGTAATTGGCTGCCAAAAACTTTTGTATCAAGTACTTTTTTTGCGCCACAATTTTTACATACGTAATTAAATAATCTTAAATTAGCCACTTCTTTTTTATCTGCTGCTTTTTTTCTACCATTTTCTTTATACATTTATTCTTCCTCTGGCATCATATCATAAAATGCTGGATCTACCGATAATATATAAGCGGCTGACATACCCAGCGCTTCTTTATTTTCGTTTGCTAACCAAACATACTTAGGTTTATCTGCCCAAATTCTAAGACGTTCTTTAATTATACGTCTAGCGAAATCTTGCTCAATAATCAACGTTTTAAATTGATTGCTGTATCTACTTCTAATATATCTGAGGTAACCGCTGCGCATAAGAGCCCATATTAAAGATATTTTCCACTCATGCAGTAAATCTTCGGTGGTTACATAAACTATTCGATATCCATTAAATCTAGTATCTATACTATCATCGGTTAGTTTATAGTTTACACTATAAATACCGTTAATAACTACACCAAACATTGGAATAGCGATGTAAAAAGACGATTTGTTTGTTGTAAAATCTAATCTATATGTTAAAAATAGTGCTTTTAGTATAATTTCAACTTCTGTGGCTAATGCGTCAATATTCATAAAATTTACCTGCAATTAGATAGGGGCTTATAAAGCCCCCATCCATTTATAGATTATTAGCAATCATCAGAACATGGTTCAGTACAAGAGCAGCCATCGTTACAAGCGATTATTTGCTCCATCTCTTTTTCAACCACAGCAAAGGATACTTTACCCTTTTTATTGCTTACCTTAATAGTAACGTTCTTTTGTATATTATCATCCGCTAACAATTTTTTAGCTAACGGTGTAGCCACTTCACGTTCTATGGTACGTTTTAAAGGTCTAGCACCGTAATCCGGGTCTATGCCTTTTTCGTAAACAAATTCTTTTACTTTGTCGTCGAATTCGAGCCAAAGTTCTTTATAGTCAGTGTCGTTAGCTCGTAAATTATCATTTAGTTTATACAACTCAATATCTATGATACGCATAAAGTCTTTCTTATTTAAAGACTTGAAGTGTATAATAGCATCAATACGGTTAAGAAACTCCGGTTTAAACTTATGCTTTAAAGCTTTGTCCAAAGCAGCTTCTTTTTTATTCTCAGTAATCTCAGCCACACTACCAAAACCAATTGTTTTTCTGATGCGTTCTACTTCATCCACACCAACATTAGAGGTCATAATAACAATGGTCTGATTAAAATCAACTGTTTTACCCTTGCCATCAGTCAGCCTTCCTTCTTCAAGAATTTGAAGGAGTAGTTCATGTACTTTCCTAGAAGCTTTTTCAACCTCATCAAATACAATGACACTAAAAGGGCTTTTCATAACAGCATTGGTGAGAAAACCGCCAGCCTCATGTCCAACGTAACCACTTGGAGAGCCAATTAGTTTAGCATACTCATGATCTGCGGAATACTCAGAACAGTCAATGTTTATTAAATTATCTCTTCCTTTAATAAGCTCATCAGCTAAAACTTTGGTGGCCTGTGTTTTACCTACGCCAGTTCTACCAGCAAATAAAAAGGAACCAATAGGCTTATTTGGCGCTTTAAGGCCCACACTGGCACGTTGAATAGCCTCGGATAATTGATCCACAGCCTCATCCTGACCAACCAGCATGATTTTCATATTATCTGCGAGATTTAATAAGTCTTCCTTAGGTAAATCTCTAAAAGATTTCTTCTTCTTTTTGTTACCATTAGCGTACTGCCCCATGGAACCAGAGGTGGCTGTCTTTTTTTTGCTACCACAAGAGCCACCACAAGAATCGTCCTCTTCTTCTGGTTCATCTGAAAGCGCGTGTGCATTTTCATAAGTTAGAAATGTATTACATGACTTACATAACTCATAAAGTTCGTGCATCAGTAGCGGAGGTGCTACCCGTTTTGGTATACCCATGTCATCTAACAATGCGAACAATTCTTCAAAGCCATCTACACAAAAAGAAACAACAAAGGTAGAAAAGCTTGTCCTATTATGAAAATATCTGTTCTTTAAAATAGCCTCAGCATCTTCCGAAGAAAAACGTTTAATCTGGATATACTGCCCAATACGTTTCCACCATTTTTGTACAATAGCGTATGAAAGTTTATTTAAATCTGTATTGTTTTTAGTACTATTAGTATTAGTTACTTCTGTTGTTGTCGGTCTCTTAAAAGAGTCAACTACTGGTGGTTGATCCCAAAATTTAGTATCTGTGAGTACCTTAATGTCTTCCGGCATGTTTTTAATTTTAAGCTTTATGACATGGTTTCTATTTATCACTAAATTTTCTGGGTTCAACTTAGGATTATGCTCTATAATGGCGGACATAACCTCTGATCTAACAACCAGTAGATCTTCTGTTTCAAAGTTATCCCCTGCCAATTGAAATAGTAGTTGGTTTATATTAGCCACACAGGTAGCAATAACATAGTCTTCATACATCCCTTTTGAAATCTGGCCTTTCTCCTTAGTTAAATAGGCTAATTTATCTTCAATTTCCCCTTCTGGTAGTTGAAGCACAAGAATTTCAAAATCATTTGCCTTTTTGATTTTAACTCTAAACACTTGGTAGTCGTTTTTAGACATCTAGTTGTCTCCTTTACTGTTTACGGTATAAATGATTTCCATAACTTATAACAGCAACAGCTTGTTTATAAGTAAGTTGATTCATAGCTGGGATATTATTAGTATCCATAGTGTTGGCTTCAAAAGCTGCCAACGCCAAGTCTTCATATTTAACTCCACGTAAGTTTAGAAGCGCATCCAAAGCGGCTAACTGAACATCCGTAATGCCCCCTACCGGACCACCATAAGAAGGTTTAGTGCTCATTTGGGGTATATTAGAACTATCACTGGTGGGTGACGGTATCTTAGGCATCACATCCATAACTTTTTTAACTTGATCAGGCACTTGTTCTTCTTTTAAATCAACCGGCGGCGTGGGAAACGTATTAGGTGGAGCAGTCGGCTTTTTATTCTTACGTTCTGATAAAGATAATTGTACCACGGGTGGAGCCATTTCTTGTTTAACGGGTGGAGCTGTCTCTGGCCCAGAAGAAAAAACTGTCGTGGGTGGCATAGTAAAAGTGCTTTCTGTAACTGGTGCCTCTTCTTCTTCCTCTGTCCTTGATAAACTAGGTGGCGCAAAAGTTGGAGGTATATCGCCACTTTCTTTATATCTTTCTAAACTAGGCGGCATAATTGTGGCGTCTCCATCATCAGCAGAATTATATTCCTCATCTGTCCAATGATCACCTTCTAAATAAAGCCCTACACCATAACGTGTGCAGGCGTTTCTAATTGCTGTGGATAACGCACTTTTATATGAGTTGCCGATATCAATAATCTTGCCCTCTTTGGGGCCACTACTAAATCTGGCTACGGCCGAACTACCATAACCTTCATGACAAAAACGTTCTCTGTCATTAGGTGCTACTTCCACCGTAACACGCACAACAATAGAATCTTCAACTATCTCACTCGATAAAACCCTAGTACTCCAACGACCTTTAAATACTTTATTCATTCTATCAATGACATCAGTGCTAGGTATATATTTAAATTGTTGGTTACCAACACCTTTACGTGTTCTAAGCTCAAAACGCTCGTACAATTGTTTTAATACATTATCATCTACCATTACAAAATCTCCTTTATCGTATAACTGCTTTTATTACTCACATGCTTATAGTATATAACATTAATCAGTTTTCGTCAACAACTTTTATAACTGACTTGCATTTTTTGTCGCACTTGCATTCTTTAATGTATGGTACTTTGCCAGCTTCTCCTACTGAGTTTTCAATACCACCGTATTCACCTGAGATATGACAAGCACATTCATCACTACATTTACACTCATCTGACATATTATTACCTCCAATATTTTTTGTCCCGTAGAGGAATTGAACCCCTTTAAGCGAGTTTAGAGTTCGCCGCAACGCCTGTCTGCCAACGGGACTTTATGCTGTAATATTTTTGATAGCACTATAATGGTTCCAGATTTCTAAATCAAGTTCGGCGACCGTTTTATTGTATTTATATGCTAGTTTAACAAATTCTTGTTCTAATTGCAAGTATTTTCTTTTGGTAGGTGTTGCTTTTGGTGCATCAAACCCCATAAGGCGCATAAATTTAAGTATATGGGTATCTAACCCAGCGCAGTTTGCGTTCTTTCTACTATGTATAATAAAACACCTGGCTGTTTTCATTCCTATGCCGTGTATTTTTTCTAAGTCTTCTACGGCGCACTTTTTTAAATCCAACCCACAACAAGCCAGAGCTATAAAAGTTTTGGCTTTATTGTTATAACAACCTATGCCACAAGATCGTAATAGGTTATCTATACCGTGGAGCGGGGTACCTACATTGTTAGCAGCATAAGTAAGTATAGCATTAAATGGGGTTTCATCATTATGTGTTATTTTATTGAGCAATGTTTCTAGGCAACGTGCTGCTGTCTTACCGTTCTTTCCAGCAGCACATACCCAGAATAGTAGGCTCTCTTGTAGTTGAGCCGTAGTTTGATTATAGTTTGTTATGTTGTTTGGATCAATCATAATAGTTGTAACTTTTTAAAAACTTTATCTTCGGCTACTGCTGCTATGGCAGTTAATTCATAGTTCATATCAGGCTCCCTAAAACTCTTCCAGGCCACGCCAATCAAATCTAACTTATCACCCCAGTATTTAAGTATATCTTCATTCTTGACTTGCAGATATATTAAAGTGCCGTTGGTCCAAGAGGTTTTATAATTAAGTAAATATTCAGCTAAGGCGTGGCCTGCTTGTATGGCCTGTTGTATTTTAGTTAAATCTTTTCTAACAAGCACATACATCTTTTTCATATTGCTTCATCACCTCCTCCAATAAATTACTATACGGCGGATTGTAATTAGGTGATCCTGGTACCTCTATTTTTTCCATAGGAGTACCATGTAATAAGCAATATACAATATGTTTATATCTAAACTTTTCTTTAAGTTTGTTTAAATAGCACAGCTCTAATGTGTATTTATTATATATATTAGCACGTTGTGCTTCTTTGTAGCTTAACCTGGTTGATCGTATTGAGCTTGCCAATTGTTTAAGTTCTGCTTTAAGTAGCGGCAGTTTTGTTTTCCGTGACATAATTATTCTCCTTTAATTTGATTAATAATAAATTAATTAGTTTAATATCAAATTAAAAGTCACGGTGGTGCTCTGGCCTACGTCCAAATCATAGTTGTCCTCCTATATTATAGGTCTATTGGAAATTTTTTTAATGTTGTTGCTGTATACCCGCGCCAATCACCGGCGTATACTTGCCCATTATACTTCATGTATTCATACATATCAGTGCTATTTAATTTATTAAGTAATAATTCAGCGTCCACAGTAAACTCACTAAGAACTAAACCTGATCTAACAAGGCTATTATCTAATTCAGAGGTTAGAATAAAGTTAGGTTTATCGTTTAGAGCAGATGTAACTATACACCGCCCTCCAAAATTGCGCAAGCCTTGTTTTCTGCCAAATTCAAACCATTTATATCCCTTACTTTTACCCTTGTCCCTTTTTAAAAGTTCCTCCTTATGGTATAAAAGATATTTATATGTTTCAGGAAATCTTGTAGCAAATTTATTCTCATCCAAACAAGTTAAATCAGGTAGGTAAGGAAATATAATTTGATACTCTGTGTTTATTATGTCTGCTTCTGTTTTTACTACTGATAATTTTACAAGTTTTTTTACTGCTGTTTTTTCAATTTTAAAATTATCTACATAAATATAAGTATTATCTACTTTATCTGGTTTTAAAACAAATATGTTGTCTCGTAAAGTGGCAATACCGCCTGTAATTTTACATACATCCCCTAATACTGCGTTTTTAGTGTTTTGTATTACTATACCATTGTCTACAAACATGTTTCTGTCTATGGCATAGTCATTACCATATAAATTATAGGTAAATGTCTTATCTATGCTAAACAAATCTTTATTTTTTACCATATAAAGTATGGCAGTATACGCGCCGCATGAAAACTGTTTAGTAGAACCATGGTCTTTTACATAAAACACATAATTAGTTATATTATTTCTTAAATTACGGCCGGCCTTAGATCTAAGATATGATGATGGTGTTATTAATGCAACCACACCACCTGGTTTTACTAACTCTAAAGCCCTTTGTATAAAAGCATAGTATATATCAGTTGCGCCATTAGCACAGACGGTATAATTATTTTTTAGTAAAGGCCTATATGAGTCATCTAAATTTTGTAGTCTTATATAGGGCGGATTACCAATTACAATGTCATATGTATTTTTTAATAGTTTTTTTGTAAATAGGGCATCGCTTTCAAGTATTGTTGGGTGTATAGATAGATTTGAAAAAATATTTCTAGCCTCGATAACAAAAGTAGTGTCCTTCTCAACAAGTGTTACCAAATTAGCTGCTTCATCAAGAGGCATCCCGTATTTTGCTGACAACATACCAATAAAATAATAAGCAAACACACCAGTGCCTGCCGCCAAGTCTAAAATACTTGGGCACTTTTTTGTGTCTAATAAGTTCAAAGCGGTGGAGCACATTTCTTCTACAATATTTTCTGGCGTGAAATGTGCCCCGGATAACTTTCTAAACTCATCAGTTCTTAATATATCTTTGTAAAAATCCATACCAGTTAAAGTGATTCAATATATGTAGTTAATGACACTGATCTGGGCACGTAAACACTTGTTGTATCGATATAAACAGAAGAGTCAAGTTGTCTATAAGGAACAAGTACTACATTTACACCTTTACTTAACAGCGACAAATATCTAGCTCTAGAGTGCACGTGTTCTGGATCATTGAGATCCAGAAAAGCCATAAAAGTAAAGTAGTTTCCGACCACACCTGTTCTGTATTCCATAAGTTTATTATATTGTACATGCCTACCTAATATATCTCTAGCCATATTTGCACTATTTTTAGCGAGGCTTTGTGTTGCTGCTCTAATTTCTAAACCATGGATAGGAGCTATGTCTAAAAGATCATTATAGTAATCTTCTTTATTCATATAAGTGGCATCAACAGTGATTGTATCTTGACTTACAAATCCACCGTAGTTAAACACGTGCTTAAAGGTTAAGTCTGCCTTAGAGGAGGTGCCCTCAGTATGCACACGGCGCTTACCCTTAGCTAAGTACATATATCTACAAGCTTGATAAACTTTATATAATTTTGTATCACTTCGTTGCGCATTTTGCCCTGAATAATTTTCAAAAAATTCAAACATACCTTCTAACCCGCGCTCAAAATTGGCCACAAGGTCCTGTGTAGAAACTTCTTTTGCTATCGCTAATTCTCCAGTCATGTTAAAAAACCTCCTGTCTAAAATTAATAATTCATTGCCTTAATTATGGGTAGTACAGCACATGTACAATACAATGTCAACAACTTTTATTACACCCTTGTATTAATACTCCAACCTTTGTAGTGTTCTGCAGTCATCGTAGCACCCAGATCTGGATTTCTTATGTAATTACGCCATGTGGCATCTACCACACCATCTTTTGTGACATACCAGAAATCTTCTACATAGTTGTAATTATCTTTAAGTGGTACTCTTTCATCTATTGCTAAGTCAGTGGCGTAGTATGAACCCTCTATCGGCACCCATTCACCATCGTCCCGTTTGAATGCTCCCCAACCATGTCCCGCTATGGAGCTACTTGACATAGCCCCTGTGCCGGCTTTAACTAAACCACCATACATTCTTAAACGTGAGGGGTCTACACCGGAATGTAATGCCAAACTTGTTATAAGGAAAGCCATATCCTCACAATTATGGCATATATGACCAAACTTACTTACGAACGTATGAGTATCAGCCACCATAAAGTCACGAGTATTGGTGCTGCCCATAGGTTTAACACTGTGTATGGACACTTCGCTTATACCGTCGTACCCGTAGTCCTTTGCAAAATAGCTATTAGAGTTATAACTAAGTCGCCATATGGGTTTGTTGCCCACCCCTTTATGGTCTTTTTGTAACCACATATGAATAGGTATGCCCAACTGCATGTGCAGTCTCTGTAGGTCGTAAGCTAACTTGTACGAGCTAGTTGAATAGGTCTTTTCTTTGTTAGAGTTTTCAGCATATTTTGAGTAATGACCATCCCCAAGAAAGTGTCCATTTATTATAGCATATAGTTTATTCGCTGGCAAGTAAAATAGTTCTTCCGGTATATTAATATCAAAACTATTGACTTTACAAAGCCTTAAATACTGCTTCAACTTTGAGCTCAAAAAATTAAGGTAGGGCACACCACTGTTATTAGTAGTAATACTATATGGTATGTTATATTTATCCAAAATAGGTACTATACTTGTGGGTACATCATAACCACTTGTTCTAACGTGACTACGGTCTGTATCACCTTCAGCTAAAAAATGCCCTATAACAAAACATAAATCTTCGGTAAGCCAGTCAATGTCTTTAATTACATATGGTAGTTTTTTAACACAAGGTATTTTACGTTTCCACCACCTGCTAAGGTCTATATCACATAGCTTAGTTTTCTCATAGTCAGAATACTTTTGTACACGCCTAGTCCAGAAAGGGTGGTCCTCTGTCACGTCTATCCAGGTACCATTAGTAAATTTCACCCTAAAAATAGGTAGATTTCCCTTCTCCCATATTTTAAGCACAGGTTTATAACAATAACTTTTTTTGTTAAAGTCATAAGATAGAACTATGTCCCCTACTTGTAAAGCGCCTACTTCTTTGAGGCCATCCTTTGTCCAAATTTCCTCATAGTTAGCAGTACAATCCCCGTCCTTATGTAAAAGCGTCTCTGTTGGGTAAGCCCAGTACTCATCGGGGCCGTAGTTCATGTCATCAGTTTGATAAGTAATATTGCTATTTACCCATTGTTCAACAGCATACATTTTTTCAGTATCTGTTGTAGTGCCTTTGGTTATTTCTGCAGCGAGTTTAAATAATCTGGTATTGGGATATTCAAAGTATTTATTGTAGTCCAAATCTTGGCCGGCGGCTTTACCACTAACCGCACCATTAAAACGCAAAAGTGCCACATCAAGAGCTGATTTTGTGTTCATCAGGTCTTGTATAAAGGCACTTGCTGAGTTGGGTTCTGTTTTAAAACTATCCCAAATGGTGGCGGATTTCCAATTATTGATTTGAGGTAGTAACTCAGATATAAAATTAGATACGCTACTGATTGAAGACATATTAAATCCTTATATCTAAGATAGTTCCTTTGTTTGTAGCAGTTGGACAGGCTTCTTTGGGGCCTTTCGAAAAAACTTTCGTAAGCTTCTTTTTATTTTTCTTTTCAATCTCTTTAAGTTCATCTACCGTCATTAAGGATGTTTTTTGCATTATTGGGGTTGTAAGCATTGTGCATCCTCCCTTTTGTAAGACAGGTGCGCATAGCTATTTGAAAGGCGGACCAGTCTTTTAACATAAAAATAGTGTGCTTACAATACGAAATTTCTTTATCTATAATCATTTATCTACCTTGTAGTTAAGTAAAGTCTATACCTATTTAATTTTTCGTCCTCTAACCCAACCCAAATTTTCCAACGTATTAAGTTCTTCTTTGTTTATGGACCTACTTTCATGAGTGTAAGGGCAGTAAATCCACACGGTACCATAGCGAGAATTAAGTTGTCCTGCTTGCTTTATTGAGTTTTTTCTACCAATTATATTCTTAGTTTCTTGTGTATGCTTTTTACCGTAAAAAGCGTTTTTAGTCCCTTTATGCTTACCGGTATGGGATTTACTAATTTTATCTTTATACTTTTCCCATCTGCCAGAAGCTATTAAAAGTGTCTTTAATTTATTACCACACACTAAATTTTCTTGCCCATAACCTTTTTGGCCATTTTTCCCATATAAATTTAATTTGAATTCATTTATGGTAGCTATATTTTTATAGCCGCCCTCAATTAAATTATATGTAAATGGGTGTTTAACAAAGTCTTTGTTTACTAAGATTTCTTCAAGCTCCGACATGTCCTCGTGATTATCAAATACGGCCAGGATGTCTTTTTTAAAATTTTGTATACCGTATTTTCGTTGAGCGGCTATAAGATGCCGCCCTGAACCCATATATGTGTCATCAACATGCGCAGTTCTATGGCAACCTATATAAATTTTATTATTAATGATGTTTGTTATTTTATATACAACATAAAACATATAATAATTCCTGACACTTAAATAAAAAATTATTGTATTTGTATAAACATAATAATAAGTGGAGCCTAGAGAGGGATTCGAACCCCCGATGTGTTTTACCACGACAGCTTACAAAACTGCTGCTATACCCCTTAGCGATCTAGGCCTATATATATATATATATATATTAAAGTTAGTTAAAATTGGTAGCGGCAGTAGGACTCGAACCTACATAACCAGGGATATGAACCCTGTGAGAAGCCTTTTCTCGATGCCGCGACACATTTTATTATTTATTTCTTGTAAAAAATAAATGATTAAAAAACTCAAAGTTTATTTTTTGAAGATACTCTGAGGGTGATTCAATATCAAGACCAAGTTGTTTTACTATTTCACTGGTTACTTCCTCGTCTTGTAAATATTGTTGGTTAAAATTATAAAACTCATACAAATCTTCGTCAGATAAACCGTTCATGTGTTCCTTCCATGCTGCTTGACAAGTAGGGCAAACATAAGAAGAGTCTTCATTATTATTAATACAATTAGGATCTGAACATTCAGGGTGAAAATCTAAAAAGTCGGGTGCGAACATGTATTAATCCTCTATAATAGTACTGTTGGTATTATTAATTTGTTTACCATAAACTAACATATTTGGTAGTACTTCATCATTATTACTCATTGTGATTAAATCGTCTTCTAACGATTGTGTCCAATAAGGTTTACTTCGTAAATAAATTATTGCCGCTGCGTAATCTCGGCCAATCCCAAGTTCTTGTTCAACTTCTTTAATTCTACTAAAAAAAATTCTATGGTTACTAATAGCTGCTGAGTCTAATGTGTTTAGAGTTTCTTCTATTCTAGCCATGTCTGTAATTTCCTCGCTCCTATTTAGTTTTTAATAATTCTTATCCTTAACTACTAAACTTGTTAATAGTATAACATGTATTAACTGAGTTGTCACTACTTATTTTATAGTTAGTTTAATACCCATAGTATTTAAATAAAATACATACTCATCCAAGCTGTTTAAATTGTTTAACAACTCGTTGTGCTTTTTACATTCTTTTATATGCTTGTAAGTATCGTCGCAACGACAAGTTTTACCACATAGTTTACATCCACAATACTCCACGGGATAATTACCCTCTATACCCCAGCTACCACCATTATAGTATTCATACTTGGTTTCAGTATTTTCAAAAAGCAGTGTAGGTAATTTTCTAAAAGCTACACTATCTGGGTAATTATCAAACAACTTGTGTGACCAGTGTGGAACTAATGCTTCTATAATAGCAGCCTGGTTACTGTAAGATAAAGTGTCAAACAACAGCATTACTATATTTTTAAGTTCTGCTTGCTCAAACAATGTTTCTTTTGTGGGTATGGCCATAATTTACCTCAATTGTTTAGTACTCTACTGTGTAACTTTCAACAAATAATATTGATCTAACTGGTATTAACATTTTACCTACTTCTATAAAAGTGTTATCATTATTATGGTCAGCTATTACTTCTAATGGGTCACAATTTTGATTCCTGGATCTGCCCGAATCACGTGAAATAGACAAATAAGTACATGTAGTGCCTAGTAAATCTACTTCTAAACCATTAAGTAAAACCAATTTATAAGCATACATTCCATAGCTCCTTATTATCAAACTTTAATTAGATCTGGCTCTTTTAAACCCCAACATTCTAATTCGAACTCGTATAAATAGCCTATCACTTCTTCTGACTCGTTAGGATGTTCTAATTTAATTTCTTCTAATGTTTTAGGGCGATATTCTCCAGGCTTATCACCGTAAGTTTGTTTCATTAATGCTTCATCTCGTTCTTCACATAAACGCATAAACCAGTTTTTAAGCATCTTGTCTCCTTTAAAGCGTCCCCTCTTCCAAAGTCTATCGAAGTCACTCGATGTTGCTCTGATGACTAGTCAGAACCGGGATGTTTATCCCGCTAAGGAAGAGGGTTGTTGTGGAGAGTGATGGAGTCGAACCACCCGAGCTTCCGCATCTGATTTACAGTCAGACCCGCTGCCATCTACGGTATAACTCTCCCTTTTATGCTTAGTATTATAGCATAAAATTATTTAACTGTCAATAGCTTCTTCTAATATTAAAGTTTCTAATAATGGAGGCAGTTGATTAAAAGAATTTAAAACTACCTCCCCAGTAGCTACATTTTTTGTTTCTATATACGTAGAATACGTAGTACCTCTATTAGAGCCCGCGTGTTTAATTGGGACAGAAAATGTTATTTTATCTCCAATTTTCAGATCTTTAAATAAACGGGCCTTAGTTTTACGTAGAATTTTTGCTACTACTAATATGTTGCTTTTTAATAGTATATCATTCATTTTATACTCCTTAATAAACATATTACTTTATTGTGGTATATGTTTATTAGTATACCATACGCTGTAATCATTGTCAACCTAAAATCTTTTTGGTATTAAATTAGAGTTGTCCGGTCTATTAGCCATTATCTCCGTAAGCTTGGTAAAAGATACGGGATAAAAATTATTGTTATCTACACCAACATCCCAACTCTTACCAATAGGAGGTAGTTTGCCATGACTGTGCCCGTAAAGATTCCAACTATTATAGTGACTCGCATTCCATACTCGTAAACTATAATGAGAACAAACTATCTTCTGTCCTTCAATAGTACGTTCCCAAATATCACCATAGAATTTATCCTTTTTATGGTCGTGATTACCGCGAATAAAGACGTGGCTACCATTAAGTTGTCGCACATATTTCTCACGTGGCTGAAAGCTAAAATCACCGACGTGGATAACCACATCTCCATCCTTAACTACTTCATTGTGTCTACGTATAATTTCATCATTCATTTCTTGCGCTGTACTAAAAGGCCTCGCACAGTACCTAATGATATTGAAATGACCGTAATGACAATCCCCGCTAAAAAAATACATAGCTTAATACCTCATCCACTGTTTTTTCTTTTTTGTACAATCTTTCCAACAAGTAGAATGAAAGTCACTTCTATATGTATCATCCCACGAATTAGCTAAATTCATTAAATTCCTACAAGCACGTACATAGGGAGCATGTCCACAACTTAAACGCCGTTCTTGTGTTGTTTTAGGGCGTCTATAATAGTGGCTAAAATGCCATTTTCTTTTGCCTGTATAAGGGACAGGCCCATTACGGAAACCTAACCACTCATACTCTTTAAACCTGTTACGTTTAGTATACTTTTTAGGCACGTAGTTGTCAAGATCTTTTTCTATTTGTTCTGTATTTATTACTCTAAAATTAGCATCCAGAAGTAGGAAATCAACGGTGCTTCTTATATCTTTACCTATCCAACTTCCTGTCTTTATAGGCTCAAAATAAATATAAGTGTCATTCCAGTTGTTGCCAATATTTTGTGATAACTCCTTAGCAATACTTTTTGGGCGAAAATATTCACGTAATGTTTTTCTGTTAGGATCACGCCATTGGCGTTTGCGGTATCTAGCTAATAAAAAGTCTGTGTAAGATTTGAACTCCTCATAGTTGTTATCCCTATCAACCAAATAAACTCTTTCATCTTTATTAATTGTGTGCATTTAGATTCTCCTTTAAGTTAAATTAATAAACTTAAAGGATATCTTGTACGTAATAATATAATATTTTATATTTCATAATGTTAATTTATTTCCAGTGTAAAATATTAGATATGGCGGAGAGGGAGGGATTCGAACCCTCGGTAGAGCTTTTAACCCTACACTCACTTAGCAGGCGAGCACCATCGGCCTCTCGGTCACCTCTCCATAGTCAATAAAATTGCGGAAAAGGTAGGATTCGAACCTACGGAACTTTCGCTCAACGGTTTTCAAGACCGCCGCCTTCAGCCACTCGGCCACTTTTCCTATTTAATAAATAATAAGATGACCACAGTCTAACCACCACGGTCATCTTATTATTTATTTTAATCTATGCTAATACTATTTTAATGTATGACACTTAGTACAAGCAATATTACGTTTTGCATGGGTATCATGAAGCCCACTATTCCAAGTTTTCCTACTGTGACAGGTGCTACATAAGTTTTGCCACGGAGTCATAATAAAACCAGTAGGGTCAACGGTACCTGTACCAGGAGTAGGGGTAGGGGTAGGGGTAGGGGTGGTGCCTGTGTCCCCGTCAACCCCATCTTTTACCTCACCTGAGCCCACTGTAACATGGCAGTCCAAGCAGCCCTGATGTATAAGGTATGTTTCTTTCCTAAAACCAGGTGTGGCATGTGGATAGTGGCACATTTTACATGTTATAATATCCCCTTTTAGCAGTACAGCGATCCCGCCCCCAGATACAATTTCATCACCACTCATAGGGTCTTTAACAAAACCCCCATTTCCGTCGGCTACCTTTCTACCGTTAAATACGAAATCGTATTGAGCGCAGATAAACTTGTCGAATGCAACCACTGAGTCCTTCCCATTATGACAGTCTCTGCATACACCAACACCTTCACGCTTTACTCTCTCGCCATGATTTACTCCATGTGCGTTGCCGGGTGACGGTAAAAACTTAGTAACAGTGTCCGGACATTCTGGACAAACCGGGTCTGGACATTCTGGACAAACTTGATCTTTACATTCCTCGCACGAAGGACACTCTCTATCTTTACATTCCTCGCACGAAGGACACTCTTTATCTTTAACTTTCTTTTCTTGTTTGTAAGACTCTCTATCGCGTTTATGCTCATCATCCTTAGCAATAGATGTACCCGCTACCATAAAACTAAAACAGAGTAAGATTGTTATAATACTTAACAATTTATTCATACATTCCTCCATCGTTTTGTAGTGATTTAATCACTGTTTGTGTTAGGCCTACACACAACAATGGTTAGCTTGCTATGCGTAGGTATAAAATACTTAACTGTAATTAAGTAAAGTATAAGACATTAAATAAAGATTGTCAATTACTTTTAAACTTTTTAAGTAAAAATTGTCCGCATGCAGCCTTTACTTCCGATCCGGTGGATACTTGATATTTTAATTTACTGATATTATCTGAAAGTGTTTTTACTATTGTATTAAAATTTGTTGTTTCTTTAAAAGCAGATCCATCACAAGTATTAAAACGTAAGATGCGTAATTCTTTGTTGTAATTACTTGGACTATCCATAAAAGAAATAAGTTCCTTAATCTCTTCCAAGGAGTCATTGCATGACTGTAAAAAAACTTGATGGTATAATACATCAATGCCTTCTAACGCAGAAAGAATATTTAAAGCAGATACAGCTTCTATTATAGGTAGAGTACCTGGAATTAAACCACTGCGTGTTTTTTGAAAAGCAGAATGTAATGAGTAAAATAGTCTAAAAGGACTTCTACCATCAATATGTTCTGGATTAATATCATATAATTCTAAGGCTGTATTTAATTCTATAAATTTATTAAAATAAATATTTTTTACATTAGGGTATACAGTGGATAAATCCACCCCATCCAAGCCTTTTGCATAACCGTTAGCAAAAACCCAATTAAGTACATTTATAGAAACTTGATATACAATATCCCCGTATGGTAATGCATCACCCATACCCATCCATGAAAATTTTATGTATTTGTCTTTAAGCTCAGGTTTGTGTGCTACTTCTGCTGCTATTGCATCTTTAACATTCTGCTCTATTTGTTTAGCGGATAATTTTGTATAACCACACTTTTTCACTGTCAGATAACAAAAAGCACAACGCATTGCACACCCTGCTGATACAGAAACAAACACGGAGTATTTATTTCTAGCTGTTGTAGTTACACCTACTGTGTTATTACAAGAACTTACAGTTTTTATGGCAGTCTCTGAACCATCGTTGTGTATATATTTAGCCACCTGGTTATCTTTTGTTCTATAAACTTCCATAATTAACCCCGCTTTCAAAATTATACTACTTCTAATGTAGCTGGTGCTGCCCCTTCAAAAATAACTTCTTCTTTATTAGAAAGTTTTGATAATGGGGGAATAAGATATTCAGCTACAATGTGGCGATTTACAAATATATCATTTAACCTTGTAGCCTTTTTAATCAGCTGTCTTTTAACATAAGTACCACGTTTAAAGTGTGTAGGGTAATCGTTCCAATTTACACCTTTTCTCATAAGCATGTCTAACATCTCTTCCCTATTTTTAGAGTGCAGTTCTTTGTGTGCATAATGGAATCTTGCTGCCATAGAGACACTGTTTTTAATTGCATCTAATTCACGCCATACAAGTGTGTTGACTGCCTCCATTTTAGTAGGAACCACCCAAGCACGACAATCAAATAGACCAGCATCTTCACCTTTTTCAGGAATAACTTCTTTAAGATAAGAAGAAAACATAACTGATGCCGCTGAAGCCAATACAGAAACAATCTTCTGTATTTTTCCATCAAAATAAACTTGTTTATTATAACTATCGCTATATAAAATAAGGCTTATTTCATCACTTTGGGTGTAACCTATTATTGCGTTTGACATTGAAACTAACGCCCCAGTGACATTTATCATTAAATGACTTAAACGTTCATCATAAGGCCTTTTAAGGCCTTTTGTAAGTGTACTAAAACATTTACCATCCAATCTTACACATATAGGTAGTAAAGGAGTAAATTGTCTGCCTGACTCATAACGCTCTAACAATTTCATCCTGTCACCCAGCGCATCTTTATTCATAGTTTCCTCCTAACAAATGCTTAATAAAAAAAACGGCAGAGAAAAGTGATTAAACTGTTTTTGAGTTCTGATTAATGGTCAGAATGAAGTAAGTGTAATCTGCACTACTACCGTTTGCGCTGTGTACAGGAGTCGAACCTGCGAATGCCGACTAGAAAGGTCGGTGTCTTAAACCACTTGACTAACACAGCGTAAATTGATTTTAGGGTTTTTTATTAATTTCTTTATTACCCTTTTCTAATAAAAAATTTTATCCATAGGAAAGAAAATTTAAGCAGCTCTTTTAAAGTAATACGTTCACCAGCAAACCAAGTAGTAGCTAAACCAAAACCCACACCTATAACAATATAGATAGTAAATAATACAAAAACTATACAAAGTAAATCAAGTAGCATATGCCCACCTCATACAACTAAGTTGTTTTAGAAATTAATTCTTTTGCATACTCAAAATGTTTAAGTACATCCTTAAATTTAGGACTTTTTTCCCCTCCTGTCCTTAGCAGATAGGACGGATGATATGTAGGTATAGCATAAATGTCCTTAGCATATTCATACAAGCGTCCCTGCATTGCACTTAGTGTTTGCTTCGCATCCAAATTTAACATAGCTCCGGCAGCGTCTTTACCTAACAATAATATTACTTTTGGTTTAATTAAATTTACCTGTGTTATTATATAGGGTAAACAGGCGTCTATCCAATCTTTTTGGAGCGGTTGGCCAGCAGCTAAGTAACATTTAACTAAATTAGTGATGTATACATCTTCATAAGTTAAAGATGTTCTAGCTAAAATTACATCAAGTAGTTTACCGGCTCTACCAACAAAAGGTATACCGACTTTGTTCTCTTCGTCTGCTGGCACCATACCACATATAAGAAGTTTAGCAGTAGGATTCCCTTTATCAAAAACGGGAAGCAGACGTCCTTCGTGTAGTGAACAAGCAGTACATTCTGCTGCCATATAATATAAGGTGATTAAATCCATTCAGTTAAATCCTCAATTTTAGTTAAACACATTTCTTAGCGAGTACTAATTCCAACCCAGGGGTTTTAATGGACTGTTCTACCAAAGCCCGTGTCTCATTAAAAATCTCTAAACTGATTATATCATTTATTTCCGCTTCAGTCAAGCCAATATCTGATTTTTCTTTCTTAATGCATCCCATTGTTTTACCTCTTCTGGTTATACACGCATGAATATTCTTCTTTGTGCTATCAGAAAATTTGCTTCTGTTTAATAATCTTAATGCTGCGGTATACAGACTGTTTACTCCCATTACTGGAAGGATCGGACTATACCACAAGTTTGAGTTTATCTAAAAAATATTCTTGACTTAGGTTCTCGTCATATCTAAACCTTATCATAGTTACTCCATTACTTGCACATAATTTGTTTTTTATAGTGTCAAGTGTCTGTCGGCGCTCAACATCTTTTTGAGTATCATAACCCAAACATGGGTAAAAATGCTGCTTTCCGTCATACTCTAATGCTATGGAGTGGTCGGGCAAAAAGATATCAAGAAATAGATTATGTCTGGTTTCTGGGTTTCTTAGCCAATCAAAAGTTTTTTCCAGTTCTATACTAATTCCTATATCTTTAAGCCACAGTACCATATCTTTTATTTTGTATGAGCCCCTAACCCCGTACCGCAGGTAACATCTTTTTGAGCAGTAGTAATTAGGATCTCGTTTAGCTCTTGAAGGCCCCCTAGCAAAAATAATTCCACAACCTTTACAAGTAAACAGTGTCTTTTCTTTTAGCATACTTTTGTTGTGGCAGAGTTTAGAACAAAACTGCCCCCGCCCTTCACGTAATGCTGTACTTATAGAATCAAGTCTAAAGTCTTTACCACACTGAGCACAAGTATGTATAGGTATATTTACGTTATATTTATAATTACTTGTACTAGAAATTTGGCGTCCTTGTAGTCTATGCCCGCATTCCGTGGAGCATGTTCGTATCTCTCTACGTTTTGGGGTAAATAAATTACTACAAATGGGGCATATAATTTCTTCTTTATTAAAAGACTTATGTTTTAAACCCTTCATAGTAATACTTCGCCATTGGGAGGCGCAGTTTTTACTACAAGTAGTTTGTTTACGTTTACTTATAAAGTAATTTTTACATATTGGACATTCTTTGTTCATACAATCCTCAAACTTCCCGGCGTATTATACACTCGTTGTGTATCTCGACTTTCGTCTCAGTCTCTGCGGGGTCAATTACGACTTCCCTCAGGATTGCCCTCAACTTAATTGGTAGGGGTTCCCTGATATGAGCCAGGTTTATTAACGTGCCCACCATACCTTAATAAGAAAAATGGGCACAATCATTAACTGGAAAACTTTTTCCAGGACCGCAAAAGGTTGATTTCTTTAACTTTTTTCTTTCCTTGGTAGTTAATTTAGCGGCGTCTTCTTTACCAAGGGCAGTCCGTGCTCTTTTTAATAGTTGATCTAATGCATCTAAAAATTCACTCATAATAGTTCTCCTTATCTAGATAAACAAACTAGTTTATCATTTTGTATATACTCATTGAATAAAGCAAAAAATCTATTTGCGTATTCTATTGGGGTATATTTATCAAACCAGCACAAAATTGTGCCGTCTTTGGCTAAAACTCTTTTAGCTGCCAGCACCATATCTTCTATGGCGGGCAGAGTTTCTTCATCTATATGTGAATAAAAGTCAATGAATATAAAATCGTACTTCCTGCTTGTTTGGTACATATAAGTAAGCCCATCGCTGTTTAATATTCTATGCTTACTTTCATCATAACGAAGCCACTTATTATCTCTGGAACCGTCATCTAACAAACACTGTATTTTTCTTTGTACATTTATGACGTCTGCATTCTTTTCAATAGTAGTTAAAGATATAACTTCGGGTTTGGTTAAAATACATCTGGAGGCTATACCAAGACCTAGACCGATTTCCAAACAATTTCCTTTTGGAAAGCTCCATAATTGCTCTATGTAATCATTAACTTCACTTTCTAATGCCCAAAGAGTATGGCCATCACCAAGCTCTAAGTATAGCTCATTATTCATACTGTAAACTCTGGCAGTATTATGTGCCGCCACAAGTTCGCCATCTCTGAAATAAAGTAGTCCATCCATTTTGGCAACTCCCATGTATACGGTTGTAGTACAAAAACATGTTTTAGCCTATTAATACATAATTATTCTTTGGGTATATCAAGGACTCTATCAAACTCGAACACCAAATTTATACTTACCGCTTCCGCTTTTGTATTATCAAAGGCTACCGGAATGCCACTTTCATCTGTTGCTATAACAGGTTTTTTATAACGTATACCAACGTTGCCATTCTTGGCCACAGGTAGATAAATATCCAATAATGCTGCTATTTCAGATCTGACATAATCAGACCAACCAGTTGTTACTTCTTTATCCAACAGATCATTAGTAGTTTCCATATAGTTAGTTCTCCACCAATTGTTTCTTATCTTTTGCGGCATCTTTATCTTGATCATAAACAAGACTTACTAAGGCTGTCAGATTACGTCCCCATTCAGGATCATCCGCATTTAATTCGAGTTCGATGTAAAAGTCGCTTATTTCATGATCCACTATTTTAGGTGTGCCTTTTTCATCGATGAATACATGACGCATTTCATGTGAAATAAGACGTTTTTTGTCTGCTTCTGACGCTAACCCCCACGCTTTGTGGTCAACAATTATAATGTAATCATAACCTTCCAATGCTTTATCATCTTGTGTAAAAAACCTGATTTTAGGGGAAGCAAGCTCGATGCTGGCCAAACAAATTTTACCTCTGCTTACACGTTTCTTTGTGTCATATATCAACCTAAAATTTAAATTAGCCAAATTTGGAAAACGCTCTTCAACAACATTAAGAAAAACCTCAACTAAATTTTCATCACATTCAATATATCTGCTCATATTTTCCTTTAATCCTTTTAAAATTTAAAACAAGTTTAGCCTTTAATACTATAAAATAAGTTATTTCCTGCCATATTTTTTATCGTAGTGCTCTTTTAAGGCTGCTATATCCTTGCTAGTTGGTTTATTGTTACCACTTACCACACTTTGTTCTTTTGCTGTACTAACTTCTTGCATTTACTTTTTCTCCTTATAGATGATTTACTCATATATAATTTCTAATCAGTATAAACCATAATGGTTTATTAATCAACAATTAATTTATTTTGGCTTCTAATTTTTTACCACAGATTGGGCAATAATTTATATTTATGCCATAGGTATAGACACGTGTATGACTAATCTCATTAACTAGCTCTTTCCAGGAAAGAACCCAACCATATGGTTCTACCCATTGAAAAACTAAGGGATTTTTTTCAGCAATGCTTCTGCCGTCCTCGCAGCTACAAAAAGTCATTAAGCACCTTAAATGTGTTTACTTTGAAAAATACTGTGGGGCCTTAATGGCCCCATAGATAATTACTAATTATTATACACGTGTGCCAGGAGCCACATAGCCAGCAGGGCCAGCGTTACGTGCACCAAAATAATGCCAACCTTCTGACGGATAAATACGTGGCGCAGCAAACCCAGAGGCATCAGCCTCCCTGGTATCCATAACGTCCATTGAAGGGGCATTAGCACCCATGGGACGTCTACTACCAAGACCCATTATAGTAAACTCATCATTACGTACACGCTTTACAGTAGAGCCCCAAACAAAAGGATTCATGTTGTACTCACCATCCTGAGCAAAAGAAGGAACAACAGGGTTCATGAGCTCATCTTTGGCTTGGTATGAAAGTACGGTCTTAGTATAGTCATCTGAATTTCTTAAGCCATAGTTTAAAGCACCGAAATTAGACATTTTGACACCAAACTGTCGGTACATCTGAGCACCTACACCGCCCGGTGTTACAACATCAGTTTCTGTGGGGCCTGTAGCTGCTACTTGAAAAAAATCAAAATTAAATGTGTCTGCCATGGTAATATCCTCCAAAAGTATTGTTAGTTTCCCTTCTATATATAAAGAAAGGTTAGATTATTTAATTCTTACTTATTATATAGTACAAGAAATCAATTATATACTTTTGAATTACTTTTATTTTTCCATAAAATCATAAAGGCGGATTGAAATAGTACTATGATCAAATAAATATTGTGCTGTATTATCGTAATACGCCAAACTTGAAACAACCACTTCTTTAATTCCAGCGTTTATTATTTTAACCGCACATTTACCACACGGCTGTCCGCATGTTAAGTAAAGAGAAGCATCTTTTGTAGCTATGCCCATACGAGCACAATTAACTATTGCTGATTCCTCAGCATGACTGGCCACACAGAGATCCATGCCTTCTCCTGATTTGTAACCAAGCACCTTTCTGGGACATTTACCTAACAAGTATTTAGAATTACGTTCCGGTCTATTAAATGATTTATCTAGTACCCATCTAGTATCACAAGGAGGTACCCCTCTTGGAGGACTATTATATCCCGTGCCTAAAATACTATTATCTCTAACTAACACTGCACCAATGCGTCTAGAAAAACATTTGGAATTTCTAGCTGCTTGTGCGGCTATACCATAAAAGTATTCATCCCAACTTTTAACTGGTGTCTCATATGAAGATACATAATCATGGGAAACAACTGGGGTGTTATTATTTAATTCACCACAATGGGTTAACCACTTACTAACCAAAGCGGCTACCCCTGCGTCATCAATACATTTACGAGCAACAACAGAGTCTAACATGTCTAAAAAAGCTGCGTAAGAATAACCCAAGGTGTATGCTGTGCTTATAGCATTGTATATTTGTAATACCTCTGCTGCAACAGTACTATCAGAATTTACGTATAATTCTATATTGTCGTAAGCTTCTTCTATTTTTTTATTGTCATTACCAAAATTAGCTTTAATGGCTGCTCTAAAATCAGCATCATTTATATTTGACATATTATTCATCCTCTTTTAAATTTTCTAGCATATCCTCTACACCAAAAAACGGGTTATTTTTCTTTAACTCTTCTCTTTTATATGTGTAAAGAGACAAGATATCTTCTAAATATAATAAAACAGTTTCCTCTAAATCTGGATTTATTTCCATATCTATTATATGCCTATTCATGTCTACTTCATATACTTTGCCGCCGAGGCTTTCAATAAAGTCTATTATCTCAGAAAGCATCTCTTTTTCAGAATACAGTCTATTCATTATATACCCCTTAGTTTAAATGCGCTTGTAGCACAGACATAACCAGCTTTTCCACTTTAATATAATCGGGTTTTACTGGTAGTTTACTATGCTTAAAACTACATTCTATCTTTTTAAATAACCTTTCAGCCTCAGCTTTTACTTGTATTAAAGACCATTTACCTGTTTTTATTTCAAGAAGTTCTTCAAAATCTTCTCTATGTATATTTAATTCACCAGAATTAAGGTATTCATCACCCATCCTAAGTAATCTTATACAGTGGCTGGCATTTTTTGGGTCAAATCCATACTTATTAACTAACTCTTTTCTTTTGCTACCCATATAACCCAATTTAATATTACTTTCCATATGTTTAAGTTGACCATAAGCATAGCCAACAAAAGAGTTGTAGGCCTCTTTTGATATAAATAGTTTTTTATTATCTATTAATAGTTGTCCAGCAGGTGCTTTATTTAAGTAGTGCTCAGATTTCAACCATAGCATGCCTAATACATTAGGATTAGACTTTAATAGCAAATTTACAAATTTTCTAAATTCATAAGATACAACATCATATTTATCTTTAAAACATTCTATTGCCCTTTCATGTTTTCTTTCTAACCCTAAACCTATGTAGTATTCCTTAGGTGCCATGTATACACCCATAAGATCTATATCGTCAATGGAGTTTGGATCTGTGTTGGGTATATACATTCCGTGGGCGATACTTCCACGATATGCTTCTATGATGGTGTTATCTGGGAATAATTCTTTACTTAATTCTGGTGTTAACATTTCTTTACGATCCTTATTATTAGATAGATAGAGGGACGTTACTAATTAATGTTTATTTTATATAATTACAAACTATATTCTCTATTGTTTTTCCATTATCATTTAATAAATATGCCCTTGAATCCAGCATAACTATAAATTCAGAATCATTGTTACGCCAACAACTAATTACTGCCGTTACAGTACATTCCGTACAACCCACAGACATACCATTAATTGTTTCTCCTGGACAATTGCATTTAGTACCTGCATGTACACTTGTAAATACTGCGTCAGGGGCTGGATAATTTAAATATGCGGCGGCGTTATTTGCATAATACATTATTTTTACTCTGGCTATGTTGTCATACAACCACCAAGCTACATCGTCTACTAAGGGTAAGTTAGTGTTTATTGTTGCTGTGTAGGCACGTAATGGTGCGCCATTAGCAGTTGTAACACGTGAATAATCGGCTACTTTTAGTATCATATCTTTAATCTCCTTTCTATCTGTTTATCTATCTATCTATCTATCTATCTAATAGTAAAACTAATTTTTATTTCTGTTACTCTTATTTTAAGTATTTATTTTATTCACCAACTCACTTCAAAATAAGTATAATAAAGTTCCATGCCGTCAAAACAATCAGATCCTGATCTACAAACATCCTTTGTATCTACTATTTTTACCTTGTACCCAGCAGCCTTCAATCTATTAATAAATGGGATAAAAGCTTTGTCATTTAGACAACCAGATATTTTGTAATCTTCCATAGGCTGTATTTTTACAACGTTTTCACCCGCATTTGCTGCCTTGGCTATAATGGAGTCGGTGGTTGCATTTAATATTTTAAGTGCTTCCGCTATAACAGAAGCACGTCTCCTGTCTATTTCTTTTTGTTCTTTTTCTGCTTTGATACGGCGATTACGTGTGTCTAATTTAAGCTTGTTCTCAGCAATTTTTTTAGCTTCTGCAGCACTTATCATATTGTTATCCTCCAAAAGACATCATGTCTAATATAAAATTGCTACGAAAATCAAAAATCAGTGCGTGGTGTCTTATCTTAAAATGTATTATCCGGCCACTCCAAAATCTTTGCACATTTATCCATTGATTCCAACAGCCCTCACTGGCGGCCGGATAGGTTTTCCTAAAATTTACATAGCTAATACGAGGAATTAACCGACAGAGATTAACAAAATATGCAACGACTGTTTTATTCATACACAGTCCTCTGATAAAAATTCTAAATAATCATTTAGGTGATCTCGTAGCTTGGTTACCTGATCAACCCACTCAGCCATAGACATTTCATAAGTCCTATGTAATCTCGCCCTCTCATGACAACTTGATATTTCAATAAAATAAAGATCTTCTTCTGAGTCTTGTCTTGAACTCCATTTAATTTTCCCAGCCCATGAAACCACAGTACTAGTAGAGGGTTCATTCTCTGGGGTAAGAAACTCCTTTTTACACCATACAGCTTCCATTGATTTTCTCCTATAAAGTTCCGCGGCGGGTCTAGTGCTCGCTTGCACAGACATGTAGGCTTAAATATTAAATACGCCAAAAATGATGGCTAGTGAAACGGCATGGAATTACCCCATGACTAACGTGTAAAATAGCCAACAACAGTTGCCTACCAGCTTCTCTAAGAGCACGGCCAGACACCATTATGTTCATATGCATATGTTTTAAATACTCTGTCACTTGTTATAACCTCGTCATCGTCAAAATTGGTCACGCCAAGAATCCTACCATTTTAGCAATTGTTTTATTTACCGTTTTTACTTTTACATGGCTTCTATGTAAAGTGTTTTCTATTTGTTTAGATACTGCCCAAGCAACTTGGTTGTCAATAGCGCCTTTGGAACACTCGTAGCCTAACAACAGCTCAAAAATTTTAGCCAGTTTTTCAAGTAGTCTGGCATACTTTTCACCTTTATCTGATGCTACAAGCTTTTTACCTTTACGTACCACATTCACATTATACACACCTAATTCTTTTCGTAAAGTTGTGTATAATATTATTCTAAGCAACGGATTATTTTTCCAGTCTATCTGTCGGTATTTCTTCATATGTAATCCTCCGATTTATTTGTTGTGTGTTTTTTTATGACAATTACCACACAATGTAGTCAAATTAGCCATAGGTTCATTCCAAGGATACCTTTTAGTGTACTGTAAATGATGTACATGCAGTTCTGTTTCAGGGTCCTTACATCTTGTACAACGCCAGTTATCTCTTTGAAAAACCTTTAAACGTTTCTTCTGCCACTTAGGATGTTTAAGGGCTTTATGATACTCTTCTTTTGAAAGCCTGTCAACATTTTTTAGTTGTTTAATAACTTTTCCAGGTTTAACTATTTTTTTAGCCTTTTTATGCGGTTTCTTTACCATATTAATTACACCATTAAACTAAATACCAAAAGTTATTCTAAGTTCTGTAGGCTTGGCGTAATAAACCAAGTCATCACCAGAGCCTGACCAATAATCGTCAGGCTTTACACGACTAATACGTATTTCTATATCAAATTTTTTCTTTAGCTTTGATAAATAGTTTTGAAATCCACTACTATGTGCATAAGGTATTAAACCCCAACTGTAAGTAAGCACGTAATAATCGTTCATATCAGCTATCACTTTAGCTACTTTTGTATTAGAGGAATTAATACTAAAAAAGCTTTTTTCAAAAACCTGTATAAGCTCTTCAGAGGCTTTACGTTCTAATGCTTGTTCTGCCAAAAGTTTGTCTTGTTTTTCTTTCACAATTTTTTGTTGTTTTTTATATTCATTTTCCTGTATAAGTTTTTTAGCAACACTCTTAACAGAAGGAGTAACAGGAGATCTATCTTTTTTTATTGTTTTTACCATGTAAGTTACTCCTAAAAAATATCCATACTTATAGAAGCACCATTAACGATGCCTTCATGTTTTTTATGTCCAATTTCACTTACGTATACCATATCAATATAGATTGATTGATTAGTAAAGTATGAACTAGTGGCTGATTTAAAATCTTCAAATATTTTAGTAACCGCAACGGCTATGTCCATTTCCGCCTTTTCTTTTAGCTCTTTAAATTCTTTAACTGATAAATTTATAGCATCCATTTTAATCCACCTATGCTTTTGCTATTAGGCATATTCTTTGACCCCTTTAAAAGATTTTCTATGGTACTCACAGGGTCCGTAGGTGATTATAGCCTCTCTATGATCTTTTGTCAAGTACCCTTTGTTCTTTCTCCACTTATACAAAGGGAAATTTTTATCATACTCATACATGAGATGATCTCTTACTACTTTAGCCACAATACTTGCCGCGGCTATGGATAGTACCTTAGAGTCTCCTTTAATAATTGGGCACTGTGTAGCTGCTATACTTTTAAGCTTTATAGGACCGTCTATAAAAATATAATCGTAAGGGATATCTAAATCATATAACGCCACTTTCATTGCTAATTTGGTGGCTTCCAGTATATTAACGTCATCTATTATTTTTTGATCTATAACACCTACACCTATATCGCAAGTAGTGCTTAATTCCCTGGCTAACTCTACTCGCTTAGCCTCCGTTAGTTGTTTAGAGTCGGTGACTCTACCAATGAACTGGGCCATAGTATTAGGAGGTATATAAACAGCAGCAGCCACTACTGGTCCGGCGCCACAGCCTCTCCCAACCTCGTCTATACCAACAGGGTGGGTGAAGCTGAGACTTAACGCCTCAGCTTCGTAAGTGTAATCAGGAAATGACTTCATCTGGGTCCACCGCAGTAGATCTAATATTAGCCAGACAGTCGGGTGCCACAATAGGCTCTTCTACAAGGTAGGTGTTTTTAGTAGTTTCGCCCACAGCAGAAGAAGCCACTTGTTGTTCATGTAGTTTGGTCAATGCCTTCAATCTTTTTCTGCGGATGGCACCATCTATTACCCAAATAGGTGCATAGGTACTAACAGGTCTTGGCTTAATAACCACCTTAGTTATATCTAACTGGTAATGTAAACAAAATCGGTGTTTATTACTTTTAACTTTATCTTTTTTAATTAGACATCTTGTGCCAGCCTCATTAAGATTTTTACAAGTATTACATTTAATTTTTTTAGTATTACTTTTTTGCATTTAAATCTCCTTATAAACCTAATTCATCGTCTTCGTCGTCGTCGTCTTCTTCTTTAAGTTTTAAATAGGCACTTAATTCATCAATGTCATTAAAAAACTTATCTGTGTCCATATCTATATCTACTAGTCCTTCAATAAACTCATCCACATCGTCGTCTGCCATATTTTCCTCCTTATTGTGCTATAACTAAGCTGCTATTTCTTTATCTATGTATTTAAATATATCTTGTAATTTACTTATTCTTATAACTTTACTATTAATATACCATTTATTATATGGCCTGTCAATTAAAAAATTTACTGCTTTGGTGTGCTCTAACATGGATTCTATATTTACTGCATGGTCATCTATATAAACGTTCAAACCTAACTGTCTACCCAAAAGTCCTTTATTACTACCATGCCCTAGGGCGTGTAATGAAGTATAAGGTATAGCATGAGTATCAAACCATTTTTGCGTAGCAAGTAGGGCAGCCTCAGGACGTGCTGTTATGAAATGCACATCATGTCCAAACGCAAATAATTTTTTTATCGTTTCCGATACCCCATAGTAGGGTGGTGCATTATATAAATAAGCGGTATCATTAACCCAAGCTATAATATCTTCTGCTATACTTTTATTTGTTTCATCACACTCTGTATAGTTATTTGAAAAAAAATTATACTCCGCAAAAGTAGAAATTGTGTTTTTAACTCCCCACTTTAAATGTATGGAATCCAGTATTGATGATAATAAATCACACACAACTTCATCAACGTCTATGCCAATGTTCATATTATGGTTTCCTTAGTAAAGTCATTAAAATGAATAGTATCTTCTTTACCTAAATAACTGCCTTTTTGTATTTTTATAATTTCCAATGGTATTTTACCAGGATTTTCTAAGCTATGCCATTCTGTCATAGGTATATAAATACTTTGATTTTCAAAAAGTAACGTATTATTATCACCACAAGTTACTGAGGCGGTGCCGCTAAGTACAACCCAATACTCTAAGCTATGGTAATGCATTTGTAAGGGTAGTTTTTTACCTACATCTATGGAAAGCAGCTCAACTTTAAAAGTATTCTGTTCTTTTAATAGAGTGGAAGTACCCCAGAATTGTTTTAGGCTGTCAGCACAATCTATGTTATTAATGGCCATACTCATTTTGTATACTTCAAATAAAAGTTCATTGCTTCTATGGCTATTACCAATTCGTATTCCGTTAAAGATAAAGTACCTGGGTTATTCACGTCACTTATAGAAGCAAGGGATAACTTCATTTTATTTCCTATTAAACTAGCAGTGCTTAAACGTTTTACATGAAACTCTTCGCAGTATTGTTTATAGCCCTCGACCGTTGTTGTATCTACCATACTTATATTCCTTAGTAAATGTTAGTTAAACAGTATTAAACAGGGTATTATGCTTTATATAATATCACATAATACCCTGCTTGTCAACAATTAATTATATTGTATAATTAGTCACAACGAGAATAGGCGCAATTAGTACATTTAATACAACTTTCTGATCTAATTAAAGCTACTTCTCCGCATTCTGGACATACATTAGAACTCTTTTCATATTTATATTGTTTTATATATGAACCCAGTACTCTTGCCACTACTGCGCTAAAATCAGTTATTTCGCCATTGGCTTTACGTAACTGTTGTTGAATAAATTCTAACGGGGTACCGTGTCTTAATGCCAAACTAAGAAGACGTGTCAAAGCTCTTTGATTCGACGTCATTAAAACATGAGCTAAGTCTTTATACTCCACTTCTGCTTGCCTAATAGTTATTTCTAAGGAGTACTTACCACCCCCCTTCTTAACTATTTTACCAGCTTTACATGTTTTAGGTACATATAGCCCTTCTTCTACCTCGCCGGCAAAAATTTCATAAGGGTCACCATCCATGAGACCTATAATAACAAGCCATGGAATACCTTTAACAGAACAGTGATGTATACTGCATTCCAAAGAGTCTGGCCTTTTGGGGGCACAAACAGGCATTATACGAGTGGGCCTGTTTTCTGGGGAGCACAGTGATTGAGTTGGCTTACTATCAAATTTATTCTTATTTGTTATTGGATCTTCAAAAAGAAGAATACCTTCCCTTGAACCATCAACATAAACAGAAACAGCCCTAACTCCGTTATCATAAGCAGACATATAAATGTTTTCTACATCTGCCACAGTAGCAGAACTTGGTAAATTATATGTACAACTAATAGAAGCGTCAAGCCACTTATACACCGCGGACATAAGTTTTATTTTACGTTGTGGATCTATCTCATGTGCTGGTTTAAAGAAGCCCTCTGGCACGTATTTTTTAATTATATCTATAATTGCCAACCCGTATTTGCCATCTTCATCCAATGTGGCGCCGCCAAAAGAAACAAACCTTTCGTAATCATTAGATTCTGGGTCCATTTTGGACATGACGTACTCTCTCAATCTATCTGGCATCATAAAGTAGTGTGTATAATTTCCTTTATCAATAGCCCTGGTACGTCGCCAATAATACAATCCCATTACAGGTTCAATACCAGAAGATATACAAGGTGATGGAAATGTGCTGGAAAGTGAACCAGCGGGGGCTATACTCATATGAGCCATATTGCGCATATGTCTTACCTTAGTGGCGTCCCCATCAAAAAACTCATTAACCATATTATTAAAATACGTTGTATTCATATAAAGATTTTTATCCTCAATGAGCCTAAACGCAGCAGCATCTCCTTTCTCTTCACCTAATTCCATAGAAGCTTTAAAAACTTGGTGCGCGTAACACTTCATAAACTTTTCTACTGCTACTATTGCCTCTTCTGAGTCGTACGCTAAATTTTGTTTTAATAGCCAGCCATGTAAATTTGTTATACCCATACCAATTTCACGTAGTTGCTCTACAATCCAGCGTTGTTGTGGTACTGGACTTAAATTATTACATAGCTCATAGTCAATAACATTATCTGCCATACGTACCATTAAAGGCACTATTACTTCCAATTCTTTTGTATAACCCTCTTCGATGATGGAAAAATTCTCCATGTTACAAGAAGAAAGGTTACAAACAGAATAAGGGGCCATAAATTTTTCCGAACATGCGTTCGAAGAATGAGGTAAAAATCTTTCATCTCCTATGTGATCATAAATGGCTTTATACATAATACTATTTTGTAAAAGATTTCTATACTGTATACCAGGTTCGGCTGTTTTCCAAGCGCGTGTTGCTATGTCACTAAATAATTTTTTAGCATTGACTGTTTTAGTTACTACTTCACCGGTACCTTTTACTTCAAAACGTAATTCCCATTCTTTATCTGCTTTAACAGCAGCCATGAAATCATTAGTAATCTGTACAGATATATTAGCATTATTTATTTTTTTAAGATCATCTTTACAAGAAATAAATTCTTCGATGTCTGGATGGCTAACAATTAGTGACTCCAAAAGAGCTGGTTTACGTCCCTGTTGTCCCACATAATCACCGACCCTGTTTATTTTATCCATCCACGATACCACGCCAGTTGATTCACAGGCAGCATTATTAAGTTTGCTACCACGAGGTCGTAGGTTAGAAAAGTCGATGCCTATACCTTGTCTGTAAGCGGCACATTTCATAACATCATATTCGCATTGAGCTATTGATTCTAGGGTATCTTCATACAAAGGAATTGTAGTACAATTACACATTGAACTCTTTCTATTAGAACCAATGCTAGACATAACACTACCACCAGGACGAAACCACCCTTCCCACATCAAGGAGAACCAAACATCTTTATAATAGGAGGCTTTAACTAAATTCTTTTCCATATTTGCCAAACTATTAGCAATACGAAAAAAAACCTCAGCGGGCGTTTCTTTTGTGCCATCCTCTTTATACATTGCATACTTAGCATTAAAAATGTCAACAGAATAAGAGTTATTGGCAAAGTATTCTTCAACAGAAATATTTTTTACTTCATCGAATTGCACAGTTGGTTTGTACATAAGTATTATTGCTCCTCAAAAAGAGTAGTATCAAAAACGTTTGTGCCAGTAGACCCAAAACCACCTCTTTCACCATCTTCTAGCGCATCTACAATCTCAAATACCAATTTAGGTTGAATCTTGCTTAGCCTAAATTGACAAATTCTATCATTCATTTTTATGGTAGTATCTCTTATAGCGTAAGCCATAAAACGCCAAATATCTTTATCACCTGAATAGGTATTATCAACAATACCGTAGTGGTTTGCTTGCAGTATGCCAAATTTAGCGGCGGTGGAACTTCTAGGCACTATATTAGCTTCGTAGCCCGCAGGAAGTTTCATACTAACACCAAGGGAGATTAGTTTTAAATCCCCTTGTTCAAGTGTTATATCTTCGGCCGCACGTAAGTCAATCCAATCCCCTATATCAATTTTAGTTATGGGTATTAAATCTTTTACATGGTATTTAACTTTAATCACTAATTCTTTATCATTACATTTACAAGCTGCCATTATATACCTCCGTGTTATTAATTAATTCATCTTCTAAAACATCGTGACCGATGCCAGTAGATAAGTCTATTACCTTATATATTGTTGTATTATTTAAATACTTACCAGTAACAATAAAAACCGGTAATATATTATTTCCTTTAACTATTGGTTTATTACAACAAAGTGTGTTTATATCAGATAATGTTATACGTTTTTTATTAAACATACACTACTGTTCCTTATCACAATTAGAACAAACCAAACGTTGTCCGTATTTACCACCATCAGCAAATTTAAATTCTTGGCCACCACAGCCGCCTTTGTCTTTATCACATGTACCCTTCATCCAGCAAGCAGATATAAGAGCATCCGTTTCCATTGGAATAATTTTAAAGTACATATTAAAACCATCCTTTATTGCTTGTTCAACTATCTTTGCTACTTCATATCTGTGTTCATAGTCGCATTCAACAATTAATTCATCATGCACAGTTAAAAGCAACTTAACATAATAGGGCAATACTTCTAAGCGCTCTACAAGAAAAATCATGGCCTGTTTAATGGTATCAGCATTCGAACCTTGAATGGGTGCGTTTTTAGCCTGCCTTTTAACGCCATTAATTATGAACTTTCTATCTGGTGAATCATATTTAGGTATGTCATAGAAGCGTCTACGTCCTATAATAGTTTCACTGTATCCTTTTCTTACAGCTTCATTGGATAAATCCTCTAACCACTGCTTAATTTTAGGAAACATCGTAAAGTAATTAAGCATCAACCGCTCTGCCTTCTTTTCTGATATCTTTAATCTACGAGCCAAACCAAACTTAGAAAGACCATATGCTAAACCGAAAGTTATTGCTTTTGAAGCTTTACGTTGTTCCTTAGACACCTTATCATATTCTACATTAAAAACACCGGCAGCTGATTTGGTGTGTAAATCGATTCCTTCCAAATAACAAGAAACAAATACAGGGTCTTGGGACATATTGCCTATAATACGTAACTCAGCTCCTGACATATCTGCCGTTATTAAAGCACATCCTTCTTTTGCTATAAAACAGCTTCTATATATTTGTTTACCTGGTATATTTTGTAAATTAGGATGGGAACTACTTAATCTACCAGTCTGTATTAATTGTTTAAAATCTGTATGTAATCTTCCTGTGGCTGGATGTATTTTATCCAATAAGGGTTGTCCGTAAGTTGAAATAAGCTTTTCAGCTTTTCTATAAGCCAGAATATTATCAATTACAGGAACGCCCGCATATTTTTCAAGTTCATCGACAGCAGTACCTTCAACCTCTACCCCATATTTTTTAAGTGCCTCTTTAAGTTGCTTAGGACTATCTATATTTATCAGGGATACTCCAAATAAAGTTGATTGGTTTTCGGTAGCATCAAGTATTTTTGTAATTTGTACATGGAGCTCTTCTTTCTTTTTAGCCACTTCCTGCATAATTGAAAGCCAGCGCTCGGTATTAATTGTTATGCCATTTAACTCCATTTCAGCCATCGGCTTTACGAAATCGAATTCTAATTGACACACTCGCTCTAATTTATGTTTAGCCACTGATAATAGTTGTGCATCACGTATTACGCCTAAGGTACAAACGTCTAATGCCGCGTATTCAAGTTGATACTTTTGAAATTCTTGTTCGTAGTCTGAAAAAGTACCTCGTGGCTCTTTGTCCATTGACAAGCCTAGATATTTTTGTACCAACACAGATAAAGAAGATCTAACATAGGGTCTGCCTAAATTTAGCAACTGTTCAGTCAGCATTGTATCATATATATTGTTTATATAGAAACTATAATGATGTTTAATCATTTTAACATCATATAAAGCATTTTGAAGTACTTTTAATTTGGTTTTATCTTCTAAAAGATCTTTAAACAACAAAACATCAAATTCACTTTTACCTATGTCTTTTCTAACATCAAAAACAAAAGGCTGTCCCTGCACACCTAATTGTAACAAAACTAATTTTCCATCAAAAGGTGACAGGGAAGTGCCTTCCGTATCCACCTCTATCATATCAAATTGGTTTATATAGTCTAAGGCTGCCTTAGCGTCGGCAAGTTTATTAATATATGTATATTTAGGGGCAGGTAATTTAGCAATATTCTTATCAAAAACACCCATAATTTATCCTTTAAACTCTTTTATTAAATTAACTATTTTAAACATTTTGTGATAAAATATTTGTTCCCCAGGTTTGCCTGTTGTATATATAGGATCTATAATTACATCTAATATTGTAGAAAATTTACGTGCTTCGGCAAACTTACTACTACGTTTCAGACAGCCTACAAAGTAACCGCATATAGCTATCCGTATACGTTCGATAGATACCGTTTTAGCTAAAACCTCATAATGTTTACAAGATTCTAACCATTTACCTGCTAGCAAAGACTTGCTCAACTCAATTATAGCAGGAGTATTTTCTGCTGCTATACCTCCTAAAATAGCACTTGCGGAATCTAGCGTCCAGGAGCCTTCAGTAATAATAGAATCCAAAGCCACAAGAGCATCCCTGGGAATGCCCTTTGTTTCAGATATGATGAAGTTTAAAACTTCCTCATTATAAACAGTTCCCTCAAATTCTAAAACATTTGTTAAAATAGCATATAATTGATCTTGTGGTAAAGCATCAAAAGCCACTTTTGTACAACGACTTAAAAAGGCATTACCACCTTCTTTCTTACTTTGTAATTCTTCTGGTCTGTTTGTACAGAATATAAAATAAATATATGAGTAGCCATCTTCAGCATCCTTTAATAACAAATCTTTTGCCGCGGCAGTAAGCATGTGCGCTTCATCAAAAATGATAACCTTGTTTCTTGAATTAAAAGGTGCGAATGGTAAAGTATCCACGATATCACTCATGTCTGATTTACCACCATCCTTTCCTACGTTATGCTCTGTAACATCCATGCTACTGCCATTAAATATAGAAAGACATGAATTACACTTTAAACAAGGCTGAGATGTAGAGGAGGCTACTGACTCACAATTTAACCCCATAGCTACTATACGGGCTGCTGTGGTTTTACCTGTACCCGCCGGACCACTAAACAGTAAAGTGTGGGGTAATTTACTATTATCCAGGTAGTTTTTTAGTATTGTTTTACTGATGTTGTTGCCCACAAATTCATCGATAGTACAGGGTCTATATGCTGTTTGTAAGCTATTACTTCTATTTTTTGATATTCTCTTTATTAACATAGACGTCTCCGGTCAATTTCGTTTTTAAGTAATTCATAAACTTCATATAAAACACCATCGCCAGAAGAAGTATTCAAGCAAACGGCTACTTTGTTTTTAACCTCTTTATTAGCATTACTTGGACACATAGAAAAAGGTATTCTATTAATGCATGGTACGTCACTATACCCAAAACCAATATAAAGTATTTCATCTAATGTTACTTCATAACGATGTAGTATCTTAGTAACAAATTCCACTTTTTCTTTTTCTGCCCAGTAAAAAGGAATATTCTTGCGTCTGAATAAGTTGTAATTTACATACTGATCTTTGGCTAAAAAAGTAAATTTAAAGGTTTTCTTTAACTCATTTACAATATCTAAATCTTGCATATTGAATGATTTAAATGGTACATTACCAAGTTCATCATAAGTGATTAACCCGTCCGTTATTACACCATCGACCTCACTCACTATAACTTTCAATTTAACTAAGTATTCATCTATGTTAATCATATCTAATCCTATTAATTATAAGAAAACTTTAATTTAATCATTGTATCTTCTGCGCGGCCCCAGAAATACTCTAAGTCTTTTTGACCAAAAACTAAACGCCACACACCCACATCTTTAAACAATGGTTTATACAAAGTTAGATCTTCCAAAGGCTCTATGAGTTTATTTCTTGGTTCTAATTTAAAGTAATCTCCAATGTGCATTAACATAGCAGCGCCATCAATAAGCATCATATCGTAGTTAACAAAGTACATCTTTTCTAAGTTACTATTAATAAACCCTTGCACATGATCTACCCAGTACTGTACTGGGTCCGAAAACATTCTTGGATCTAGGGGATTTTTAGTTTCAGCAGTTTTTTCAAATAAATCCTTATCACTATAAGCCTCTATATATCCCATAATGTACTGTCTAAAAGTTTTACCTTCGAAATGTTTTTTTGTGCCAGGTTGTTGCTTCCAATATTCATAGCAATCATATAACACGTCTCTGCCATCCCTTACAACATATAGAGCTATGTCACTATCCGCAATAGCTTTCACCATACTATCTGAAAAATGCCAGTGATTTTTGTCGAAATCATTACAATAGTAATTAGCCATTATACTTCTAACAACATAAGAGGCGCCTGATTTTCTATGACAAAAAACTCTATTTATGTTCTTACTCATTTTTTATGCTCCCATAATATCTTTGGCATAACAACTGATTTCAACTCTTTTGGTACTATGTCTTTAATAGTGACCATTGTATATTCTATCTCTTGTTTTATACTTCTTGTAGGAGTATAACCTAAACTAGGTAAAATGTCAACAACATAGTTGTAGTAATGTTCTCCTGTATACTCATTTCTTGGAGAAGGGATATGCTGTGTAGAGCTGGGTATCCCTAATTTAGTAGCTACTTCTTCTACAAATTTAGTTATATCAATTATTGAATGCCACTCAGATAACTGATTCCATACCTGTACTTTGCCCGCCGCTGGTGGATTGTTTACAGCTATCTCTAATGCCTGCACACTATCATTTAATGATATAAACCCTCTTTGGTGTAGCCCCTCTCCATAAACAGTCATTGGGATACCTAACAGTGTTTGTACAATAAAGCGATTAATGACAGTGCCTCCTGCTTCGTCGCTATCAAGTCTACTATATACCTTAGTTTTATCTATTTCATCCGTATACGATCCGAAAACAACAGACTGTTGTACGTCGGTGCATCTCAACCCCCAAGTGCGCGTTAAAAAATCTATTATATAAGTAGAAGCGGTTTTTGAACAATGATATAATGATCCCGGCCTTCTAGGGTAAATCATTTCATTGGACATCCTGCCCTTATGATTAATCTTAATGTAACCCTCTTCGATATCTATATTACTATAATGATCATATTCACCTGTTGTTCCTATGGTAATATAATGCGCATCTGGTGTATGTGCCTTCATATACCACAACAAATTATTTGTAGGTATTATATTATTCCTCAAAGTAAATTCAGCCTTCTCTTGTGAGATCTGACTGAATGGGGCAGAGGGTATGTGTGCCAAATTAATGATAGTGTCTGGTTTATACGTAACAAACAGTTCCTCTACTTTGTTACTATCTTGTAATAAGTCAATAGCATAAAATATAAAATCTCCCAAAACACTAAATTTACTAATCTTTTCTACCATGGGTAAAACAGGTGTAGCAGACTTAGAGGTCATTAGATCTTGTATCCAATATCTTCGTAAAAAGTTATCTACACCAATTACTTTAAATCCCTTATTTAACAAACGTTGTGTTAAAGCATTGCCAATGTAACCATCGCACCCTAAAAGTAAAACTGTGTTATTCATATTAAACCCCCAAAGAAATCCTAAAAAGCTGCGATATCACCGTGGTATCTTTTAAAATAATTTCCTTATTTTGCTGTTTAAACCATTCTGGAAATACTTTATTATACAGCTGGTAACACCAAACCGTTTTATCGTGCTCATACAGAACATTAGTAAAGTATTGTTGCCAATGTGAAAAAGGTATAGAACCAACTAATCCAAGTGATTGGGTTATGGCAGAATGTTTACGCACCAATGGTGTGAGTATACGTGAGCCATTTTCCCCCCAACTTAATGTTTTTTTAGTATCGATAAGTGTATCTTGTTGTTCTATATACTCATTGATTAATACACCGTTAGGTATGCTTGCCATTACACCTACTGATGCAAGGCCTTCATGCTGGGTTCTATATAAAAAATCTTTTCTATTTAATAAAGGTACAAGTTCATCGGGAGAACGCATAACAATTGTATCAGCATCGAGCCATATACCGCCATACTTTTGTAAAAGTTTAGCTCTAATATAATCCGCTTTAATACTAATGTTCTCTCTGGGATTATTGGACACTTTTAATTTATTTAAATCTGTTCTTAATTCAGGTATTAAGTCGTGTATATTTAAGTTATCTACAAGTTTAAATACAAAGTTATCTGTATTACAATATTTATCCATAGAATCAAAACATAATTCTAAGTATGATGGTGTTTTTAAGCCGGCGGGGTTTTCCCAATAAGTCCAAACAGTAATAGGAATTTGCATTTAAAGCCTCCATAAACCAAAAATCCGTTTAAACCCGGACTCTTCAATAAAAGTTAGTGGAGCTGATAAATTAAATGGATCTTTTTCTAAATTAATTTCTCTAAACCCATATTCAGATGTGTATAGTGATCGCTTGCTCGTAAATTTTTCAGAGGATGTCGGTGTATTGCTGATCACATTTCTATATGAGGTGGTCATTAAATAAGGTGAACCACTGGCTTTAAATAATTTTAAAGCTTTAATTACAGAAGCATCAGGTAAATGAAATAAACAATCTCTACAAATAATTAAATCAGTCCTAGGTAATGGCTGATTAACTAAATCAAATTCAATAAAAGAAACCTTAGGATATTTTGTTTTATTGACATCTAACATTTCTTTGTTTATATCGTAACCTACATATGTAGCAGTACCTAAATCTACTAAGTTCATCCAAGCAAAATCCCCACAACCGGCGTCACTAATGCTTCTAATATTATAATTTTTTAGTTGGTCTCCGATAAATTCCCTAATTTTAGTAGTAACACTAACTGCAGATCCAATACCGCAAGGTAAATTAATCTTGCAATTATCTTTCCACAATGCCGTAGCTATTTTTTTATTTGCGTTCATTTTACAATCTCCAATAGATTAACAAAATTATTAAATGTGGTTACTTTACCCCAAGCCTTCAAATCTTCTGTACTCCAACCATAAACATGTTGTTCATAAGGGTTACCCGCAACACCACCACGTTTTTGAAATCTATTTAAAGTAGGGGTAGTTATAAAGGCATTCTTACATTTATCCCGGACCAGATTCATCATTTTAATGCCATCTTCTTTTTCAAAATGCTCTACAACATCGCAAAAAGTAATTAAATCATAGTTACCTAATGTAGGTAATATATCAAGTGCATTGCCAATAAAAATTTTATTGTATATTTGTCTATGTATTTCAGTGATGTACTCTTCATATACTTCTATGCCATGTATAACAGTCTCAGGTTTTCTAAAACGATTGTTCCAAATATCTGTGTATTCTCTGGCTAAGAAACCATATTTTCCAAACCCAATCCCTATGTCTAATACGGTTTTTGGTTGTAAGTCGATGATTCTGGAAGCTATGTGTGCTATGGGGTAGGGTCTCGATGTTGGCATGTTATGCTCCTTTATTTTCATTTATTTGGGTATTAATAACTCTATTGGACAAAGGTATATTTAAAAAAGTTAATAACTTAGATTGTGTGGTTTCATCATTCAATACTTCTTCCGTATTAAATAACATAAAATTGTCTTTAAACGCTGCAGCATATTCTGCTGCTAAATTATAATAGTCGTCCCAATATTGTTCTATTGCATCTATTTTTGGTAGATTATATTTTGGATAACAATTATCATAAATTGGATCAAGGCGCCACAAGTTACTGTCCCAATAAATACTATCCCTAGCTGTCCAATGGTTTCGTTCTTTTAGCCCTGTTTTAGTGTTAGCAGCGGTCTTTTTAATATAGCTAGCAACAGTGTCTTTTTTAGTTCGTTTAAGACAAATAAATTTTGAGTTTGGGAATTTATCCAATATGTATATAACATAAGGTAAATGCCAAAAAGATACATCACATGACGAAAAGCCCCAGGGCCTATTTTGCATATACGCAATGGTTTTATCTATGTGTCCTTTGCTAAACTGCCATGGAGTTATTACTAACTCATGAGTTGAAGTAAAGTCGTTCTGCAGACCTAACAATTCTTTAAGAGATACAGTACCGCATCTACCTGTACCAAGACCAAAAATAAGTTGTTTCATTAAAGCACCTCATAGTATTTTTTGTATTTTTCTATGACCCCTTCATTTATTACACGTTGGGTCCAACCTCTATGTGGGGCCTCAGCCAAAGCGTCCATAGTAACACCTATATCAATTAAACTTTTGTTTCTTATATTATGATCTTTCCATAAGCGTTTGGCTAATACACGTGTAGCCATACCTATTACAGGAAGAATTATATCACAAGTTTGTAGTTTGTCAAGTATTTCTTCCATTTTACGATCTAAGGCATAATAAGCATTGTCCACCCCTGTAAAAGATACTGTGTGTTTAATATTAAACATCTTTTCTATAAGGTTACTATTACACAAAGGTTCGCCGGCTACCAATAATACTTTTTTATCATAGAACATAGTATCAATAAATTTTACAAACCACTCTAATTTATGTTCAAAAGCATATTGAAATATTAACGCATGATAACCTTCGTCTGGGTTACCTCGTAGTAACTTCCAAATATGTCTAAGCTGCCCATCCAGAATTTGCTGCTGTACTCTATTTTTTATCCAAAAATAACTACCGCTCCCATCTTCAAAGGAACCGGCAGTACTAGCTACTACATAATTTAGATCGAATATTTGTAAAGCTTCCCTTAATTCCTGTCGTAGTTTAACACTATTTCTATGCCTTTGTTCATTAGGTGCTCCTTGTATAAGAGTTAAATCTCCATCACCAAACCTTACAAAGTAAAATGGGGAACCCCCATTTATCAATGTGTCTAAATGATTACTTGTTTGTTCTATTGTTTTCAATTAAATTACTCCTTATATTAAGGTAAGTTCCCCAGACCAAGCGTCTAATTGCGATGCAAAATCTACATAATCTTTATAGTTAGGATCTAATTGCATCATTTTGGCTGCGTTTAATGCAGTATCTCTCAAAGCCTCGACACGATCTGCGAACTCCGGGTGCTTAAAAGGTAGTTTACCAATCCTGTTTTGACCATAAAATCCTATGTGTATTTGTCTGTCGCACATAGGAGAATAAGATCTTAAACCTTCTTCAATAAAAGCAGTATCTATTAGTCTATTAACAAGACCGTCCCAACCAATATGCTGAAATAAATTTTTACGCTCCGCCCTGTATTTAGATCTTTTGTCATCCCCATTGCGTTTATTAACCAAATGGATGATGGTCTCTCTATTAGTATAATAATCATATGTGGCATAAGGCCTTACATACTTATTAAAAAAATATCCGTTCATTAAACAGGCCGGCGCTTCAAATAGGTTTGTAGCTTGCACACCAGTTATACTTGTATTAGGCACTAATCTACGACTAGCATTAATAACAGAAAATTTATTACCCTTTAATAAGTTTAATGCTGTATTCATATATGTAAAGTAAGTTTCATGCAGCAAACAATCATCTTCTATGTTTAATACATAATCTGCGCCTTCAAAAAAAGCCTGCTTAAACCCTTCTAAAATATTACCCCAACCAAAATGCCTAAATGATCTTGTAACAACTGTTTTTTCAAAAGGATAATAATCTTGAATTAGCTCAACACATTTAGGATCAGCGTTGTGTTCTAATGCAAATAAAGTACTATAATTGTCTGTACTTAGTTGCTTACGTGCTTTTATTTCATACTCCATAGACAGATAAAGCATCTCTGGTCTATTATATACAGCCCTTAATATACACCCATTCATCTACTTACCTCATTTTTTATATACTTCCAATATAAAATTAGATCCTTCAAAGCTATGATTTGAAGGTATTAAATTAGCAGCTATACATAAATTAGATAGCCATTTGACATCAAACATAACAAAGTGAAAGTTACCTGGGTAATCTTGTCCACCAAACATATGGTAAGAAACAAACTTAGCATCACCTGTTTGTCTATAATATTCCACAGCCCATTGCATATTTGGTGTACGAATTTCCATTACACCGCCATGCTTTAATAATCTGGCCCATTCTTTAAGTAGACCAATAGTTTTGCTTATTGGGAAATGTTCTATTATATCGCTCGCAAGTATATAATCAAACTGCTCATTGGGCAGGTCTACTGCCTCAACATTACCTACTATATCAACACCTTCTAAGGGGCGTATATCTAAGTTTACACACGTATACCCTTTGGGATATTCTTTATATATGCGGTTGCCACAACCAATGTTTAAAGTTTTTTTAGTCATAATATATTATTTTAATTCAAGTTCTTTAAGTAATTTTGTACCAATGGTGGTTAAAGAAAAATTAGTATTTATATACTGCTTTAATCTTTGCCCTGTTGTTTTGGCGGCCTCTTTATTGTCATAAACAAACTTCATTAAGTCAGCGCCATTTTTCACATCAGGCTCTGCCCAAAGTTGATCACCTCTATACCATGGACTCCATGGCATACCATAAACGGGTGTTAGTGTGTAATTTACTAAATAGCTATTATCTTGTTTGGCATATTCTGTCACGCCGCCAAACCCTGTAACTACTATGGGATTACCAAAAGCTCCGGCCATAAAAGGCCCAATACCAAAACCCTCACCGCGGTCTAATGAGGCGTAACAATCACCTCTTTTATGTAATCCATTAACTTCATCTTCTGTTAGCATGTCTGGTAATAAATAAATGGGTGGATATTTGTCCATAGGAGTAATAGCTTTTAGTTTTCTTATGGTAATTCTTATGGCATCTTTTTCTTCCTCGCTGTAATCACTACGATAAGTTTTTAATACAAGAGCCACATCTTCATTATTCTGAAACGCATGCCAGTATGCCTTTATTAATGCTGTCGGATGTTTTCTTTCAGTCCATTGAAATATAGCATAAAACATATAGGTATCTTTGGATACTCCTTTTACATCAAAAGGAGTAGATGTGGCTACATGACTTAAATCCATACAATGAGGCACTACACCAATAGGGATTGTAACACCACTGTGTTTAAACACCTCTTTGTTCCATTCACAACCAACTAAAACTTTATCAACAGTACTATTAATGTAGCTCTTCCAGTCTGGATGCAATAGATCTGTTTCCCATATAGTGTAACCAACATTTTTCTTGTCTTTTTCTCTGTATCTAGACCAGAATTCAGGTGTCGTGTGTATAATTACTGTATCGTAGTCCACCTTAGCATCCATTAACTTTGTTAAAAGAACCCCATCAGCACCTAAGTCTGGTTTTGACTTTTCAAAAGAAATTGGATCTAACGTTATAGGTACACCAAGTGAATGGAGTGCCAGAATATTACCACGACAGGCTTTTGCATAACCTGAATTGTCTAGAATTGGCCCTATATATTTTATACCTTTAATTGTCATTTCTAAACCTTATAGAAAAGTGCCTAATCCTGGTAGACACTATTAAATACAATATGATTCCAGGAAACCTGTTTTTATACTTACATTTGTGGACCAGAGGGCATAGGACCACTAGCGCTATCGGGACTAACATCAAAGGATACTCTTGCAGTCTCTGATTTAACCAAACGACTCTCATCCAGCCATGTCCAGTCAGGGATACTTCCATCCGTGTTTATTCTCTGTGGCTGCAGTCCATAATGAATACAACCAGTAGAATAGAAGGCTACAACCATTGCAACACCATCTAAACCTGTTACTTTGTCTTTTAATAAATCACCGTTAGTAAACTTAGCTTCTCTCATAATAATGCTCCTGTAAATCTAATTGTTAATGTTTTACATACAACTCTGATTATTTTACTTCCATGTGTCTTCTTTTATATCCTCTTTCCAAAGATGATAAGTAAGGGGTGTTCTATTTTCTCGGGCAGAATAATGGTTATATTCATCTTTGGTGTCCTTTATGAATTGTAAATACGCGTGATATTTACAACAAGCAAAACACCTATACTCACTTTCTAAAATTGTCCATGCGCCTATTGATGTTAAGTAGATAACAACATATGGGCGTACAAAATATGTCTTAGTGTTAGTAAAAAGCTTATTAAATAATTTAATAATTTTATCAAACATAATAATCCCCCATTTAAATACTGCTATAATATATTATAGTGCTAAGCGGACGGTGGTTATATCTAACAAAATTTCACCATCGGAACCGCTGGTTTGTAATTCTTCACCAGTAACTTTGTATATTATAGCAAAATAATTGCACAAAGTCAATATCTCTTTTGAAACAGATAACCCAATCTCCACTTTACCTGTTAAATGATTTATAGATGGCTTTATATTACCTGAGGCTATTATGTTTGGCTCGTGTGGATTATTAGTTCCACGATAGTATGTTTCAAACATCATTGTATCTCGTTGACTTAATACATACAGTAACAGCTCATATAAGAGTAGTTGTGCCTTTTAACAACAGATTTAGGTTTAGGACGATCGTAGATGCGTTCTTTCCAATGATCTTCATCACCACAAACAGGACAAACTGCATGATGAAATAGATACCAATAAAGTCTATTTTGCTTTTTTTTACTATTCTTCATCTTGTTTCTCCAAAGAAGTTTTCCACATAGTGTAACCAGCGAGGACCTCCTCTTTGGTGGGGTATTTACCACAACTACGTGCTTTATTTTCTGAACAGTAGCCGGCTTGTTGACATTTAGGACCAACATTTTTAAAAACTACTGGTAGTGCTTCCTTACATAAAGCCAGCATCTCATTGGCTACATTACGAATTTCCCATTGCGCTAATGTACAGCAGCGTAAACCGAAAAAATGTATTAAGCTCACACAATTTTTAGTTGTCACTAATCTTGTGATAGCAGCATTAGGCATAAGGTAACGCGCATCCTCACTCTTGATGCTCAATTCTTTGAGTTCATTATATGCTTGCTGTATATACTCCAAGGCATCGATATAAATTTGCTTAGCAACAGCATGCTTATTTATAGAGGGTGGAATGACAAAATTATTGATATCAAACTCTCCACCATTAGCCACATACCGTTGGGACTGCTGGGAATAGCTAGCCATGCGGTGACGTACATGTTGATGGCTATCCGCGCGGGATATACCGTCAATAGCAAATGTAAATTTTACATGTTCGAGAACACTTGTGTGACCTGATTTAAATAAGTGGTTTATCAACCCCTCTATTTCTTTGTCCGTACACAAATGACCATCTTTGTTATCTGTAATAGACACAAAGCCGTCCTCGTCTTCTTGCCAGGAGTCTCCTACCCATCCTTCGGAGTAACACTGTCTACCGGCAGCAAATAGTAATTTCTCAGCATTAGCTGAAACATCTAGTAGTTTAACTCTTAACATAGTGTCACCTCTATCCACCAAAACCACAGAATGGGCAAAATTTTAAACTTTTAGAATATAGTCTTTTACAAAGATCACACGCGTACTCTACGGTTGTGTTGCTATATGCTTCTTCTATTTCTTTTTCATCAATTTGTACTTGCTCCGGTTTAAGTATAAGCATTTCTTCCATTTTACTATCCTTATAGCTAAGCAGCAAAAAGGGGACTAAGCCCCTCTTTGTTATTAAAAAGTTTCTGAGTTTATGACGTTGGTGGTCTGTGTTGCTAACATTTCTGCCACTTTACTTTTTTGTTCAAGCATTGATTTAGATACAGCGTCAAAAGTTTTAACCCAAGTATTACCAACTGCTGTTTGCCAATCTAGGGTACCTGTAACAAATTTATACGCCTGCTCGGCCTTAGTCATGGCCTCTTCATAATTATTATACACATGTAGCATCTTGTCGATTAGATCTTCTACATCAACTAATGGGCGTCTTACTTCGTTGTCATAAGGAAGTACTGTCCATAGACTGGGGTTAGTACCGCTTTTTACAAGGTAGCCCACATCCTCAGTAATATTTTCTATCATTGCTGTGTTTCTGGGCATAATAACGGGTGTTTTAGCGGCCATTGCTTCTATCCATGAAAGCCCCCACCCTTCACCAAGACTTGCGCTAACAACGCAATCAACACAGTTATACAGCATATTAACTATTTCTCTCGGATAGCCTTGATTAGGCCCAAAATTTTGAGGAAATATGACGTCATCGGTTAAACTAAAATCATACGCTCTACATACTTCTGGCAGATTCCATCCCTGATCTTGTTTAGCCATATGCAGATATAATAAAGTATTTGGTTCTTTTTTACGTAACTCATGGAATGCTTGGATAGTCCTAGGAATATCCTTACGTTGCTGATTTCTATTTAGGTTCATGTAAATAAATTTATCAGCATGACGACCAAAGTAACGTTTTCTAAAATCAGCTACTTCATCCTTAGGTAATGGTTTGTATTCATTGATATTAACCCCATGAGGAATTACAGACATATCACCCACAATTGGGTATGTTTCCTGACATAGCTTTCTACCAAAGTTAGCGAAAGTAATTACTTCATCACAGAAACTAACATTTTTTATCCACTCTGGCTTAGGTGTACCATCAATGGGAAAATACACCACGGATTTAAACGGCGTCTCCCTATTCTTTTTAAGATGTGGAATCAACTCAGGTAAAAAATCCAAAATAAAACTGTCCTGCATAAAAAATAGAATATCAAAATCCATTTTAGGAATCATATTAACTATCTTTTTACGACCGTAGGGATCTCTTTCCGCATTATTACCTACCGGCCAAATCTTATATGGAAAATCATGTGGATCTCCCCAGTAATTTATACCCAACACTTCGATGTCATATCTACCCGTTTTATACAACGCTTCTAAAACATTACGGCTGACTGTTGCAAAACCTGTTGCCAAATATCTTCATATAAGAACGCTACTTCTTATACCGCTTCTTGGGCTGCTGCATGTTTCCATGCAAGTTGAGACTATATCATCATCCACTTGGGATGCTACGTGCTTCCACCCGCTTGGGTGTACTTCCTTATATGGAATAGTCGTTGCACCTTCCTCTATAAAGAGGCTTGGCTCAGGATTGTCCTCGACTTGACGTTAGGAGTTCCCCTGAATTCTCGTAGTTATTCGGTACATATTGCTATGTAAAGCTGCACATTATTTACAGGAGGGGGTGTCCATATAACATAAAATTTTAATCTTTTTTCCCATAGAAACTCCTTAATTGTTTAGTAATCTTCCACGATTACGCATTAAAATTGAATACCAGTTCTCGTGCCAAATTCTATCAGTATTAGCACGAGAATTACAACTTCTACATAGAGTTATTAAATTAATAGGTCTGCAATCCTCCTTGTCATAATTTATATGATGGATAGTTAACTCCTTAGTTATACCAAAACAGTAAGGATTTCTACAAACGTTATTATCTCTATATTTTATCGATTCTTTATAAATCTTATCTTTCCAGGCACCACAATTTAGTGCTTGCGTTTATATAAATGTCATCAATAAGTGTGTAACCATACTTTTCAAACTGTGCTTTTATAAAGTCAATTGTATGTCTTTTCATTTATTTTTTATTTTACGTACATCTAAAAAAGGTGTTGTAAAATTCACAGTCATGCTATCTACTATTTTAGCCTTGGCTGCGGGGTTCTTATCCATATATTTTTCAATATCTGATTTATTTAAAGATACCATATTCAATAGATACTCTTGTGGTACTATTTGTTTAACCGCGCTAATATCGTAAGTTGCTCTACTATTTTGTCTAACATAAACTTCTTTGTCGTCTACTTGTACATTTATACCAGTAGTTTTTATACGATCCATAAGAAGTAAAGATAGTTCTTTCTCGCGCATTTCATATATTTTTTTCATCTTTTTAACTTGTTGCCACTCATCGACCAAAGCACTGTTATCTAAACGATACGCTTCTTGAAATTTGCCGTTCGAATTTGTATATGCCTCTTTATACGCATTACAATATTCTCTAAAATCACACCAAGGACAAAATGTGTTTATTGTGGCTTTTACATCCTGCTCTTTCAAGGAAAGCATGGAATCGTACACTAATCTAAGATATTCAGAAAAAGCAGCCCGTTCTTCTGGTGTACGATAAGAATATAACATCTCATGTTTTAACAAGTCAAGGCTAACTATAATACGCTTTCCAGGCCACAATATACTGGCTACCAAATCATACATAGACAACTGTTTGTCTGTTTTTAGTTGATCCGGTGTAGGTGCAGTTTTAGATGTTTTATAGTCCACAATTAGAATGGTGTCTTCATCTACCTGTAATACTTTATCAATAGCGCCCAACAACGGCACACCTTCTTTGGTGATTACATCTACACCACCTTTATAACCAAAGGGAGTTTCTAAGCTTATTATTTTGTGCCCTTCATGTATAAAATCATTTATTCTATTAGTTACTAATTCTATACCTGTTTGGTGTACGGAAAAATCATCAATTCCTTCTTTTACAGAGACTTCTTTAAACTTATTAATAATAGTTTCTTTATCTTTTTTAGTGAACTTCTCTTTTTCCCGCCAGATATTTCCAGCCAACTCCAAGGCAATGTGAACAGCTGTACCTAATTTAAATACCGGATTATCTATTTTAGGTAATTTATCATAATAGTTAAACCAGTATTTCTGCTTACATTGCAAAAAAGTACTTATGCGTGTAGCACTTATTTTAATGCCCTCATTATTTACCATTATACACCCCGAATTAAATGATTGTGAAGAGGATCTTCAATTTTATAAAAATAACCATACTCTTCCGTAAATCTAAATGCTTTAAGATTAAGTACTATATCAGTATAGCATATGACTTGTGCTAAGGCATCTACTATGTCATTATAGTGTTTATATTCCCAATGCTGTTCTAAAATATCCAGCATAAAATTAAAAATCATTTCTTTCTTTTTAGCTTTATAGTAGGCTTTTACCGTATTGGTACTTATTATGTATGGTACTATATTAACCACCTCTTTACATGTAAGTTTAGCAACACCGGCAAATTCAGCAAGCACTTTTATAGTAGAAGCATTAAGTCCTACAAATATGTCTTCAATAACTATGTTTGTAGGTTTATACGTTTTTAATATTTTACACAATTCTGTTTTAAATGTCAACAATCTTTCTGTATTTTGCAATTTAGCGTTTGTTTTTATGACCCCAAAATATATACCTGTGTCCTGCAATACACACCAACCAGTGGAGGCGGCGGAAACATCCAAGCTTAGTATATTCATATAGATCTAAGAACCTCCTCTTGTTCTGCCGTCAGCGTTTCTTTGCTTGGCAGTTTCATCCGCAGCTGAATAAAGATATTGCCAGCAGGCCCTCCAAAAGTGCCTTTTGGTCCTTGCCCATATAATTTTACAATATCTTTATCTTTGGCGCCGGGTGGTACAACAAAAGGGATATCAACATTATCCACCATCGTCATACCAAGGCCATCACAAGTTACACATTGATCTTTAATAATTCTACCTTTACCACGGCAGTGATTACATGTAGTAGTTGAATGCATTCTCATACCTTGAGCTTCTTGTATTTTAGTTAAACGCCCAGCCCCATTACAAGGAGTACATGTAGCAAAACTAGCGGCCCCTGTACCATTACACGCAGGGCAAGGATCAGGGTAGGATACTTGTATGGATCTTTCCGCTCCTAATATAAAAGCATACAAGGGTATATCAACGACATATCTTAAATCTTGCCCTTGTGTAGGCCTGTCTGGCTGAGGACGTGCGTTTCTAAACAGCATATCAAAAGCATTAGTATATCCATTAAGGGAATTGTCGTAATTACGTCGTTTATTTTCATCTGATAAAATCTCATAAGCTTCGTTTATACGCTTAAAATTTTCCTCTGCTGTGGGGTCATTTTGATTCTTATCAGGATGATGTAACTTAGCTAATTTACGGTAGGCTTTTTTAATTTCATCCGTAGTCGCTCCATTAGAAACACCTAATATTTTGTAATGATTAGACACCTGCTAATACCTCCCATTCAGTAGAGCAAACAGGACATTTATATTTATTTTCAGTCATTTTATAAGAAACAGAATTACATTTTACACAACGAGTTATACAATCCGCCATGGTGTTGGTTGGGATATCTTCATCTAATCCTAAAAGGGTTTCAATACCTTCTATTGCCAGCATCATGTCTCTTAATTCGACATCAGCAATAATGTCAACCTCATCTAAAAGAGTGTCGCCGCAATTACGCCAGAAACTACCACATTCCGGACATATATTGTAGTCAACAATAACAGTATCACCACATTTACACGGATACTCCTCTTTAAAAAAAACTGTTTCTCCTGTATAATTGCATTTAACACAACTCATAATTGATCCCCTCCTGTAGGTGCTAACATACTGATAATTTGCCCATAAATATCCACGGTGCTCTCATTAAATTTTAAAGCTATTGGCGCAAACAATTCACCTTCTTTTAGATCGGGATATTGTGCCGTAGCAAAAAGGACTTTTGATATCGCTGGTAGATACATAACAGCGTTTTTTTCATCCAATAAATTAAATTCCCCATCAGATTCAGAAAAAAAATCTGGTGCTAATTCATAATAACTGCCTTTACGTGGTATGGTTATTTTATGCTTACCATAAACTTTGAAATAGTAATTTCTTGCCGGTAATAAAGCTATTGTAGGCGTACCCACTTGTTTTGATTCTACCGCCCAATCTACCAAAGATATGGGATCTACATCTAATCTATTTACCATATTAATCTCCTTTTAATACTATAAAATTATCTACTATAACTTCTGTCCAATACTTCTTGTCAAAACCACCACAATGCCTACATTGTCCATTATAACTACTTTCTTCAATGTGACCATGTATCTTTACAAACGTTTTTGGCACTACTTCATTTAAAGCCTCAGCCATGCTACCCCAAGCACAGATTTTTATATACTGATAACCTGGGCTATCCGCTGCTGGTAGTGCCAAAGAGGCTTTAAACATAAAGTTATTATTGTCTAATTCTTTAAAATTAGGTTTAGTTATCTTACCCACCAAACTAACAAAATTTTCCCCAATATAAGCATCCATTAAAATAACCCATTTAAATAAGTGTGTACTTGTTCTTTTGTAAGATCTGATGGATCTAACCCTTTACCTTTTTCGTCAATTTCTGTTATAAATTGAGGGATGACTTTTATTTTACCATTTAAATCTTCACAGGCCTTAGAAGTACATAGAATACCCGCAGGGTCATTATCAAAAAATAACACGCAGCCTTGGTAAGCAAAAGACATAATAAGATTTAATTGACCAATAGTAACGCTAGATCCTATAACAGCGGCTACATTATGAATACCATACTCATACAGACGCCAAACACTTTTGAAACCTTCAACCAGTATTAAAGGTTTAATTAACAATAAATCTTTAATATTGTTTAAATTATATAAAACACTGTCCTTATCAAAGTCTGGTGTTAACCTATATTTTTTCTTATTGTCGCTAACGTCATCACGTATATCTCTAAGACTATAAGCTACAAGGTAACCATCAGAATCTCTGATAGGAATTATGTCTCTTATATACGGATCATTCTTATCAGTATAGCCACCTGCTATTTCAAAATAATCCAATGTTTCTTGTTTAAAACCGTCTTTTATGAAACGATCAGATCTGAATTGTTTAAATTTTAATAAGTTACTTTCGGATACAATAGCAGGCACATGTCTTTCTGGAAAAAAAGTTGCTGTGTGATCTTCTCGCTGCTTACGGTATTTATAAGCAACTATTTTAGTATCAAAGTCATCAATACCACCAACCATATTTTTTAAATACTCTACCGCGGCCATAAAATTACAGCCGTTGGTTGCTTTAATTAAGCCTATAATATCATTACCATAAATATCATGACATTTATGACTAAAACATACCCAGGTACGTGTTTCCAGATTAAATCTAAAAGAAGTTTCATTGTCCCCACCATGGACTTTACAGGCACAGCGTAGCTCATGTCTATTTTTATTAAATACTTTAAATCCTAAATGTTCTAATAAAAATTGTGGATCAACTGTTGCTTTAATATACTGCAATTTATCTTTAAAACTATTTTCAAACGAGTGTGTCGTCGTCATTTATATTTCCTGTGGTGGTTGAACCAAAGTTAACTATATTTTTTGTGTAGTCTACTGGCTGCATAGGAGCTAAGGTCTCTGTAATTACAAGATTTTGTTTTTTAAAGAAGTATGTTATACCTTCATCAGGGGTGGCGCCGCCTCTTCGCGTATCTTTAATGACCAATTTAAAATTACCACGAGTTTTGTCTTCGCCAAATTCAATTTTTTCCTGTTCTAATATTTTTTGATCCCTCATGTCCCAATAGGCTACAATATCGGCGTAACGTGCTATTTTATCACTGTCTGCTATATCGGCAGCTCTGTTTAATTGCACTGCGGTTAACACTGGTATGTTAAGCTGCCCGGCCATATCCTTTAATTTGGTTGTTACATCACCAAGTATTTGATACTCTTTACGCTCCCCATTAACGCTTTTTAAGTCAGGTTCTTTTATGTAGTCAAAAATTGCCAGAGCTATATTGTGCTTTAATTTAAATTTTTTATATAAGGCTATAAGCTTATCAACGCTATACCCAGGCATGTATACATGAAATAATTTATTCTTTTCCATGATACGACCAGCTTTGTCCAATAACATGCCTTCCGAGTCATTCCAACTACCATGTTTTATTTTACGCTCTTCCACCCTTGAAAGCCCTGCTATATTACGTGTACGCCATTCTTCAAAAGATAACTCCGTGTCCACATATAAGACAGGTAATTTTAAAGTAAAAGCAACATATCTGGCTATGGCGGCTAAAAAAGCACTTTTACCCATCTTCTTTCTAGCCGCGATCACATGCAGAGCACCATTAGTTAAACCATCGATCTGTCTATCCAAAATGGGAAAGCCTGTACTTAAACCAGTTTGAGTTACAGGATTTTCTTTACGATCTGCTAGGAAATCTACCACACCTTCGGCTAAATCATGTGGTTCATTTAATGAAGGACCTGTTACTAAGTCTAAAATATCAGCCTCAATTTTAGCTACAAGATCTACAGCCAGAGAATTATTAGCCATCAGTAAATCGTTAGCATGACATACACTGCTATATAGTTTGTATTTACCGCTAGCGTCTAGAACTTTTTCTATATGCGCATTTAAATTCTGAGGATTTAAAGCCATACTATGTAACGCATATAAGTATTTACTACCACCAAGCATGTCTAATGCTTGATTATTTTTAGCACAATCAATGACAGCAGGAATATCAAAGGATTTTATATCCATACTACTAACCATATATCTTAATATAGTGTATAGGGTAGAATGTTCAGGACTAAGAAAATCTGTTTTATCTAAACGGGACTCTAATGTATATAAACAGTCTATGTTGTTCATAGCCAATGACAATAAAATGCGCTCATCCATATAAGAACAAAAATGTTCTTTGGCGGCGTGTAAACTCATCATCTTTCCTTGCGTGTCTGCCATTGTTCGTTCTCCCGACGGGTTAGTTCTCTTTTGAATGAAGCTATTAATTCAGATATTGTTTTATCAACACCATCCAATAAAAATTCTTGATCTTTAAGATCATCCATTTCAACCTGTATTTTATATAAATTTTCGGTGTTATCTATTAAATAAGCGGAGGCATCTTTCTTAGTCTTGTATTCTTTTATTAATTCCTTTGTTAAGAGCTGATTAATAGTGTTATCAATAAAACGCTGCTTTCGGCGAATCTCAACTTTATTTTCATTTAGTTTGCTTTTAAAATATATTAAGTATTGTGACAAAGCTATAACATATTGACTTAATATAAGACTATCAGTAATTTCTAAATTACGTACATTATAGGCAAAAATACTATCTATAAAATCTTTATCTACATTAATATGGGTTGAGGCATTTAAATCTTTTTGCATAAAAGAATTATCCTAAGTTATTTTGCAAGTTCATCTGGGTCCATTTCACCCATTTTATGATATATCCCTTGACATAGGTAATCAATAGAAGTTACTTTGCCTGATTTCAAATCTACTATCTCAGCTCGATCAGACTTCATACCAATTTGTCTACAATCAAAACTTTTATCACAGTATTTGGCATCCCCTGAACGACTACCGTCATCTAGAGGTACGAAGTCTTCACAGTCTTTACCACGTTTTAATGGATTTACATCTCCTGGGATTATAATATTACTCATTTAGTTACCCCCTGCTGTGCTTTATATATACGTTGCATTACTAACTCTTTTGTTATTTTATCCAGTTTATCATAAAAGTATACTAATGTCAAGGGCGGTGTGTTGGCTACGTACTCTAATTTAAGATTATCTCTACGCTTCTGCTCCCTAAACATTTCAACACTACCATGAAAATGGCGTATGTATTTAGTGTGCTGTGCGCCCTGAACTTCAAATAATATACTTAGTTTCCTTAAATAAAAATCAAAAAATAAGCGTGTTCCCTTATAATAGACATAATGTTCAGACACCACATCATCATAAGGGAACAATTGTTTGAGCACACTATGTACGTCGTCAGCTATTTTGCTCATAGTACACATTTAACCCTAACGCAATTATAATGCAATCACGTATTTCATTAAACACAATTTCATTTTCTCTTAAAAAAGCCAAAGCATTTATTTCACCTTGACCAATATTGTTGCCATTATACTTATACCATGCGCCGGCCCGTTCTAAAATACCTAAATCTAATGCTAAATTTAGACACTCCCAATATATGTCATAACCAACTCCATAGATTAAAGGAACCATTGCCTTTCTATAAGGCTTACCAAACTTATTCTTTTTTATTAAAAAAGAAGTGTGGTGACCTATAACTTCCCCGGAGGCATCTTCTATACGAGATGATTTTGCTTCACCGCCAGAAACCTTTATTCTACCGGTGGCACTAAAATCTAATGCTACACCACCTGTTGTAGTCTCAGGATCACCGTATGCCCCGATCTTATTCCTAACTTGATTGATAAATATCAATAAAGTATCTGTTTCGCCGGCCAGGGGAACGAACTTGCGCATGGCCTTACTCATAAGACGCGCTAATAAACCCATAAACTGATCTTCCATATCCGCGGTAGCCTCCGCTTTGGGTATTAGGGCAGAAACACTGTCTACCACCGCTACGTCTATCTCACCGGTTCTAATTAGACTTTCTAAAACATCTAAATTTTCATCACCAGTAAAGGCCTCAACAACAATTAACTTATTTATGTCTACCCCCATAGCTTTAAATAGCTTAGGATCTGCTGCTCTTTCCGCGTCTACAAAACAACAAGTCATACCACGTTTTTGTGCCTGAGCAATTATGCTCATAGTCAAGGTAGTTTTGCCGCCCGACGGATGACCATAGACTTCATACACACGTCCTTTAACAAACCCGCCACAACCCAAAGCACTGTCTAAACCTAAACTACCGGTAGAAATTGTAGGGGGAGGGGCATCACTTTTTTCACCCATAGTTGTTATTACATCACCATATTTTTTCTGTATAGCTTTTCTAGCTACGTCTAAGGAACTTGGTGTTTTTTCCTCTACAACTGCTTTTTTACTTGCCATAAATATATCTCCTTAATCAGCATCAGCCAATAAAGCATCCAGATCTAATAAACCGCTGCCTTGTTCATAAGAATTACCAACAGAATCTACTAAACGCATGTACTCATCAGCACTTGTTTTCATTACTTTGTTGTTTATAATACCAAGCACTTTATCTATAATCCATGAACATTTTGCATTATCAAAAATTGATACGCTTGGTGGGGTTTTGAAATTAAACTCATTTAGATTATCAAAAAGAACTTCTATTATTAGAGCGCACTCTTGTTTAGCAGCTTTAAGACTTAAACCTGTTGTTTTCATGCGTTTATTAATAAAATTCTTTATAGGTCCAGCTATATGTCTATCATTTCTATAATATACAAACTCTGGACCATAGTGTATAGCTACCAGATTATTAAAATATTGCAGTAAATCTTTGTAAGTACTAATTTTTAAGTCTTTTTTTAACTCTGGTGATGCTACTTTATACCCATTAGCACGGAGCAGCGCAATGCAACAGTTCAATATTTTGTCTAGCTTAATTTCAGTTGATGATAAAAAATCATTTTGAGCATAGTCAATTAAAGAATTATTTAGATTATTAAGTAGCTCGTCCATAATTAAGTCCTTTTTTCTATATAAGTAACTAAGGATTTCTGATCCCCAAAAGTACCGCCATCTATAATTAACGACCCCTTAGCATTTGAAAATTTTAGCAGCAACTTATCATCATTTATAGCATCTATGGTTTGTGCTATAAACACACCATTTAAATCTATTGATAAATTAGCGTCTACCTCTAATTCTTCTGCGCAAACAAAATTGGCGTAGTCATTATATAAAGTTAATTTATGATCATTAATATCTAAGGTTAACCTGTTGTGATCTTCAGCATTTAAGATTCCCATGAAAGGTCGTAAACTATTCATGAGAACTTCTTTATTTATAAGCAATGTATGGTTAAATTTTGCAAATTCTTTTTCATATATTGGATAATCGTGTCCTATTATTAGTTTGCCCCAATATGTTATGTTATCGAACTTAGTTGCTATTTTACCATCATTAATTGCAAAAGCTATATGTGTTTCTTCTGAAAGAAGGCGTCTGATGCCCATAATATAATCATGGCTTATTATATAAGTGCCTTCTGAAATTTTAGTTGTGTTATCAGTTATATATTCTGACAATCGCATACCATCTGTACCAGCAAAAGCAATTTTATTGTCGCTGAATGTAAGGCACATACCACGTAAAGGTATTCTGCTTTCTGCGGGATTTATTGAGTACAATACTTTACCAATTGCTGTTTTTAGCATATTAGAATTTAGTGTAAAAGTTGCATCGTTAAATGCCGCTGGTTTAGCAATTGTATATGTTTGAAACGTATCAAATTTGATTCTACCAGAGGAGGCCTTACCACCGATGTGTACAGTCTTAACTTTGACAATTAAGTCAGACCCGGTTAATTTAAATTGAAAACCTTTTGTTCCTGTTTCACCGTCCCATGAAATAAAAGGGTTTATAGAAGACTTCAATTTACTATAAAGAAGTGCTACCGATCCTTCTTCCATGATGTCTACTTTCTCGGCGACAATAGTTAGTGACGTGGACGGGCCGACCACTGTGAATAAAACACCCTCAGACTTTGACACTTCCACTAAAATCCTTCCAGAGTTATCAGTGGCGTTTGCTTTTGCAGATACACCTAATTGGTTAACTATCTTTTGTAGTTCCTGTGTTTCAATAAAAAATTCCATAACTTCTCCTTTAATTCTATTGTTTAATTCTTGTTACCCCATAATTATAGTAATGACACTATAACAATTAAAACCGTCATTGTCAACAAAAATAATTTTTAGTTTTAGGTATTAATTATTGTAAATATACCACTATTATTATTTTATGTCAATAATTTTATATAAAGTAATTAATGTGCTGTTAATTTGCTATTATATTACTATTGAGATTTTTTGTCCAGGTATATTTTACTATGGGGTGGATTTCTGAGGTCAACTCAGCGTGTACCGGTAGAATTCCTGTTATGGAAGTATTTAAATTAGTTACGCGTGGTTCTGCGACTCTGGACATCATGTCTTTTATGGCTTGATCCATTGAACTATATTTACTTAAATTAAATATAAATTTACGTTTAATATTTATGCGCTCTACCATATTATCAGGGTCTTTGTCATAGCCTGTTACCCACAAGGTCCATTGCTGATTCTTATCTACTTTATATATTTTTTCATCGCCCGCAACGTAAAAATAATAATGTTCACCGTTAATGCCAGAACCAAACATTAAATCAACAAATCGCTGCCAACGTTGTTCAAACCGTGTTAAATTTATAAACACCTCTGTTGTTTTGGGTTTAATCCATTCAGGGGTTGGATTAAAATTAGATTGTACTTGGGCATTAATATATGAGCTTAGATTTTTAGAAGTTGGGTGACCATAAATAGATGCACCTAATGTAGCATATGCTTTATTTGAGAAAGCGGCCGTCAAAATGTCAATAACTTTATACAGGGTTTTATTTGGATTTACTACTAAGTTTAATTGTGTATGGGGCTTCTCCACATTAAAATGAATATCTAATGTATCTATTACAAAAGCACTTCCAGCATTTATATAAGACTTCAAATCTCTAATATTTTTAGCGTAGTCACCGAACCATCCTATGATGTAACTCTGTAAGTCCAGTTTCATTAATGCATATAGATTGGAATTTAAATCACTATAACCAGATTGTCTACAACCACAATTTATGAATGAAGGTAACTCTTTATATTCAAGCAAGGACACATTAAATACCTTGCTCATTAGTATGGTCATAGGTATTATAGAAGATCTCAGATCAGTTGTTTTACCAATAGAATTTATATATGAATTTAAATCTTTGGGTATAATAGGTTTTATTGTACTTGTTAAATTAAAGGTATAGTAACCTTCTATCACAGAGTGCAAATTATAGGTAGCATTCAGTGCTTTAAATCCAGAAATACTACTTTTTAGATCTAAGGAGGGTATTGGGTTTATTGTGGATTGTATGTCGTTGGGACCATAAACAGCATTAATTGTTGCTGGTAAATCTCTTATATCAAAACCATGTATTACTGAGTTTAGATTAGTGGGTATTATAGCATTTACATAGGCTGGCAAATCCTTTGTAATACCAAAGTACCCCGCATTTATAGCGCTGTATAGATCCCTTGTAACGTTGGGTCTTATTATAGAGTTTAAATCCAAATTTGCCATTAGAGCCCTATATATTTATTCTTGTATATCCCACCAAGTTTTGAGTTTGGCTGAATAGTCGTCCAATACAGCATCACTTGGAATGGTTGTTTTAATATACATATCTTGCCCACTATTTGGTTGTATACTGGATATCTTTATAGGTTTTTGCATACTAATAGAATTGACCTTAGCATTTATTGCCGAATAGTTGGATTGTAAGGTCAGTCTTGCTTGATGGTACCTACTTTTTGGTAAAAAATAACCATTTTTTGGTACTTCCGTCCAAGCCAATGTTGACCAAACAGGATCAGCAGTTTGTGGTATTAATATAGATCCTTGACTCTCAAAGTTTGTCTGTGATGAAGCTAAGTCGCACCAAAATATATCTGGATAACTGACATAATTGGAGGTTAAACTATATGTTCTTAATATACTGCTTGTAGCCAGATCAACATACTTTATTGTTTTAGATGTATCGAAATATAAAACACAACCGTAAGGACACCCCTTCATACCACTAACGGCAAATTGTGCCGTTATATGCATATCCATAGCACCATCTGCTGCATAGTGGTATATATCGCCTTCTGAACTTTCGGCGGCAGCAAAAAAACCACCCCGATAATCACGCGTCATTTCATACAAAGGCTTAGGAGTAGTAACTGTTTTTAATATAGCACCGTTTGTGTCCAACAAATGAACTTTTGAAGTACCTATATCTGATGCCCAAGCAGTGCCGCCGGTAGATGAGGCTACTTGATAGGGTGTTGTAAGAGTATAAACAGATGCAAGCTGCGCGTGACTGCCCGATAAATGTATAACTCTGGATAAATCATCATCGACGTACCACACTCCTGTCCCATCATACTCAGCAGATAAACTTATTATGTTTGCAACAGCTGTATGTAGTAGTATATTAAGGGAATAAGGTGAATAATTGATAGACAAGTGAGCTAAGTAATTACCGCCAGTATACCCCCAAAGTTTATCATCGTAAGTAAATTCTACTAATTTACTAAAATGACTATTTGTATAATCCGCGAAACCATCAGAAGTTGTGTAAAGTGTCACATTGTTAATACTAACTAGCGCCAGCAGATTGTCGTACGTGACGGTGAGGTTTCTATCAATGGACAAATATTTATTGCCCTTTATAGGATTAACAGCTAATGCTTTGGATGTCACTGAAGGAGTTGTTGTGGTAATAGTAAAGGTGCTTACTGTATTTGCTACTATGTCATACTCATTAAAACGTGTTGAATAGTACCCATCTATATTATGTGGCCAATATATTTTTATTATTGGTTTAGGCGCAATATCACTGCTTCTAACTTCTATTGTACCATTAGCAACTGATTCATCTTTGGATATAAAGGACATACCTTCAACAGTAGTTTCGTCTACTATAAAATAACTGGAATTATCTTTATTCTCCACATCAAAAATAGGCGTTGTATAATAACCTATATTGTCTTCTAAAATACTCATAGAAGAATCAACATTATAGCCGTAAAGACCCAATATATCCCCTGATATATTACTTAAAAATAATGTTACTTCTGGATCAAGAGGCCTTTGTGGCGGAATAGCTATTATATTAGGATCTTCTGTGGTAGCCATTGTATAGCCTGTACTTATATGATCTACTGTGTCTGTTGTAATGTCATACGTGTAGATAATATTACCATAACTGTTTTCCGCAAAGTATAACTTATTATTATAGTATGTCATATTCAAGTAATTAAAAATAGTGCCCAACCTATTATAATGATCAAACCATGTAGTATTCCAAAAATTGATTGCTATATCGTAACGCTGTACGTATTGCCCGATGGTACCTCTGCCAGTTAAAAAGTATAAACAATTTCTTGTTGAATCCAACAATAAAGTAGCTCTTATATTACCGGAGGCAGAAAAGTAAGGTAAGGGGGCAGCAAGTTGAGTCCACGTGTTGGAAGCTATTGAGTAGCTAAGTAAATAACTTACTGAATAGGCACCACCAACACCAAAGTATATAAATCCATTTTCACCGTAAACCATACTTACTCCGCCTGCTTGTAATACCATAACAACAGGAGAGGAAGCAAGCCAGGTAAAATTACCTTGAGCCCCTGTTAGATCGTATCTACCAAACCAATTAACATTGCTATAATTAGCAGAAAAAGTAAGATATATATAATTAGCTGCTTTGGCCATTGTAACTAAATTTACATTAAACCCGAGGCTATATGTTGGTAGCCAGCTTATGTAGGTCCAACTATATGTATTTAAATCATATTTGTATAGCTTAAGTGTTCCATCGTAATGTATAGAGTATATCACATTAGCTGTGTTGTCGTATAGCCAAGGGGTGCCGCTTGTTCCTACAAACACTGCTGGAATATCACCTAATTTACCAGGTGTGCCTACTATTGAATCTATCTGTATATAGTCATTGTTAACAATTTCTATATTACTTAATGTTCCTTGTGACCAACGGTATTTAGAAGAGGTGTTATCATCTGTTAATATAAACCCATCAGTTATATCATAATAGGGCCCGTTTTCTGTTTCAGATATTTTTACGTAATAGTCTGATGCGTTACCTGTATAGTCTATTATAACATAAGCATCAGCTGGATATTGTATTGTTGAATTATTAAATATAGTTACAGGGTATGCAGCACTGTCTTCTCCTACGGGTGCGCTGTCTAAATATACAGCTGAGGCTGAACCATCATCACCAAAACCTATAATGTAGTCGTCGTTATAAACAATGTACTCATGTAGTGTAGCATCCATACCACTGATTGTGGTTAAAACATACCTTGGCGCCGATAATCCCGGTATTGTAGCATAGTAATAGTCTGTTGTAACCCCTTTACTACAAACAGTGTAAGAATCTTCTGTTGTGTTTTTATAGTAAAAATCGATATCGTTTAACGCGGTTAAATCATCGGCATACAACCTAATTTCATCTGTCTTTATTCTTGCGGATAAATCCGCTTCTAAATAAAGTACGTCTGTGGAAGTTAGAATTACGCCACCAGAAGTAGTTGTACCATCTATTAGTGTGGCTAATTGACTGTTTGTTAACACTTTATTACCGGTACCAGCTCCGGTTAATGTGTATACTATACCATTATTTATTAAATTATACTTTGCCATTTATGTTTCTTACACCGTGGTTAGCCAAGATATTAATAATTGTCCTGTCTTTCCGCTATTATTAAAATTGCCTTTTGTTTTATTGGCTCTTATATAAATAGCCCTTTTCTCGCCGACAGGCACCTGAGTAAAAGTTATGGGTAGTTCGGCACTACCTATATTATAGAAGGTTATATTATCGGAGGATATCTCCATGTAGTCGTTTGGATCATAAGCTATATCCGTACTTATATCCTGTTTATTTATATCAAAAGTTGTTTTACAATAATTATAAAGTTTAAGGTTCTCGTACACACCCCCGCCAGAAGGGGAATCATAGTTATAAGCTAAGGGCGTGTTACCACCAGCCAAACGTATAATTAAATCCTTTGTATCCTTGATTTCCCACGTGGTTTTACCACTGTATATAAGAACATTATTAATATATAATCTAATGGTATCGTTATTATCAGTAGTAATACCGTTGTTATCCCATACAACAGCCACGTGCATTAAAGTATTAATATCGAAGTAGCCTGATAGAGCAAAGGAAGCATCTGCATTAACTAAATTTATATTACGTCTGATATGCCCCGCGGCAAGCTCAAACCAATGTCCTGATTTAATACCAAGGGATACTATGTTATTATCATTGTTTACTATTGAAAATAGTGTTCTTGAATGCAATTTATCAAATATGTCTCTACCATAGGAGTCATAATAAGTTTTAAGCCAAAATTCAATTGTACCCTTAGTTAAATTAAGACCACTAACTGGTATCTGTAAAAAATCCCTGTTGTTTAAATAAAGCCCATTATTAAACTTAACTACGTCATCAAAACAATTTCGTTCTATTTTTAGCGAGGTCATATAAAGTGTTACAGCTTGCCCGGTGCCTCTATATCTAAGCATAACATAATTAAATCCTTCCTCCGCGTATGCAAAATTAAGATCTTGATTTATTAGGTTATAAAAAGAGTTATCGTTCAATGGGTATAATGAACTGTAATCCTCAAATTTAAGTCTTATACTATTCCATCCTGTTACTAAGGTAATGTCATTTAAAGACCATCTATAATAGTTTTCTTTATTTGTATTAGCTATACCTAATGTTATATCACCAAAAGAGCTATCTATTTTGCTTGCGTCCGAAACATATAATTGAAAAGTAAATAAGTCTTTAATGGACCATTTATCATCAATACCAAGGTTATCCCCAGGGATAAACACCACAGTATCCTCCTCAGTAGAAGCAGGATATGCAATTTTTAGTGACTTATTAGAATCTTTTACAAACTGTAAATCATTACTTAATGTGCTAATGGTGGATGTCCACCACCAGGAGTACGCAGTAGGGGCATAAGAACCTTCGCCATACACTTTTATTAGGCTAAGTGTATCTACACCCTCTTCGGAAGTAATATTGTCGTAGGCGTAATTTGTGGCCGTATCACGGGTAATAGCCAACCATCTTGAATAATCTGATATTCTGTATATACCTACATTTCTAATACCCCAACTTTCATCGGTATTTATGAACTGATATCCCTTTACTGTATAGTAGCCACTGTCGAGTATTGTTATTGACACTTCTTGATCTACCCATATAGCAACACCTGTGTTAGCGCCAGGAGCATCAATTACGCTGTTACCTTCCAAACGTACACCACTTTCTCCTTCGGAGGTCAAATCATATCCCTGCCATCGTACAACATAAGGTCCTTTATCTAAGTATAAAGAGCTCTCTAATAAGTACTCCAATGAACCTGCTTGATCTCCAGAGTCTTCTGCAGTATAGTATATAAGAGTATAATCGCCGTCTAAATTAAAAGATACTTTTTTAGGGTCATCTGACAAACTTTCAGAGTATTTAAAAAACTCATTTGAATTATTCCATGCTATATCTAAATTATTAGGATCGTTGCTGATTAATTCATGCCCTATTACGGTGAAACTGTCTTTTAAATTCATACAAACTATGGGAAAGCGCTCACTATCGATGTAAGTAGTTTGCATGGCAGTGTAAATTTCAATTTCTCTTAAAAAACTACCAGTAAAATAGGAGCCATCCCCTAAATAAATAGGTGTATTAGTATAAGAGTCTATCACAAGTCTAAATCTACGTGCAGTAACAGGATCAAAATAGTGGGTGGTTTCATTGGACATATTACTGGATGTATTAAATACCTGTATAAAATTTTCTCCTGAAATTGTTGTAGATATATAACCAGTAAAAGCACTATTTATAAAATTGGAATCATCCACACTAAATGAGTGGTGTATTCTTGCTTTATTTACTACATAATCATTATTAAATAATATATCTATGTGCGGACTTATTCCATCAAAAGCCCAACAATCCTCTGTATTACCAGAAGAGTATTTACCATCTACTGCTTTATCAGGGGTCATGTAATCTATATAATTAGTTGCTTCAACAGATGATCCATATGCTACATTACTGGGTAAACTATAATCAGAAAGTGTAGTCCCAAGAGAAGACCATTCACAATTATAGCCACCATCTATACAATAGGTCGCTGCTATATTAGGATATATACCCAATTTATCTATAACCTTTAATGTGGTATCTGACGCGGATATATTAATTCGTACCCAACGAGCATCTGTTTTATTACTATTATTAAAAGTAACATTAGTTGGGAGTGTGGTATTAGTATTAGCATAATCTACATTTAAATCAGTTGATAAAAATAACTTATTATCTAACACACCATAATTACGTATTATGTTTAAATTATGTCTTTTTAATAAATCTATTGCTAAATGCACAGAATGGTTTGACGTGGTGCTTGTATAGTTGCCTATTGTGAAATAATTAATATTATTATAGCTAATAAGCAATTCTGGGTTTTGTAACGTTGATGCACCATGTACTAATTTTATTTTATTAATAGGATCATTGGTTATAGTTTTAAACCCCAAAGCATAATTAGAAGAATATATTAAAGCCGGATAAAGTATATTTGTGGCCGTTAAAATAAAATTATCAAATGTAACTACTACATTAGGAAATGCTAGTAATATATGAGTATAGAGTTCAATTTTTAATCTATCATTAGTAAAACCGTCATAATTATAGCCAGAAGATAGAGTAGTCCAAGTGGATACACCCGTGGTTCTAAAATAACAAGATATCAATGTTCCAACTTTTGTTATTTTTAAGTCAAAGTTTAATATAGCATTGTAAATGTAATTTACAGAACTATACCAAGCATCTTTATCGAAATTATAGTACCTTCCTGAACTACTGTATATATGCTTTCTTATACCGACAAAGCCCCCACGTTCTCCTCTAATACCTAGGCCTACACTAAGTCTGTCTGCTTGACTTGGAAAAGATATAAGTACACTCACTTCCGCCGAAAAATCTGAGTCTATTATAGGTATATAATTAAGCACGTAAGTGCCATCCTCAGAAGTAGTCAGATTCAACTGTAATTTATTACTAACTATATGGCAGTAAGAGGCTGAATCATCAAAAAGCATATTATCCTGCCATAGATAAGTATTATAGTTAGCCCCGTCTATACCGTCAAAGGTGTCATTACCAGTTACGAGTGTTGGTACATCAATATCTACACCATTACTTAATAGCGCATTAGTCATGGAGGTAGTACCAATGGTTTGATTTAAATAAACAAGTTCTATTGGTACACGGACATCATCATAAAAAGCTAATATATCCTTTAAAATACAGTCTTTACTAATAGAGTCTAATTGTAATTTCCAATAAGTAGCGGAGACTTCTGGAACGGTTATTTCAGTAATTTGAGTATTTAAATAACCATCTAAATTAAAGTTTAAACTTGTACCCGAAATTAGAGTGTCATACGAAAACCAATCGTGTTCATTACAGGAGTAGTAAGCTTCTTTATTATTAATTAGATTATTCAAACCATAACACGGAGTATTAATAGCACATTGTCCACTATCAGTGTTTAATATAAAATCTTCTGCTTTTCTTAATATGGCCGGCGGCCCAATATCAGGATTATCGATATCCTCTTGTTTGTTTAATTTACTCCAAAATACTATACCAGAAGTATCTACATTGGTTGTTTTTGGTATATCAACTATAAGATCAAAAGGCCTATCATAAATATTTTCTACATAGTAAAGTTTACTATTATTAACAACACCATTTTTAGCATCGTCCAATAATATGCTGTCATCACATTTTGAAGTTTTTACTTGATCCCCTGTTTTACAAAAAAGTTCATTAACACTAAAAGAAGTGGTGGTTTGTAATGATAGCTTCATGTATCTTGGGGCGCCACCTATAAAAGCACTTATTATGTCTGCTTCTTCTACATTAAATACAGCATCTTTCCATTCTTCACCATAAGTAGAATAAATAAGTGACACATTATCAATTATTGACGGTTCAAAGTACATCCTACTATAAACTTCTATTTCAGTTATTTTAGTACTATTATGGTAATTACACCTTATATTAAAGTCGAAACTATTAATAGGATCAAAACCATGTTCTAGCACGGTCCAATAGGCTGCGTTTGCCGCAAAAAAGTTGTCTGTATCGACCATGTAACCATCGCCATCATGCAATATATCAATAGAACAAGGATTACTAAATAGGTAAGCCTCTATATCTTCATTGTTTGTATAATCATAGTTTATGCCGTCTATTTTTATATAATTATATTTTGGTATTAGTTTGTGTTGTGCATCAACGTAATCACCGTTGTATCCATATACACCTAAACCAGTATATAAGGCAAAACTTCTAAAATTATCTTCTTCTTTAAAATATATTATAGATTTATGTATTTCACACGATTTATTGGTAGGAAAAACCAAAGTTAATGTTACTGGATCTTCTACAAATTCGTACACATTGGCCATTACCGTAGGACCAAATTCCTCTGGTTGTAACCATTCAGCGTCACCATTAACGTAAAAGTATGAGTGTGTTCCAGCAGTGACTAAACCAGTTGTATCAGTTGTGTATGATTGTCCAGCTATATTATTTTCAGCAATTATTTTTCCATCAGAAAGAGACTCTAACCCATAAGCTATATTAGTGTGCGTAACTGTATAAGAGGTTGTGGCGGTCCATATTGTATGCTTATGACTACCTCCATGTAAATTTACACGCCAATTTACATCTAAACACATCGCCACATTATATTCAAAGTAGTCTGCTGACTCTTTACCATATATAGTAAATTCTTCAATATTCAACCTATCACCAAAATCAATATCAAGAAGAGTATTTGTTTGATATTTATCACTTCTTGCATATATGGCTAAACCTCCTACACCCATAGAATATGCAGTACCTGGATTAAAAGTACCTGTCGGCTCTCCATCTAATTGGCTGTATGTGGCATCAGGCTTATTTGTTAAAGATATGCCTATTGAAACATCAGCATCGTATATAGCTAACAAATCACCTTTGTTTACAAGTATATCACAGTCTATACAATGTGTAAAGCTAATGTTAGAATAAAAATTACCTGTTAATTGTGGAAATGGTAAAGAGTATATGATGCTAAGTGTTCCATCTAATTTGGGGCGGCAAATTAAAATTTTAGCATTGTCATATCTTGTAGCATATACGTATATATGTTTTATTTTACCGTTGCTATTAAAAGGATGAGACCAATCTATTATAGTTTTACCTCTATTTACTAATGTGACTCCTTCATCCCCTTGTACATATGCGGTTGATGAGGTGTAGCCAATTTCATTATAGTCAGATCTACCTCCTTCTACGTTATATTGTTGTGCATTGTGTGTGTAGCCTATGATATTAGTATTACTATCAATCAGACTACCTAATTCTGTGGCAGTTAGCAGGCGACTTGAAGCATAATCAAAACCAGAAGCAAAGTCTGTCCCATCGACACAGGTTGATATGTTAGCGGCGGAGTCATTAAAAAAACCTAACACCACAGCGGCTTGACTATGAGCTACATAAACACTACTATTAGCACCTGTTGTACCAGAGCGTATTTTTAACTTTCCTTGATCTACTTCAACAGAGGAGTAGCAATAACCACCAATACTTAAAGAACCTAATTTAGTATTTAATATGTGAGCCATTTCATATATAGTTACATTGGAATTATCTCCTAAATGAAATTTAGCTTCACCATAACCATCTATATTTATTAATACAATATCACTACCAGACGTAGTTGTATATTGTTCATACCCTTGCCCAGCCACACAATACCCACGTTCTCCGGCACCAGGACATGGATGTGTATAATTTTGGTAATAAGAGCATTGTGTATTAACACATTTAAACTTATCTGATGAGCTTATAGTTATATATTTTATAGCAAATTGATCTTTCTCCCAACCGTCTATAAAAGGGTATACACGTAGATTACAAATGTCCCCAACCCAGTATTTGCTGGGGCCTAAATTTAATACATATAAATGCCATTGATCGTCTACAATGAGATCAAACTCAAACTCTTTATTGCTGTCCCAAATGTCATCGGTTAATGTTATCCAACGTAATTTACCTTTTGTTAAACCTTGATTACGTTTATCTTTATTATTATTAGTAATTTTCAACATTATTTTTACATAATAATAATCTTCTGCTGTAATAGGTAGCATGTTATCTGTTCTACCAATATAACAGGATCTATCGGCAGCGGTACCAAACAGGACATTATGCCAGCAACCGTAAAAGTACACATTATAATAAACGTCCCATCCACCTACGTTACCGTTAGTAGAAAAGTCGGTAATATACGCGTTAGAATTATCGTATACACAACTTAAATCATTGCTTATTTTATGGGCAGTATTTAAAAAATTATAGGCCATTTTTATCCAACTTTTGTTTTCTTAATTCACATCTTGTTACTATATCTAAAAAGCAGTTACCTAAATTATCATAACCAGGGCATTGACCACAGAATGTTAAACCGTTGTCTGGGTCTATTATATACGGGTCCAAACTTCTAAAAGATATACGTCTCTTTAAATGCATTATTTCCTCAGCCAACTGTTTTCTAATTTGCGATTCCCAATCTTTATATGTCAAATTAAATAATTTTTCACAATTTATGCATCTATATACTAACTCAGAATTTATTGTTTCTTCGATTAGTACCCCTGTATTGGTGTACATAACTTTATCAGAAGTCCACAAGTGTTCTCTGGATAATTCCATATCCACTATTAGCAAACCTTTACATTCTGTACATTTTATATCATACATAAATAAACCACCTTTATTTTAATTATGGAACATATTGAGATGTTTTTGAATCCTCATCCACGGTAGAGGCTGTACCTACTGTATATTCAACTACTAATGGGTTCCAAATACCGCCAGATAATGCGCTAAATACAGCTGACCAAGCGCCATATTCAAATCTATTTATTGCTGCGTTGTATTGTGATTCTATCCAGTCATAGCCACCAAAACTTTCATATGTACATGGATTTATATATTGCCATGAAAATAAATCTGGAACAGTGATTCTACCAAAAGCACTACCGGTAGAACAATTATATGCTATTCTTGGCGTTGTTACAAATGCATTCCACTCATGCCCACAAGGGCTATACGTGTTTTTTGCTAAAACGGAAGTTAGTTCATAATTTAAAGTATTATCAAAACTACAAGTCCATACTGGAAATTTTAAGTTTAATACGTCCAATATACTTTTTAGTCCTGGCGGACATATAGATGAGGCCGAAAAACTTTCAGAACCTTTACGCATAGCTGTATCAAATATATTTTTTTGCTCTTTTTCAAAAGCATAGACACTGTTACCTGGCACTCTGGTCCTATCAGCAACACACTTATCTAAAAATCTACCAGACGTTTTATGCATTGTTACAAATTCTTGTTCGCTATTAGGTACACCTAAAATACCAAAAACTGTGTCTGTTTGCATTGGAGTGGACATCTCCTCTATGGGAGGATGTACTACACTACCTGTGGAGTTATTACCATACGTTGGGAAATCAGCATGATCCCCATAAGAAACATAATATTTACGTTCACTTGTTTTAAAATCTTCTGTTGCAGTTATAAAACTTGTATCATATAAAGTTATTGATTTTATATTAATTCTATGATTATATAAATCATAATAATCACCTAAACCAGAGGAAATTAACTCCTCTTCTGTTATATTAAAATCAAACTCTAATTTTAAATTTTTATAGAATCTACGCATATCCTCAATAGAATATGATATTTCATAGGATAAAGTTTTTACACCTACTACATCAGAGCTCTCTGTGGTTATTTGTCTATTTTCTTGATATATTTGTATAAAACCACTTTCGTCACTTTTGTATACTGTTATTTTAGGTATATGGTAAAATGTATCAAGATCCTCTTCTTCTTCGGCCACTTCTATGCCAAATTTATATGTTATCTCTATTCTTGTTATAAACCTATTTTTATAAATAGACTTATTGGCTGGAATGAAATCAATATCTATAATTGAGGCATTAAGGATGTTTGGGTTATATAACAAGTCCGGGGCTATTTGAGCGGGGTAATATTCGCCCACCTCCACAGAGTCATAGGGAGGTAATAAAGACGGTGCATTAAACGCCCAATTATAAGCACCAGCTTCCAATGCCTGTGTAAATTTTGGTAAATAATAAAACATAGAACTAATTAACGATATAGATAAACCCCTATTATAGTAGTATGCTACAAAGTCACCATAAGAATCAAGTAGAGAATATGTTCTATCATCAGCTACCGCGGCATTTTTTAATGCCTCCTCATCTGTGGATACATAAGTGGTGGAATCAAATAATGTTGCTGTTGTAACCCACGGGGTTTCTAAACATATTTTATATAGATCTAATGAATCTTTTATATATGTTGAGTCATAACCTACAAATTCAATTGTATCAAAAAATATCCATGTTGTTGGAAGGTCTTCTATTAGATTACCATCTATATCAAACACTCTTGGCGGACCATTATCCAACTGTATAAGGAAATAATTGTCTGCAGGATCAGATTCATCTTTATTTTTGGATGGTACTATTGTTATGTAATGATTACCCTCAGAACACACTATCTGGTGTTCTATTTTTTTATAATCAAATATATAATCAGGATGCTCTATATTAATAAACACATGTCTACCATGGCCACTTTCATATGGCAATGAGTAATTAATATTTAAGTCCTCTACGCTTAGTATGTCGTCTCGTAAAGTTTCAGATCTATCTACCTCAGCCCATTTTTCTTGCCATACCCACTGAATAGATTTAGTTTCATCCATAGGGTAGTCGTAATAAGTATACCAAGAACATACTGGGTCCAGATTTTCAGTAACAAAAAACTGGGGCCTTGGTTTTGGGTATACAGCATTAGGGCTGGCATTTGCTCTAAATATAGTACTAAATTTAAATCTGTTTGTATCATCGACAGTTTCTGATATCTCCACATCATCAATTGAACTCATTTTAAGTAAACCAAGTTGATGTATAAAAGGAGACGCATAATCATCAGTTATCAAATCAATATTATAGTAATCGGCAGGCAATGATATGTCAGATATGGTATAATGTAGTGCTATTGGCATCCAACGTTTTGCTCCTACGGATGCGCCGGTGGATGTATCATAGTAAGTAACACAATCCATAGTACGATAAGAGTTTAATTGTCCACGAACAACGTCCCCAAATTTTGGAGGAGAGCCTCCATTTCTTAAACAAAATTCGAGTGCTACATCATCAAGCCCACCTCTATAATAACTTTGACCGTTAAATATATTTTCTGATGTTTTTTTACCATTATAGTAAAAAAAGTCGCAAGTACAATTCCATAATTGTGCGTGTGACTCCTCAAAACCATAAGACTCTACTGGCCCTAGCATGCGCATGTCATGTGATCCATGATTTGATTCTTCATCTGTAAATACTTCCATAATATTTCTATCAGAGATATGGGCGCTGGATACTTCTGTGTAGCTCATAGTTTCGTCGCAAGCACTATAAGGGTACCACATAAAACTTGCTCTCGCATATGTTGGAAGGTCGTGATCACCGCAGGGAGGTGCTACCCCACCCATAATACCGGTTTCTAATATTGTTGAGTATCTTTTACCGTAGCACAGCCCTATTGGATGTAACGTATAGGTCGTGTAGCTAGCTTTCCAACTATACATAATTTCAACATCCTGACAATAGGGTTGTTTAACCCACATGATTGGTTTTGTTCTGGTTGCCCCTTTAACCCTACCTCCTGTGCTCTTATAGGCAGCAGATATTAGTATGCTGGTAGCATCGAATTTACTTAATTCATATTCTATGGATTCACCATCATTCATATTTGCTATATTTAATTCTAAGGGGTCAGTTAATGCCCCGGCTGTTATTTTTTCAAAAGATCCTTCGGGTGTTTCATTAAAACTTCTCTTTTGATAATAACATAGTTTTGGTATATTAAGTTGAAACGAACAAGGTCTTATAAAATCAAAGACCTCTTTTGGCTTAATAAAAAACTGATTAACTTCAAGGGCGTCATTACACCAATCCATTATCTCCATAGAAACAGCTTTATGTTTGCCATCAACGTCTATAACATCTAACGTTAACTTACCTTCTATTTCAAAAGGGCTATGGATATAATTTAAATTGGGGTCTGTATCGGGCAGTATCACCAGTGCTTTACCGCTGTTACCAAAAAACTTTATATTTTCTTCGGTCAGTGTTAGATCTGCAAATGCGGTTACTTTGTATAGTATAAAACTTGTAATATCATCACTATTGGTATCATTATAGATGTAGGCCACATCACCATGAACTTTATCTTTTCTTAAACTGAGAAATTTAAATTTAATGATACCATTGTCGTTAATGTTGGAGGCAAAACGGCTTTCATAGTTTGGTAGTTTAGCAACAGTACCACCGTCACCTTCTATGTAAAAGGCTGTTTGAGCTATAATGCCACCACAGTATTCTTTTTTAAAGTCTACTGTATCAAATTCCCAAGAATCTTCTGTTTTTACCATTACCAGTATTTTATTATCACCAAAAAAAGTTTTCGTTCTAATATAAAAAGAGTTTTCATTTTTTGGTAATTCATTACCGGCAATGCTGTCTGGCATAAATGTAATAAGATTATCAACAATTAGATTTAGTTGCTTTTTCCAAGCATCATATGAGTCAGCACTTTTAGCCTTAGAGATAGCGTAACTACTGACATATTCAAGCAATCCTACCTTTACTGTTGACGGTAATCGTTTATTTATATCCGGATCACTTAAATTTATAGCATAGATATCTGCATTATACGAAAAGGAGTCGCCCCAAATAATCAAATACTCATGGTTAAGATCTCCTACCTCGAATACATTATGCTTATTTACTATGGGTGAGGTGTCTTCGTCCCCCTCTGATATTGTTTCTGTAACTTGATCAAAAACATTTCTTATTATAGGTCTAAGATTGGGCTCTTTGATTTCTTTTATTAAAGTAGGAAAACTTGTTTCTTGTGTTTCAGTAGGTATTCCATCAGTTAATGTAGTACTATCATAAGACACATCAAAGTAATCAAAATGACTAAAATAATTCCTAGCAGCATGAATTAAGGCTGAGGTAGAGTATACTTTTGGATTAATAAATAATGTGTATGTGCCCAACCAAGCATATAAGTCTGGATTATCAAAAGATAGATAGTATATAGGTTGTTTAATAGTAGCACCTAAGGAATTGGTGGTTACTACTAAGTCTGCCCAACGTTCTCTTCTTATATAGTATCTAAGCTCTAATAATTGCTCTGCTAATACTTTATCCCCTTCACCCATTTTATCATCAATACAGTACCTCCAACAAACTCCTGTATAATGAGGACACTCTGGTTTAGCACCATTACATGGAGCAATGTAGCCATAGGAATCATCGTATTTGTATTCCCAAAACTCTTTTACGTTATCGTCTGAACAAGTGCAATACGTAGTTATTTCATTGGCTTCCCCGTTTACGGTATTAATAGAAAAATTCTCTGAAGCTGCTGCCCACCAATAACACTTACTTAGTTTTGCTCTAACATTAAACACTAAATAAGGCAACGGTATTCTGTAACCTAACTGCTGTTTGGTATAACATCCTTCTAAGGCATATGGAGTAGTGTCCTCAGAACCAAATTCTTTTGGTTTAAGTTTACCGAAGGCCATAATAAATGGGGCGTAACCAGAACAGGTTGTGGCTGTCCCGTAACCATCACATTGCCCATCATTATATTCATTGATTGCTTTAAATGACCAATAACCGCTAACGCCAGATATTGTTATTGGATTTAGCTCAGAATCGTACAAATAGACTGGTTTGTCTATATCTGCTATACCAGAACCGCTAGCTACAGTATGCACCCATTTTTCGCATGTAACTTTGTTAGTGACATGTCTCGAAGGATCAGGTAAGACACATCTGGCTGATGATGCTTCACCAGGCTCATATTGTTTACAAATATAATCCGCGGTGCCAAGAAGATTACAATAAGGAGCCATGGTGGCTCTTACAAGAGTCCCTTGATCATTCGTAGCTTTGTATAAACATATGGTTTTGCTATTATCCCAATGTGCACATATAGCGGGTTCAATAGTTGACCAATATTGGCATGGATTTTTAGCCATTTACGACCTTTACATTAAATTTACCAGTAAACTCATCAATAGTATAATGTACTTTTGTAGCGCCCTCATAAAAACCTATTGTACGCTGCTCCACTTGAAAAGAGGCTTGATTACCAGGTACCATAGACGCACGAGTATTGATAAAGTAGGCTTCTTTATTTTCTAAGTGCCAACTTCTTCCATCATAATGTAAGGATAGACATTTTATCTGTGTTTTTGGTATAGAAGCCCAAGAAGATTGCTTTTCATTTATAGTAGTACCATCTTGTAGTTCTACTTCCCAACCTCTTCTAATTGACATGATTGGTTCCTTTTCCTTTTAATAATAAAACAAGGTAAGATACGTTAGTATCTTACCATTAACCTTCAAGCCTTATTTAACTAAAATCAAAAAAAGTTCTTTGATTAATAGTAGAATTCGCCCCTGTCTCACTTGCGCCTAAACGTATGTTAACAAATATTGGGTCGCTTGTCAAGCCAATATTTCCTACACTCTCACTATCATCTGCTGTGGCTACAACCAACATATTAGCTACAGTGTGATATAAGTACGCAGGAGGCGTGTTGCTGTCTATATCAGCGGCGGTTATACCTGGATACCATTCTATACCATTTTCTGGGGCTATACCGGCGTTACTGCCTGGGCCTACGGTGCCAAATCTAAAATAGGTATCATTGTTACCCGCTTCATGGTGAGAAAAACTACCGTGGCTCTGTAACCCAAATTTTATAGAGCTTGACTGCACGGCGCCGGAAACAATTTCAAACATGACACATTTGACTGGACTCTCGGTAGACACAGTGACATTTCCATAATTAAGACTGGTTATATCATAGGACTTTGGTTTAGGACCTGAACATAAAATAGTGAACTCATCGCGTATTCCTAGGTAATCAGTAGGCCCTGTGGGCTCAAATTTAATATATAAGCCTCTTGTACCTAATCGTGCCCAATTACCCTCTGCTGGGGTCGGGGCGGCTGCCCCCATGTCCCCTCTTGTGGATGAGTAAGCAAACATAGCAGAACCTGCTGGGTCTGTAACATTAGTGCCACTAGTATAGTCAGGTTTATAGCAAGGTACTGTCCAATAGCCTGCTGAGAAAACAGCATCTGTAAACTTAATCATAAGCCCACGGGTGCCTATCTTATACCAATGATTTGCATATAAAAGCTCTGTGGCTACGGTGGAATTGTCTGCGGAAGGAGATGCTGACCAAGTCATCATAGGTACATTACCCGTCCCACCACCCATAGTTGTGCCATTAGTTATGTCTATTGTTATAGTGTATGTTGTATCGGCACTATAATTATACACACCACCGGTAGTCATAATACCCCCGTAGGTAATAACTTTTGAGGCTGTACCTATTCCTCTTGCAGCATCATTATCATTAGTTATGACTACTTTGTACGTTTCATCAAAGAAACCTTTATACGTTCCGGAGATTGTTACTGTTCCAGCGAAGTTGTTGGTTGTGGCTAAACCACCCACTTCACTTCTAGTACTAAACCCTAATGTGGCATGCACTGTGTTTGTACCACTTATAACAGCGACAGTTGATGCTACTCCCATAGTACCAGAGTAAATTTGAAAACAATTACCTTGTCCAGCTGTATTAGTCCATTCACAGACAGCTTTGTCCCAACGTTCGTCACTTTTACCTAGATCATGCATTTTCTCTGTAATATCCCTGGCCACAAATCTAGGGTCAAGGCTTGTTCCAGAATAAAGGGTTATGTATGGTGCAGGGTCACCATCCATAGATAAGTAAAGCCTATTATTAGCGGGCCCTATGGTAAATGTGTCTCCTACAGCAGCTGTAGCAGTAGATGAGGCACGGGTGCCTTTACAGCCGGCTCCTCTACCGTCACCATAATCTCCTGCTGTGGACGGATCTAGTTCTACCCATCTAGTTATTGCAGCACACATATTAATTCCTCCTTAAATATTAACATATTAATTACTGATTATCGTAAAATACCAACTAAATGCAGGCAATTGATTGCCGTTATAATCCTTTATACCACTAACTGTTACGGTATATGTATGCCCATAAAAGTATTGCATTGTTTGCGGTTTTATCTCAGCACCAAGATTTGCCCAGCCTGTCGGAACTATACTGGAAGCCAAGTCGTAGTGGTCGTATTCTTTTGTTGTAAAGTAAGTTGTGACTCTTTCTGAATTTGGACATATAGCGGTGTTTGTTGCTGCTGCCGATATTAATATCTCCTTGTCTGCGCCCCAATCTTTATTAGGATCTTTATATAAAATATGATACCCAAACAAAAAGGAATAATTCTCCTCCAAAGCTTCAGCGTCATAGTTTGATATATGTAATGTTAAATCTACGGCACCACTTACACTTAGAGGGAATGTTTCTATTATATAGTAACCAGCACCCAGACCTGATACACTAGTAGGCAAAATAACATCATTAAATATATAATAAGTATTTAATGGGTTTATGCCTGATGTTGTAGTATCGTAAACAGTAGACGAAAATGCTATGGGGTCTTCTATATATACCCAATCATTAAGACTTATTGCAAAATCCATTATTGTTATAGCCATCTAATCCCTCTATTATTTAGATAGTTACATTATTCGTAGTAATATAGGCTTGGTGGTTATAGTAACACGATGCCTATCTACATCTAAGGTAATACTTTGTCTATCTATTCCAGCGTCATCTATTGCATATACATTAAGTGACACCTCACCTAATTTTCTAAATACACCTGATTTACACTCGGAGGGAGAGAGTGATTCCAAATCAAACCAAGGACCGCTACTAGCTATACAGTAAAAACGATAAGTATCAAATAAGTAATTAGCTTGGTCTGATGCGTCTTTAACACGTACAGTTATTTCTACTGTTTGGCCGAAGTGAAAATCTACCTCTGGTATATACTTAATATGATAACCCTGAGTGATGGTATTTATTATTGGAAGCTTTTTTCTATTATTAACATAGAACTCTAAACTGTTTATATCTACTCCTACATTAATATCAAGTAAATCAAATTCTATCTCTGTATCCACAGGTACATCTAGCGCTTCTCTGGCGGGGTACTCATTAATGATAAAAGGTGCTTTGTAGTCAGCAATTGTTTTAAACCAATAATCCAACATTATCTTATTTGGTATTGGTGCTTTATCATATACAACAACGAATACATAAACAACTGCGTTCGAGTGGAAAAAATTTATTGGTGTGACTGTTATATCCAGTCCAAGCAGCCCACTACCGGCGTCGTAAGTATTTACTACTATATTAGCGGTGTTGGCGTACTCTACCAGTCCTGTGTCACCTGCGTAAGATACTTCTCTGACTTTAAAAGATAGCGTGGCCGCATCAAGATCATAACCAAACGGTGCCAGTCTAAGCCATATTGTAGTATCAACACTATTTTTCTCTGACCAGAATTTAGGCACGGCGTCTATTAAAAATCTAAATTGATTTATTGTTACATCATCTTTATGCCCAGAAGACATGTGCCTACTTATGTAAGTTTGACTAAGCTGCAATGTATCTGTTTTAGGAGATAATTGATCTAACAATAGATCACTTTCAAAATTAGCCGCTTGCACAAAGTCAGCTTTGCTTGTAAAATCCAAAATTTGTTTTATAAGCGGAGCATTACCAGGCGGCGATGGCTGATCACCATCTCCACCAGGAAACCAAAATTTGCTCAAAGACTTTAAAACATAAGTTATATAAAGATCTACTAATTGTTTTAAAATGGTATTATTTTCAATGGTATCAAGCTTCTGTGTTATTATACCAGGGTAAGTCATATGAATATATTTTTTTAATAAGTCCAAGGACATAATGCCCCAAACATATTGACTGCCTGTATAAGTGCTTGCTCCCGAAACTTTTGTGGTTAGACTTATTATATCACAACAAGAATCTGCAATATTAGGATCATACCAACCACTAGTATAGGTCAACGAGGCTAAACCATTACTATCCGTGGTATCTTGTTTGTTTATATCGTCGTAGTTACCATTCGAATCACCAGAGACTTTATCAAAATACACCACTATTCCAGATAAAGCGTTGCCATACTGGTCTCTAACTAATGCATACATAGTTGTCTGTTCTTGGTTGTGTAGCGTGCTTGATGGTGCCGCCCACATAGCTAATGAATCCACATATGGTATCACACTGTCTTGTTGATAATTATAGTTTGCCCATGTGTAGTCAGATTGTGTACCATCGTCATTTCTTAAAGTAGTCTCTTTTTGTAGTCTATATATAACAGTGTTTGTAAACTCTATATCATATGTGGTTATTGATGTCATACCATCCGCTTTAACATTTAATATAGATTGTGATTTTTTAACCTCAAAGTCATCTATATCTACATATAGTATGTTATTACCTTTAATAAATGCTACTGTATTAGTATAAGGCACACCATACCTAGATGCTATAATATCTTTGTATAAACCACTCCTATGTCTATCTATTATACTTCCTGAAATTGAGTCCAATCTAAATAGTGTGCCTTTGGTTACATCCCCTGATTCTCCTAAATTACTAAAAAGTAATATATCTTTATAGTACGTTACAGCATCAGAAGAATTGTAATAATTATTGGGAGGTGTCGGCGCACCAGATATAGTGGGTACTATATCAACCCTTGTACCTGATACAGCAGTTACCAAGGCCAGTTCAAAAGCGTTTATATTATTAGCATGGCTACTTGGACCTAAATAAAGTATATCACCAGCAACCATACGTGCAGTACTTGATACATTTATATATCCAGTTCCAGAAGCGGTGGCGGCAGAAAACGTAGTAGTATAATGTTCCAAAGACGCTGTGTAACAATCAAAATTGTCAGAGCCGCTATCTGTTATATTTAATGTTTGCACTAAATCTAATCTATTAGAGGTATTATTTAATTCCCATCGCTTTATAACACAATTAGAGACATCAGTATGCTGTAATGTAAAAAAAGGCATACCATCTGCTAATATTGAAGTATTTATAGGCCCTGTATAAATAAGAGAATCAACAGTGGAATTTTGTGGTATGGTAGGATTTAAAGTATAGTTTCCTTGTACAGCGCCGGATGAATTACGTATTTGCAGAACGGCCGCAGCATTAGTGGTATCAATACTGCCAAAAGTATTAATGATGGGTGCTATACAAAAGTTACCATACTTAAAATATATATTTTCATAAGCCATAAATTGCCTCAGTCATATTGGGTGGCTGTACCTTCTATAATTACAGGTGTTACATCAGTTCCTGATTTATAAACTGTTACTGCTTTTCCTGTATTATAGTATTGATCTGTATAGACTTGTGGTGTAGTTATATAGCCTATGGTGTTGTTATCTGTAAATGATACCGGTTTATTAATCATACCATTACCGTACTGATCTTGAACAATGGCAGTTATTACGGAAACGCTTTTACCATCTGCCGGAAGTATTAACGGGTTTGCGCCTAGTGATATAAAATCTACAAAAGGTCTTATAGGAGATGTTTGGTAATTGTATGTAGCCCAACTATTATCAACCCCATAATAGGTGGCTTCTAATTGTAATCTATACATAGTGTCCTTATTTATAGCTAAGTCATAAATGGCTATATTAGTTACCTGATCAGCCCTTACGTTGTCCATATTCATAACACCAAATAGTTCTGTGGTTAACTCTCCCACGTAGCCTTTGCCAGATGTATATATTAAATCATCGAAATAAACAGCACTATTTATCATAGAAACAGCTTCCGCACCCAAAGCTAATGTAGCTTGGCTACCATAGTCAGTTGCAATATGTAATGAATTCCAAGTATCGTTGTATATGCCTGAGGTAGTAGTTTTATACTCAAAAGCCAAATTAGCACCATTTTTATTTATTTTTAATAAATAAGTAGGGTACGTAGTTAAACCAGAGTACAGATGCGTTTTTTCAATTAAGGTATCATTAGTTTTAATATAAGCATAAATATTTTCATAAGGTGCCTCAGAATAATCTACCACCTCATATGTTTTTATACTTATGTTATCCAACCCAGTACCAGCATCTCCTGTATACACGGCTTGCGATTGTAAATAAGCCTCTACTGGCAAATCTGCACCAGCAGCTGGACCTATGTAATCCCAATTAGTGGGCTCTAAACTACCATCTATCCATACCTTAAAATATATGAAATCGTCTGAACGAGCTATACGTATATTATACCAATAACCGTAATATATATAATAATTATATTTATAACTGGTGTATATTGTGGTTACTACACCGCTAATAGATTTATTTAGACTAATGTAATTAGTACCTGTTAAATATGAATTAGTGTTCATATATACGTATAATTTATTATTAGCATCAAAGTAAATTGGGGATACTATGTATTGATCAGCATTAACTCCTCTACCGTGGTTCTTAAATTTAAAGAATACTTCCCACTTTGTACCGTAGTAAACAGTGTCATTAGTGATAGATGTAGCACCGTCTGTGATGTGGTTCATGTACCCAGCGGTATACACAGTTGTAGGTATAGTGTCTGTCCACTGTGCGTTAGATAAAGAAAAATCGTCATTAAATACATTAGTAGTTGCATCAGTAGTAACTAAATTTGATATGTATACATTATCAAGACCTGTGCCATTTATTGATGTGTATTGTGCCCAAGAATAAAAACGGCTTTGGCTAGGCAAATTTGAGGCCACAGTACTATCACTGATGTAATCCCAAATAACAGGCTCAGTAACACCTGCCATCCAAACCCTAAAATATATTTTACCATTAGTTACTAGCAATCTAACGTAAAACCAAGTACCATACAAATCATAATAATTATATTTTTGATCTTTATATAAGGAAGTACTACCGCCCCCTATTATTTTAATTAATTCCACATTATATGTAGTAGAACTGTAATTATACATAATTACAGACAAACGATTATTAACGTCGATGTATAGTGGATTTACAATATAGGTTGAATCTCCTATTCCCCGCCCGGCATTTTTAAACATAAAAAGCACATTGTAATTAGTACCGTAGACTATTTCTTCTATGGTCCTAGTTAGTGCCCCATCAGTGGTTTGTTTAAGATATCCTAAGGAATAGTCGGCGGTGCCAGTTACATTTTGCCAATTTACACCACCAGATAAAAAATTATCTTTAAATATGGTGTCTAAATAATTAATTTCCTGAACCACACCAAAATTATACGTATTATTAGATGAGCTATCTATTTCAACATAGTGCTCTAAATAACCAGGTGTTCCTGAAAAAGTGGTTAAACTTCCAACAGTACCACTAACTTGAACTTCAAAATCACCCATTAAATAATAATTAGACTCAATAGAACTATGGCCATTAGCCGAGGTACTACAAGATAACATATTATTTAGTATTTCTGGGGAACCATTAGTAATAGACCATAAAGAGCTGTTTGGATCTGAATGGTCAACACCATTAAAATTATCATTAAAGCTGGACGCAGCTGTTAAATTAACGAGGTTAGACATATCCAATAATTTAGCATTGGTATTTTTAACATAGACCAGCGTATGTGCGTCAGGATGATCAGGAAGCACATTTTGAAGTCTATAAAAGGTGGCTGCAGTTACGTCTTTATAGTCTAAATCAACTGCAGCAGATAAAAGATGGCCGGAATAAGAATCGAATCTAAATAAAGTGCCTTTTAGTGGGTCTACACCATCATAATTATTAAACACAAAAAAGCTATTACACAAACACACTAAATCGTCATTATTATATTTATACAGTGTACTGTCAGTTAATGTTATTTGCCCGCCTATAACGGTGGCTACTTCCACTTCTTCACGCTGTTGGTAGCTATTTGGCCCAAGTATTAATTTAGTACCTACGGTTATTACACTATCATAATATTCATTTATATATAAAACATTGGTGTGTGTGTTGGCTATTGATGTTATATATGTTTTATAATACTCTACTCCAAAAGCTTCCGCGGAATAAGTATATACCGTATTGCTTATATATTCAAAAGAATCTATCAATACACATATAAAATTTATAATTGCCCATTTTTTAAATAATAAACCACCTGATGGATGGTTTTGTAAAGACCACAAGTAATAACCGTCGTACTGTAAACTTTTAACTGCAGTACCTATTATAGTATCGGTGGGATACTCAAAAGCGGTAGAACCGTCGTCTACTTTACATATTAAACTGTTTTTTATATAGTCTAAAAAATAGAAATAGCCATCTATTACTACAAAGTTAGCTTTTGATAACTTGATGTTTTCATATGCCATTACAGGCCTCTTTAATTGGTCTGTTCAACAACAGCGGTTATAGTAACCTCACTGGCAACAACACCTGCTCTATATACTGTTTGGGCCATACCATCGGAGTCTGTATTAATTTGTGTCCCTGCTGTTATAGCACCATCTCCGTTCTCAGAAAAAGTTACTCTTCTGCCGGCAATAGGTTGCAAAAACTGGTCCTTTACATAGGCGGTGATATCCGACGTACTTAGATTATTGGCGGCTATTATGGCCGGTGATGCGGACAACGATATAGAAGTTACGAACGAGGATAGTGGCGACAATTGGTAGTTATATCCAGACATACTACCACCACCGTCCTCTATATTTTGTAATCTATAAACATTATTATTATCTATTGCTAAATCATATACGGGGATAACTGTGATTTCATCACTTTGTATGTTTTCCATAACCATAGACCCGTAAAAGGGTAAATTAGTCGCGGTTACATACCAAACAGATTCCCCTGTGTTGTAAACCAGGTCATCGAAAGCGGCTGTTACTGTACTACCTAATGTATTTTTTAAACCGAGCAAAAGTTTGCATTCGGTATCGAACATTTGTACGGTACCCATAAAACCCCAATCTTCTACCCCCTTTTTATAGTAGAAACTTACATTATCCGCAGCCCTACTAACTCTAAACATATAGTTATCAACTAAACCACCCCCACTATATGTGGCTGGGACACTGTAATCTATATTTTTAGTGGCTTTATATGATGTGACATTAAAATTATTTATACCAGATTGGGTGGCTGTTTCATTATTATTAGCCCTAGCTATATAACAATATCTATTAGTTTCATTTGGAAACCATAAACCAAACATATGTGTAAAGTAGTTAGCGCCAGAATAAGTAGTATTATAGCTGTTTAAAGAACCCGTAACAGTAACATCAAAATTACCTCTTAGATAATAATCAGAAATAATACTTTCTTGTCCTGAGGCAGTACTTGTGTATAATTGATTGCTTTGGATTGTTGGGGTACCTAAAAGTACATCCCATTTATCTGTATCTGGGACAGAACCATTGGCTGCTGTAAAAGAGTCATTAGACTCAGTAGCATCGTATAACATAGCTAAATTTGAGGAAGTATTTACAAATAAAGTGTTTGTACCTTTAATATATGCTAATGTATCCACAGAGCCATAAGCAGAGAAAGCGCTTATCTTATGAAAAGTACATGCTGTAATATCTTTATATTGTCCGCCAGCGTATTTAGTTATATAAGCCCCTGTATGTGAGTCTAGCTTATACAAAGCCCCAGTACTGGTATCCACACCATTACTGTTATTTAGTAACCATAGGTATTTATTAAATCCCACAGCATCATTTGAATCATAACCATACACTAGCGGAGTAGTTAAACTAACACCACCAAATATAGTACCAGATACTGTAACTAACTCATAATCATTATTAGAATTAGGGCCAATGTATAAAACACAACCGTTTATTATTTCTGGTGTATTAGAATATTCATTTAAATAAATTTCAGTAGATCCAGATGTTACAGAGGCTGTTAGCGTTGTATGATAATGTTCGACAGAAAAAGTATTGGCATTATAAGTATGACTGCCGTCATTTGTTAAAGTTATTGTTTGTTGCAGTTTACAAACATAATTATCTATTAGCCAACGCCTAATTATCCTACCATCTGCTTTTGATTCCAAAGTCCAAAAGTACAGCCCATCGTATTCAGTGCTAAGTATAGTTTGTGTTAATACAGTGTCTAATGGATAAGAAAAAGCAGTATTACCATCATCAGTTTTTTGTAGCAATGCATCTTGATCTTCATCAAATGTTAAAAAATAACCATCTAATGTGGTAAAATTAGGTTTTCTTAACTTAATATTATCTGCCATCTATAAACTCCTAGTTAAAAGGATTTTTCCAACTAATCAAATATTCATAAGGATCGCCTGAAATACTAATTTGATCTGTTATATCAAAATCAACTGTGCCGTTATTTAGTGTAACTTTCATAGATGATAGATCTATACCAGAAGAAGGTAAACTATCCTTTATCTTAAAAGAAATTAACGAGTTAGGTAATACACCAACACCAGTGGGCGTTATATCAACAACCTCTGGTGCGTATTTATCTTGCTCAAATTCTGTCCAATCTATATATTTACAAAGAGAAGCTATTGCTTTTTCAATTTCGGCATCTAGTGTTTTTTCTGTGATACCGTAAACTATTTTTGTTGGTACTTTACCGCCGTTAGCGGCGGGGTAAGTGGTTCCAACCTCTAATACCCATTTAGCATCTCCTTCTGCATCTTTGTTTTTAAGGGTGTACTGTTTAAAAGTAAAATTAAATTTTACTCCTTTTTTAGCATTAAGGCTGTGTCTTACAAATACCTCTGCCATAATTATGAACTATAATCTATCAAATTGATTATATTTTTAACACCGTATCTAATAACTGAATCAACTGAGGAACACCAAGCTGTGGGTGTATTATCAGGATCTTGTTCTTTTAAAACTTGTAATTTAGTACCAGACGCTGTTGTATAATTATGTGCTACGCCAGTAAAACCATTTGTAACCAAAGTAGGTATAGTAAGTACTGTTTTTGTAATATCCACAGATATAGCAGTAAAGTAATCTGAATTATTACCGTCTGTTATTATTAGGCTATCACCATTCTTTACGCCAGTTCCGGCACCTATTGTCATTGTAGAAGTATTAGCAGTGTAGTCGGCGGCTAATAACGTTTCACCTACGGTAGTAGATGCAATATCCTCACTTGTAATGGAAAGATTAAAACCTAAAAGCACAGAGCAGTCGTTTGACGTTGCAGGAGCTACTTTTACTGCAGATCTATAATCCCCTGTATAATAACGACCTATTGTACCAGAGGTTATCCAAAAACGTCCGTCTCTAAATTCTACCGCAGCATTTTTATATGCTAATTGATAGCCTGTATCGGCAGTAACACAAGTGATGGCTCTAATTTTAGCCTCAATATCTTCTGCAACAACATCCCCACTAATAGATAAACCGCCGGCATCGTAATTTAATGTAATGGTGTAATAACCTGAACCGTCCTCACCTGCAGAAGTGTTGTCCATTTTTATGCGTAATTTATTGTGGGTAGCATCCAATGCGAACTTACCACTAATGCCGGCTAAACCAGATGATTTACACCAGCCAATATCAAAGTCTGTTATGTATAGCGCCTGAATGGCTGTATTAACAGTATTATCGCTATAAGCTGATGTCGATATTTTTATAACAAACTGTTCATCACCATCATACCCGATTGGGGTGATAGTTGCTTGATCTACGGTTACTCTTTTTATTGTCCCTGGATATTGATCTATATCCTGTGTATCAATTTGAATGGCCATGGTAAATTTCTCCTTTTATAATAATTTCAACACTTTAACTCTGAATAATTACAGCCAGGCAGTTTATGTGCTTTTTTATGGCAGTCTTTACAAAATGTTATGCAGTTAGCAACATCGGCAGATTCTATGGGGTTGTTGATTACAGGGTCGATGTGGTGACAGTGTAATTCAACCTCAGTTTTTCCGCATTTTTGGCATGTCCAGTTGTCTCTTTCTAGTACTAATTTTCTTAGTGCCGGTTGTACTTCACGGGAAGTAGCTGGCTTAAATCCTTTTGGGTATGTATGCTGCTTATATATAGAACAAGCATTTTTGCATTGTTCTGAGCAGTAAAATCGCTGGTCCCCTAGCCTGGTCCCTTCTAAGCAACCCAATCTATGATTTATTTCATCTATATTAGGTACAGTTACTTTATTGCAATACTCGCAATGTACACCTAATAAGATAAATCCAGCCTCGTGAGTCACTTCCTTTATTTCATGAAAAGGAGCTAGCCTTTTCATATAAGTGCTATATAAAGGTAAACGTATTTTTCCAATACCCTCTTTCCAAGTTCCGCCGCAGATTCTGCATCTATGCCCTTGCTTCCAACGATCCCAAGTCATGGAATAGGTATGCCCGTTGTTACATATAAAAAGTAATTTTTGTTTAGCATTAATATATGTTTTTGTAAGTAGTTGGTAGCCCGCTTGCTCAAAAGATTTCTTTACTTCTTTAAAAGCAACTGGAGCGTTATGTGCACAGTCTGGGCATCTATATCCAGTAACCCAATTTCCCCAGGTAATACTATTTTTATGCCCAAAAGGACATATGTAATGCATCTTGGTTTTAGCATTTATATATGTCTTATCTATAAGTATATATCCCTCAACTTCAAAATTATTACGCACAAAACAATATTCTATTTTTTTAGGCATAGTAATCACTTATAAAAATAGCTTCTTCCGTTAGTTAGTAAATATGGGCAATTATCGAAAGTACACGCATAGCCCCAGGAATTTCTTCTATCTGGAGACATGTAGTATACTTTACCAGCATCGTCAGTGTGGTCTACCTTAGTGGGTACAATACCCAGCCTATGAGCACTACGTAAGTCGTCACTTTGTGTAGAGTATGGACAAGGGTTCCATTTATTACCTACATGTTGGTCTTTTTTATACTGTGGTAAATTGCCATAAGCAGTGGTACCATGAGTTACTTCCCACAATTCTTGTGCGGTACCACTAAATGTTAAGCATACAGTGCATCCTGGCATAGTTATCCTCTAAAATTATATAAATTTCCAGCCTCATCTACAACATATGATGTATAAACAAGACTAAATGCGTGTCTTGTATCCTCATGATTAGAAGTGTCTATTAAGATAAAGTCATTATGCTTAAATTGTGGCACTCTATTTAGCTCTGTATCATGTACTATTTTGGCCTCTTTGAGTGTTACTGTGTTATTCTTGTTATATACTACATCACCCCAAGACAGTTTAGCTATGTAAACATTTTTTACAAATAACAAATATTGTTTGTAAAAATCTAGTTTTATGAACTCATTGGGGTTAATTTTGTTGGCTATACTTAAAGCAGGCCCTGATAGACGCGCATTATTCAATAAGCATTCCCCATCGGTTTTGTATTCAACTTTTTCCCAAGATAATGCTAATGTGTATTTTTCTGCAATACTAAATTTCATTTAAACCTCTTTAATTATATCCATAGTGGAGTAAAAGGTATGTTGGCATTACCAGAACAAATATCACCTGCTCCGGCAGAAGGGTTACCAACAGAAGTAACAACACCTGTAAAACTTCTATCCGCGGTGCCTTGTTGACCGGCAGACACGCTGCCAGTAATACTTTCCAGAACACTTGCCATATCAAAAGTTATACCTACTATATTGCCGTCTGCTACACCAAAAGCTACGTTAGCTGAACCCTCTGTAACGCCCCTCAGTAAAACAGTTGGAGCTGGAGACTCACTGGGGTCAGACCCATCTATCCATCTGGTTAATCCCCACGTCTCTTGCCCAACCATTTGTGGGTCTGATTTGTTGTAGCTGTAGCTTGTTAATTGCCAATCGTTATAAGAAAAACTAGTAACTTCAACATCACAAGAAGCTGGGTTGACCCCCGCAGTAATACCTGCGGGTGTACTACAACTGGTACTTGGGGTAACACTATAAGGACCTATACCAGAACCCCCTGGCGGACTATATACAGTAACATTTAAAGTTTCTGTCGGTTTTTCAACAGTTCTATATGCTGAAAAACTGCCCAAACAGTATAACCTTGTTGTATTAGGATTAACTCCCCACTGGGCAGACACACCGCAGGCACCAGAAAAAATACCTGTGATGTCTGTACCAAAACCTATTATAACACCCATAAACTGCCTCCTTATTACTTACTTTTACAAAGGTTACTTTATTTTAATCTCTCTAAACAGTTAAAGTATACTGTATAATCACAGGTATAACGTGTAGAGCAATCTTTACAAAATCTGCGTTTATAAACTTCTAACCTGGCTTTAATCTGTCTGTCCGTAAGATATTTATAGCCATCAGTAATGCTTTTACTTTTTTCAATATTATTGTCTTTATTATGTCTTCTACCACAAGCGCCGCAAGCCATTAAACAAAACCTCCATCAGTAGTTGTTATTAATGTCACATGGTTTTCATTAAAGCCCTCTGTATCAACTATCGGATTCATGTCTATTGATGCCACATACCCAGTAAAAGTCTGGTCAGCTGCGTCTATTGGGTGCCAATAACGTATACCTGGATAATTTGATATTAAAGTATAGGATACAGTAGCTATACCCATTACATCATAACTTATGGATAAAGTGGTGCAATCTATGAATTCAATGTACTCAGCCATAAATTAAAAATCTCCCACATTACCAGTAATGGCTTCATCTTCCTCTACATACTCTGAATTAAATGTGGTTTTTCCTGAGAAAACGGAACCACTTCTATCGTTTAGTCTATTAAAACTAGCGGAAGTAAGTTCTCCAAATTGTCCTCTAAAATCTTCACTCTCTGGTAAATATTCTGAATATAAATATGTGTCATTCTGTGTTTTTTCGGCCATAAAAGTATGCACATAAAACGACCCTGCCCCTTGTGCCCCTTTGGACATAGGCGATCCACTACGTAATTTATATGTGTATCCTGTATATTTAACTGTACTAGCGCCGTCTTTCATGATTAATACCTCTCATTAAGTATCATATTTTACAAATTTCACATCGCTCGAACTAGCAGAAAAATTATTAGCGTAAACAAATTCATAGTTAGCAGTAGGTAGTTGCCCTGGTTGGAATTGTGCTGAAAAACTTTGTAAATTTAAATTACCATAATCAGCTATACCTGTATCTATAATTAATGTGTCGCTGTTATTTGTATTAAAAGACCAAGGAGCACCTATATATCTCAAACCGTACCCATCATACTGTATCTCATCTTCATAGATAGACGCCGGCCCAGAAGAAGCAGAGGCATTAATGGTTCTATATGAAACTGCAGGTATATTAAGAAAACCTAAATCCTCTACATCGCCTGCTATACTGGCCTGCCCTTCGCCTTGGTATAAAAAATATATAATGTCTTTGTCACAATTATATTTTCTTAGCCATGGAATAGAGACATTAATTCTACCAGGACAACCTACGTGTGTGTTATTATTTATATACGCTGATATAGATACCACACCGATAGTAGGGCCTATTATCAAATTACCTGCTACTTTTGATACTTCTGTATTTATTCTGGAGCTAATAGATATTAGACATCTGTCTAGTCCTGGAAAAGCCCCAACTAATTTACAACAAGTACTATCAGCCATTATGGATTCCCCGCCGTAGGTGCTGGTGTATAATCGGTAAAGTAAGTACCATATGCCGGGCCACCTTGAGCAATAGAAGAGTGGTCGTGTATTGGTACTGCTACTATATTTACAATATATGTATTAGCGTCATTTAATGCAAAAAAGTATATCCTATTTGGATATGGTTTATTATGTGTGTACCTAACACTTGTTTCATCATAAGTTACTGCGGTAACTTCTCCAACCGCTTCATTCTCTACAACAAAACCTCTTATAGGTAATTTTTTACCACCAGTCATAGTTACCTCCCTAAATTCAGGAAATAAGCCGTTTGGATGATGTTGTGTTTCAGTAACAGCCGGGATTTTAAGGTCTATATACATACCCGGAGTTAAACTTGTAGATATTAAATTAATGGTAGCCATTATTCCGCCTCAGGCCCCACAACCGACGAATCAGTATAACCAATGACCGCCTCCATATTAACACTAGGTATATCTCTATCAGTAGATAGTTTTGCTGGATTATCCTTGGTTGCTAGTGTTTGTGTGTTTTCGTCTATTAAACCTTCTTTTGTAGGAATTAGTCTTGGTTCTTGTGGCGCATATTTTAATCTACTGCTTTTAAGCCCATCACGTACAGAAGTAATAGTGGCCCAAGCAGAGTCAGAATAGGTCTGTCTTCTAGTAAATCGTTTATTCTCTAATCTATATAAAACATCTGTTCCACTTATATTCAACATTAAATATGCTGGGTCATCCCATACTGGGGAAGGAACAACTTTTTTTATGAATCCTGTAAAAATTAATGGCATATCATCCTGTGTTCCAGCATATATGGCTACTTCTCCAGTTACCGCACTTAGATTTTCACCTAATACTTTTAAGGAGGCATTAAAATTAGACGTTGTGCCTCTGCTTTTATTAATACTAAAAGATTGTATATAAGGAGTTACTATTTCTAGTTCAGTCTCTTTACAAACTATTTTAGCCCTAATGTGAATTAAATCTATGGCCATTTATATTCTCCTTATGATTCCATAGGAACATTATATATTTTTACTACTACTTCATCACCAACTCTTATGATATCTGATATAGCGCTGTAAGCCGTTACAATGCCTATCCCAGCTACTAAAACTTTATATCTAAGGCAGTTACCTTCATCTTGTATTACTATACCATTTTCTGTAATAGACTCAACTTGTTTTGTGTATTGTCCACCGGTTACCCCAGATATCAAACCGGTGTTGGGTATATAAGGGCCTTCTGTTACGGATATTGTGTAAGAACCCATATCTGTATAGGAATAGGTTATATTATTAATTACACCCCCTTGTAGCCCAGTACCACCTAATTGTGGGTTACAGTTAGGACCACAAACATAACTTATCTCTAATGTCTTATCTCTATTTAGTATTTCCTTTAATCTATAAGAAAAATTAATTGTTTCTTGTTCTGATAAAGTAGCCATATTTGTTTCAAATATTTGTGTCCCATTTAATGCTCGCATTTTTATTTCATAATCACTGTCTTGTAATGCCTGTACAGTAGTTGGGTCTGAATCTACTATGGCAGATGCTTGATCTACTAGCTCACCATTAATGGCTATTGGGGCTGGATCATCTATAACAACAATTGGTGCTATTTCTAAACGTAAATCTTGTGCTATTTCCAGTGCGCGGCCGTGAGGATCATATATCTCCACAGAAGGTATATTTAAATCAATCTGTGCCCAAAGTTGTTGTACTAAATAACCAGCACCTTCTTTTGGTATTAAAGTGCCTTTACCTACACCAGGATCAGAGTTTGGTTCATTAGCTAAAATACAGTTAGGGTGCAGCTTAAAGGAAACATCTGTTCCATACGTACCCCAGTCATAGGCGTGTGCATTATTGATTACCTGAATACATAATTGACCTGTGTCGATATTATAGCCAATACCATAATCTACTCCTTCTTCTAATACGTAAGCTTTTGGAGTTAAATCATTAGCTATTACAAAAACCTCAGTTTGTTTTAGTAACTCTAATTTTTCTTCATTACTTTGGGATTTTAAAAAATTAGCCACAACTTCGTCATTTTTAGGGAATGATTTGCACATGGACAGCTCTTGCCCGACTACAAATATTTTAGAAACTCTAATTAAATTATCTGTCTGCACATTCCTAACAGTCGTGTATCTTAAACTATTTGGTAAGCTTATAGGTATAGTTTCTGTACCATCGCAACTTATTTCGTAGCTTAATCCTTCATAGCATCCATTTTCTGGTGTAGATTGTGGTTGAAGTCCAATCCACACATCACGTTTTTTTAATACGCCGATATTAACCGAATTATTATTTATTGGTACAGCCTTAGCACTAATAATTCCTTTGGGACCTGCAAGTAGGTATGGCACTGAGGATTGTTGTTTGACCGATACTTTTGTAAGTCTATCAACTTTTGGTCCTGGGTCTAAATACCATAACCAACCGACTACTTTTTCCCAAACAGATTGTACTTCATATATACTTTCAACACCATCATTAACTGCCCAAGCATTTAAATTAGGATCTTTAAATGTTACCACTGCGTGTCTTTTGTATGTGACTAGCGGGCAATCACTAGATATTTGACTAGTGTCCCAAATCAAAGCCTGAGCTAGGCTGTATTCCGACTCTTCTATTGACATACCTTCTTCGGAATTAACTTCTTGTACATTATAGAGTAAATTTACCCAGTCGCGTACTTCTCTTTTTGATCTGGGTTTTTTACCTGTGACTTTAACACTTATCTCAGGAACATCAAATGTGGTGGATACTACACTTGTGTATACATCAGTTATACCACCAGACATAGAACCTATTTCTATTATACTAACATTACCTTCAGGAGTAACTACAATCTCTAATGGGTTGTTATATAATCCCTTAGCAAAGGGTTCTATTAATGACATTTTTATGGCAGACATTGTATCAACATCTTTGATGTCCACACCAAGGAGTTCCCCACTAGGATCAATACCCAAAGCAGATAAATCTGATGGTATACCAAAAGTATTAAGGATAGTACTAACTAAGGGGCCAGTACTTTGTTGTGACATTAAATCAGAAAGCTCTTGATCTAAATCAGCATAATTTACTGGCAAACCATTAATTATATGGTAATTGGTCCAAGTACCATCGGCCTTTTGATGTACATCATTAGGTATTCTATATTCAGTAAGTGCCATGTATTTAGCCTATATTCCTATTAGCATACACTAGTGTCATTAAACGTTTTAATTGCCCATCAATAGATGTTAGTTCAAACTTTAATTTACTAATGTCGGTCCTTTGCCTATTTATATAAGAGTCAATTAATTTTGAATTATTATTCAAAATATCTTTTTTAACTTCCGCAATTCGTACATTTATCTCAGCCTGTACATCCTTTCCAAAAGATTCCTGTAAATTAGTTAACTTAGAATCTATTATGTGTATTTGTTCATCAGTTTGCTCTTTAACAAAAGCTATACTTTCTAATGCGGTATCTAAAATTGTACTATCAGCACCTACGGATTTAGTATTATTTATGGAGTCCGCCAGGTTCTTAAACATAGTTTCTAGATTAGATGTATCTAGTTTAACGTTTGAAGAATCCAAAGATATCTTATCTGGTATACTACTTATTACAGAAGTTAGTTTATCAGTAATACCGTTATCGTCCAATTTAACATCAAATACTTTATCCTCTACTTTTAAGGGAGCTATATCAGCCAACTTTAACTCTTTGTCCTCTACACGTAATACTCTATCTTCTACCTGTAATTTTTTACTTTCATCCCAAGTAAGTGTAATACTTTTTTGTTGGGCATTAGTAATTGTATTGGTAGTAAGTTCACTATTAACAAGGCCACCATCAGCAAAGCGTCTTGGCAATACTACCTCACCTTTCTCTAAATAATGAGGACCAGTAGATCTCGTTACGCCGCCGTCATGCATAATAGGCATGAATCTTCCACCTTCAAGTTGCTTATTACCTTTAAAAGTGTCGCTTAAAAGATTACTATTTTCATCTAAATTACGTGTCTTTAAATAGTCCTCAATAATAGTTTTAACACGTGCGCTGTCACCTTCACTAATACTCTTAACGGCCAGAGCTCTAAATTCATTTGTTGTTAATAAACCCTCCAACTCTTTTGGCATGTTTTGTTTGGCTGCCAAATTACCGGCATAATTCCAAAATGTGCCCTCATCAGTTTCACTAATTTTAGCACCGCCCATAGGCAACATTGCATCTAATTTACCAGTATCCCTAAGTCCTATAACCCTTCCTATATTGGAGGTTAAGGCTATACGATCCTCTACATCAGCAAGTACGTGTCTTAACGCCCGGAGCGCCGGACTGTTTTGTAATGTATTACCAGATGTAACTAATTTATCAAATTTATTTAATGACTGTCTAGCTTGCCATACATATTCTTCCGGAAGATAGCCAGCATTAGGCTTACCTGTCTCTTTATCAATACCATGGGATAAGGCATTACGCATGATAGTTGGATCTTCAAGATAATTTCTAAGTTGCTCTACTTCTGGATAAGCTGGGCCTGCTGCTGCGGTCATACTTGACATCTTAGCACCTTTATATAAGTAGTTAGGTGTAAAAGTCATAGTATTTGTTTGTTTTTCGGTGCCCACATCATTTGCTGCTAAACGTCTAACGTTTTCCTTTATATCTCGCGTGGCAGTAAAATACTCTTCGGCGGCGCCCACTCTTCCTGCATTGTAAGATTCACCAAAAGTAGTTTTTCTTTCTGCCATTTGAGTCATAAGTTGTTGTTCTTCAGAAGACACTCTTGAAGTAGTAGCTCCTAATAAGTCTTCAGTTTTAACTCCTTTTCTTAATTGTTCCTCTTCATTTAAAACTGAGGCCCTTGCTTTAGCCAGAGTTAATACCTCCTTCTCTGTAAACATGGGTATACTACCGCCGTCAGCCAGGTTATTTTCCTTCATGATGGCTTCTAGTTGTTTTCTGCGCTTGGTAAGGATGTCCTGTGCGCCGGACGCAGAAAACACGTTGCCGCCGTCAGCCA